GTCAATACTTTATCTATATGATTATTGATGTAGATGAATTTTATAGTAACGCCTATAAAGAACATCTAAATCAATGGAAGAGAGAATATAAAAGTTGGATATTAAATAAACGCGAACATAATGAAGCAATTACACACCCAATTATTTGTAATTATAAAAATATAATAGGTAATTCTGTCAATTATAAAATTAATATTGTGAGAGATGAAATATTAACTCCAGGACAAGAACACGTTGGTTATATAAACACATTTTGGTTGAAAATTATTCAACGCAAATGGCGAAAGGTATATAATGAAAGAAAAAAAATCTTGCTAGTAAGAAAGTCATATCGCGCTATAAAAGAGCGAGAAATGACTGGAAAATGGCCTAAACATGCTAATGTGTGGCCTAAATTTAATTTAGAACTTAAGATTTAAATCTTTATCGGTGTAAACCTGGCTTGCTGGCTAAATATAAGAGGCACTTTTCTAATTTTTGCGTGTGCGGGTCTTGCGGGTGCGGGTGCTGCGGGTCTTGCTACGACGGCTCTTTGCAGAAGTGCGGGTCTTGCTACGACGGCTCTTTGTAGAAGTGCGAGTCTTGCTACGACGGCTCTTTGTAGGAGTATTATATCTGTATCCACCTCGGCTGACTCCTTTGCATGCGGTACAACTCGTCATTATATAAATACTATATATATATAATTTTACAAATCTAGTATTTCATTTTGGATTTTTTGTATTTCTTTTTGGATTTTTTGCATTTCTTTTATAATAATATTTTGTTCATATTTTAAATTTTCAACATCAGTTTCATTATCCAAAACTACTTCACTAATATAATTTGATATGAGGGACAAAGCATCATATTGATTTTGCTTTTCTCTTTTATTTATCTCTAAATATTTATTTTCATTTTCAGCTTTATTTTCAATATCACTATTAGATAAATCCATTTATTAAATATAATATATTTATTAAATATAATATAATTTTATATATTATAATTTATTACGTAATTGATAATAATTTATAGTAATTATATAATAAATTATATAAACTCATTTATTTAATCTATATAAAAATCTAACCTAATAATATTTAGGATGGCCAATTCTACTATTGAACCTTTACTTACAGAAGACGATAACAGGTATGTAATGTTTCCTATTCAACACGATGATATATGGTCATTATATAAAAAACAAATTGATTGTTTTTGGAGAGCCGAAGAAGTTGATTTGTCGAAGGATTTGATAAGTTGGGAGACCTTAAATGCTGATGAAAAATATTTTATTAAAATGATTATTGCGTTTTTTGCTGCTTCTGATGGGATTGTCTTGGAAAACCTAGGAATAAGATTTATGTCTGAAGTGCAATGGTCTGAAGCACGAGCATTTTATGGTTTCCAGATTGCTATGGAAAATATTCATTCAGAAATGTATTCTCTTTTAATTGATACTTATATTAAAGATAAAAACGAAAAACAAGGGCTGTTTCACGCATTAGAAAATTTCCCATGTATTAAAAAAAAGGCAGACTGGGCAATCAAATGGATTAATGATAAACACTCATCATTTGCCACCCGACTAGTCGCATTCGCTTGCGTCGAAGGTATTTTCTTTTCGGGAGCATTTTGTTCTATTTATTGGCTTAAAAAACGCGGCAAAATGCCTGGTCTAACATTTTCTAATGAGCTTATTTCTCGCGACGAGGCACTTCATACGGAATTCGCAATCTTACTTTATAGTAAATTAGTAAGAAAACTCGCTAAAAATAAACTAATTGAGATTATTAAAGAAGCAGTAACAATTGAGATTGAATTTATTTGTGAGGCGCTTCCGTGTCGTCTTATTTCAATGAATTCTAAATTAATGAGCCAATATATTGAATTTGTTGCTGACCGATTATCAGTTCAATTTGGATGTGAAAAAATATATAATTCTTCAAATCCGTTTGATTTTATGGAGATGATTTCAGTGGAAGGTAAAACGAATTTTTTTGAAAAACGTGTAGGTGAATATGCTCTCGCTAATAAAGAAAAAGGCGATGATGTTTTTAATTTAGATGATGAATTTTAATTTTTTAATTTAATTTTTTTAATTTAATTTTTTAATTTAATTTTTTAAATTTAATTTAATTTTATTTCCTTATAGAATCGAAATTATCTACCATCCATTTACATGTTGTTTGTAACCCATCCTCTAATAAAGTAAAAGTAAAATCAGGATAAATTTTTTTGAATTTCTCTCCCGAAACAGTCTTTTTTAATATTCCATCACTTCGCGAAACATCATTTTTTATTAAATTTTTTGGAAAACCTAGATTATCAGCGATTATATCAATTACCTCTTTTATTTTGTATTCTTTAATTTCTTTATTTTCATTTGTATCACATATATTATAAGTTCCAATCGGGACAGAACTATCCAGTAATATAAGTATAATTGCTTTGGCAAAATCTTCTGAAAATACAAATTGCCGCAATGCTTGCCCATTTCCATATAAGGAAAAATTACGCGATTCTATAGAATTAAACATGCGATGCATCACACTGGGTATAATATGTCCATCTTCAATGTTAAAATTATCATGAGGTCCATATAAATTAACTGGAGAAACACAAATATATTCATATTTATATTGCGAATTGTATATTTCACACATTACCTGTAATTGCCGCTTTGCGTGAGCGTATCCTTTATTGGAGTCATGTGGGTCTCCTTGATGTAGCATTTCTTCAGTCATAGGAAATTCTGGTGGATTTGCCGGATATACACATGAACTCAAACAAAATATACCTCGTTTAACTCCGTATTTATGACATGCCTTTATTACATTACTATTAATCGCCACATTATCTAAATACATTTCCACATTATTTCGCATATTTTTATATAATCCGCCCACACACGCTGCTAAATGTATAACTGAATCATAATTGTTGTCCTCAAATAATTTATCAACTTGTTCTTTTTGTTTTAAATCAGCATCTTTGCTTGAAACAAATATAAATTTGTGCCCTTGCTGTTGCTCTTGCTCTTGCTTAGTAATATAATTTTGAATGGCTTTTCCAACCAAACCACTTGATCCAGTAACTAAAATTTTCATAATATATATAATATATTACATAACTATTATATATGTTTTTTCGTAAATATATTTTTACAAATATGCTTTTGTAATTACTACCAATAACAGCCACCCTCAATAGACGCGAAACCTTGTGGACGTTCGCTTGGTTTTGGCCGTGACCACGTATCATTCCTATAAAGTTTAAACACATCAGGACGATCACGCAACCACCGCTGTCCATATACTCCAAAATACATCTGTAATACACCGCCAACATAAATAGCGGATTTACCCATATCAAACAGTCCGGCACATACTAAATTTCCATAACCGCCGCACGAACAAAGCGCAATATCAAACGTATCTTTAATATTATAAAGTCGTTGCATAAAATCATTTAGTTCTACATCAAACGGCCGCGATGGATTATCTGCTTGTGTCTGTGGAGGTTTTATAAAAGATAATTCACAATCAGGAAATAAATCAATTCCATATATTTTCTCTCTAAGATGCACTTTCGATTCAAAACTTTCTTTAAATGGAGAGATAATAAGAACACGCTTACCACGCAATGCCCTTGTCCATGGTTCCCGTGGGATACTGTGAAAAATATCCAATGCCAATGTATCAAATTTAGGTTTGGGAAAATTGGCCAAAATAAAATCAAAAGAATCAGGGATGTGTTTAACATAATTATTCCAAGGTTCCCAAGAAAAGTATCTTTCGCATTTGTTAAACGCGGATAAATATAATTTGGAGTATTTTGCGGCAGCTGCTTCGCTATTCAATAATATTCCTGCGTTTTTTTTCATTGTAGGCGCCCATGCTCTTATTTTATTTAGAATATCTTTATTTTGATTATTAAAATAATTTCCATACATGGCCATCTTATTTTCAACTGATGCGATGCGCGGTATTATAAATACTAGGTTTTTCTCTAGTTTTCCTAATACATAATTATGTAAACCTTGATTTTCTCTTACTATATCAAACGTGTTCAAATTATTGGGCGGAGGCATATTAGATACAAATGGATGAATTGAATAATAAGGCCCAGGGATTTTCCCATCATTTAAATAATTTCTAATTTGACTTGTATGGTTATGATATATTTTTATTATTGTTGGTTCATTATGACACGCAAATCCTAATATGCTAAAAACATATACTGTTTTATTATCACAACCGTTTTTACCCATTCTATAATCAAACATTTCCTGCTGTTTTGGCGTAACAATTGAATTTGTATGCCATATCCACGCATCCTGTGTATCTGGACGATTTAAATGTAATGTACAGGAACTCAATTGTTTCTCTCCATTATATTCATGTCTTAATTGACAAAATACTTTTCTTTCTTGACTTAGTCCAGTTTGTTTAACACGTTCTATTGTATCGTCTAGAAATATATCAGTATTTGCCAATACGATATAGCCTTTTAGATTCAAATTATTAATATAATAAAACACATCTTTATAGGTTAATCTGGTTTTTATATTAATTTGTTTAATTTTTGAAGATTGTGTCTTTAAACCCAGTTGTTCATTAGTATAAATTTCTTCATTTAATAAAATAATTTTATCTATAAATTTATTATTAACATTCTGCTTTAAACAAAATTTATTTTCTGTGTGTCTATGAGGTATTTTATCTACATAAAATTGTTGAATTAATATTACCTTGTCTTTTACTTTATCATATACTTTACTTGGTGGAGAGATTTGATGTCTATTTTCCGATTCGACAACTTGGCCGAATAATTTAAAGAAAGATTTATTGGGGTTTGATAGCCAGTGCCTGGATTTTACATAAAAATCAATGCTTCTGTTATCAACCAACTCCGTATTTACTTTTGTTGATGTTCGATTATTTAATTTCATAGTAAACATGATGTATAATATTTATGGTAAATCTTATTTATCTTATTTATCTTATTTATCTTATTTATTTTTTAGCAACCATAGAGTTTAAAGACCAATCGCGTCTAAATGTTCCTTTTTGAACATAAAATCTGCTTTGTTTACTAATATCATATTTTTGATATTGCTGATCTTTCCAATTCATGGAAGTTTCAAAGGATGTAATATTTACCATATTATCATTATTAAAATTCCAGGATAAATTTGTTAATTTGTTAATACCGTCTGGTTGTTCAAATCTATAAATAGTTACATCCCTTTTGGCGATTGTTCTATATATTCCATCATTAGACCTATATATTTTTGGATCTCTCATTTTATAAAATATACTTCTATCAATTTCTAATTCAGATTTTAAGCAACGGTTTTGCATTTCATTATCTTCTAACCCCCACCCCCAAAAACAAGGAAACCCATTTGTTTTTTCAAAATCAGCACCCTTAATAGCAAAAATACCACCTAAAGCAAATGTAGCTCCATAATAATGAGATACCTTTCCTGGTGTAGTTTTATAAGGGATTTTATTCATTTCTTTTGGAATTGTATCTACATCATGAAAAATAAAAGTTATGTCTTTATAATGCTGAGGATACATTTTTTTCATTGCTAAAAACCCAATATTTTTAGTAGCACCTCTATTAAAAGGACGTTTATCATGTTGATGAGCAAATATAATTTTATAATTATTTCTTAAATCTTCACAGCAATCAGACATTTCAATGTATCTTGGTATCATTTTTAAAAAAAATGCTTTATCTCGTTCCCTATCCCTATATGGAACTATAAATATCGTCGAGGGAACGTTTAAATCAGCCATACGTAAATTAAATAAATATAAAAAAACACAAATTTATCTTTATTATAATTTTTGATTTAGATTGACTCATCTTTCTTTTGGTCAACAATATTTATTTATTATTTGTTGTGGTAATAGTTGCTCTTTAATAGTTTCAAGTTTTTTATAACATTTATTAATAGTCACCTCACTAACTTCGCTAATTTTATTTACAGTTTTTTTACAAATACCTAATTTACACTCTTGAGAAACAAAATATACTATTCCCGCGGCGATTGAATGTGGCGTGTTTTCTGGAATTAAATTATTTTTTTGAATACGAACCGCTATAAACTTACATAATTTAGTCAATTCCAGATTAATGTGTAAACGACTACAATACCTATCTATAAATGAAAGAGGGGTTGTTTGACACAATGTTGTTTTGTCTTCATTTGTCATTTCGTGTTCTAATTCATTTATTATGGTAATCGCGTTTTTACATCCCTTTGTGGCACTTGTATTATCTAAATGGAATATAGTTGCTATTTCTTTAGCCGTCCTGGGGAAATTATTAATTCTAGCAGAAACATATATTGATGCGGCAATAATCCCATCTCTATTTAATCCTCTAAATGTTTTGGCCTCTGAAATTCTTTTGTGATATCTCATCGCGTCATCAATAATAAGTTTTGGTATCCCCGACTCATTCGCTAAAATCGTTATTTTTTGAAATTCATCATATTGTGATTTTTCTCTATATGGCATAGATTGCCACTCTGTGTACCGTCGTATTTTCCTCATTTCATATGAGGAATTACCTTTACACAATACTTTACAACCAAATGAAGATTCTGTCAAAAGCGGATTTATAGGCATGCCGCAACGGGTGGGGTCTCCGCCTTTATTATCATCGGCACCATAATATCTCCATTCAGCTGACTGGTCAATTATATCTTTATATATAACACCACAATTAGTATTTGTACATGTCAAAAATCCGTCATCTGTGATTGATAAGGTGCTTTCACAGCACTCGCAATTTTCTCTTTGTCCATTACTTCTATAAATACATTCAATACTATTTGCAGACTTATCTCCCAACTCATCTATTTGAGAAATATCAAATTTGTTCCATAATTCTTTTTTGTTTATTTTTATTCCCGAGTTACGAATTTTTTTTGTTTTTTCGGTCATTTTGTATTAAAGATAATAAATACAAAATATTTTTAATTCAATTTTATTATATATATTTATAATAATGGGTAATCAACAATCTAGTAAAAATAAATCATTATCCGAAGTTATAAATTATGTGGCTGCTAATTATATTTTAACACAAAATTTTCAAGACATGGAACGACTTGCTGATATGAAATATTGTGATGATTTAGTAATTTTAACTTCTAAAATAATAGAAAAGAAATTGAATCATTTAGAAATTGAATATTTGGCTCAACATCTTGAAAAAGGCGTTCCAATTGACAAAATGACCAAAGAAAAATTAATGTATGTTAATAAAAATCAATTGGATGATTTAGATGTTAAAAATAAAACAACCAAGCGGCGTATGTGTATAGGAATCGCCAAGTTTTATGTTAAAGTTGCTAATGTTTTTGCGGCCATCGTGACAACAGTGAATCCAGTGGTCACTTACACTGATCTTAGTGGTGTTAAACACGAGGCAAATATTTTAAATAAACAAAACATACCCAGCGATGTTAAAAATAAATCTACTGTTAAGATTAATTTATGTAGTAAGCGGCTCAATGCTCTTATAAATAATAATAATTATGATATGAAATCAGGAGAGCCAATAATCGTACACCCTAAATTTTGTAACATGAATGTAAACGCAACCACTGGAAGTGCCCGCAATCTTAAATCCGAACCTGGTATTCCTGAATTAGAACAATTATTTAATGATAAGTATGATGATGATTTTGGGGGATTTGTCGGAAAAAGTAAAAACATGGCAAATACTTATAAAAATGCTGTTAAAAAGTTATATGACGCATTTGCTAGTAATAAATCTTCCGGTGACATTAATAAATTAAGTGAAATACCATTACGCGATTTTCATAATAGTAGTGGTTGTTCTACTTCTGATGGTATTTACAAAAAGTCGTTCACTGGAAATGTTAAAGATAAATTATTTGTCAAATACGCCGATAATATTAAAGAAATGACTAAAAATATAGCTAGCAATGAAAAAAAACTTGTTGGCATTATTGATGAATTATTTACTTTTGATATAAATCCTGTTACAAAACGCAAAGAGGTAGTTATTAATTCTAGCCTTGATGAGAATAAGTTACAAAACATTGTTAACAAAACGCGTAACTATATTATTCAACTTTATTCAGCGTGTGAAGATGATTTCTTGAAAGGATTAGACATTTTTGCAGATATTGCTATGAAACACAGGGCAGACGCATCAAAAGACCAACTTGAAGAATTAGAAAAAACTGTTGAAAAGACTGTTGAAAAACCATCGGTTAAACCAGAAGAAGCATTAGGCGCGCCAGACCAAGTTGTTCCAGTTCCATTGGTAGAAAGTGTGGAGGGTGAAGTAGGGCAAGCGGAAGCAGAGGGCCAAGTAGGGCAAGCGGAAGCGAAAGCAGAGGGCCAAGTAGGGAAAGCAGAGGACCAACTAGGGCAAGCGGAAGCGAAAGTAGAGGACCAACTAGCGAAAGCAGAGGGCCAACTAGCGAAAGCAGAGGGCCAACTAGCGAAAGCAGAGGGCCAAGTAGGGCAAGTGGTAGCGAAAGCAGAGGGTCAAGTAGGGCAAGTGATAGCAGGTGCAGAGGATAAACTAGGGCAAGCGGAAGCAGGTGTTAAATCGGCAGTGACAGAAAAAGAGAGACAGTTACAAGATATTGTAAGTAGCATACCAGAGCAAATTCAAATTAATTAAAGATAAGATATATCTCAAATGTAATTCAATATAATTCGATATAATTATTATTTTGTAATCATGTAAAATAATAATTTACTTATCAATAACAACTTCCTTAGCGATGTTCTTAATTACTTTATTTTTGTTTTTCTCGTAATCACCTTTTCCACCCATAGTTTCAATCAAAATTTGCAAGTACTCGTCATTTTCTTTTGTGGTTGAATTGGTAAATTTGGGGTGTTTATCCGTCCATTCACTTATTAATTTTATGTTTTTCTTTTCCACGGTTCTTATGGCGGTTTTCATTTTGGTGTTTTCTGGGCATTCCTTTTCCCACTTGTCTTCGTCTTTTATGTAAAGTGTTTCTCTCTTGGCGTCACTGCAATGGACCGGACGTTTTGTTATGTCCAAACCGCGCAATTCCTTTATAATAATAGAGGATATGCCATTAACATAACCCAATGAACCCATGTTTTCCAAGTCACTAATACTAAGTGTAACAGAATTGATAAAATCGGTGAGGTTCATAGCATCTTTGCATTCTTCATTTAAGAAAAACTGAAGGTTGAATGTTTTGTTATAAATATTGGTGTTATGACTATTAATAACAGATGAAGATTTACATATTTCACTCATTTGTTGTTGAAGAGTCTGATTGCTTTTAACAACCTCTAAAATAAGATTTTTGAAATCACTGTTCTCTTTTATTAACGTGTCAATTAATTCATTTTTATTATTTTTTGTATTTTCATTATCGTTCAAAGATATAATTTCACTTTTGTCTTTGTTACATTTCTTACGATGTCTAGATAAGCTTGATAAATGTTTAAATTTATTATTACATTTTTCACACAAAATATTATTTAATTCATTAGTTTTGGTGATTTTGGTGATTTTTTGGTTAGCATTATTAGCATTATTGTTAGCTTTCATATGTTTCCTGGTATTTTCGTGACGAGTAAATTCGCTCTTACGAGAGCATATATAATGACAAGTTTCACATTTAAATATTTTTGGTGATTTTGGTGATTTTTTATTGGTCTTAATTAGCATATATAAAGCTAACAAAAAAAATCACCTAAATAATTTACAAAATAAATTTACAATTTCAAAAAAAGTAGATGGTCACAAATAGAATTCTCAAAAACAAAAATGAGAGCATTATGATCTAAACCCATTTTTCACGTTTTTTCATTTTTAATTCTCTATTTGTAAAACTCATTTTGGACATTTATAAATGTCCATTTTCCATTTTAGAAATTACAAATCCAAAAACTCGTTTTATTGCAAAGTTTGCCTACATGCCCTACAAAGAAAATATTGATATATTTATGTTTTTGTTAGAATGTTGTAGAACAATAACAAAACAGCATTATTTGGAAAAAATAAAAATATTATATAATTATATAATGACTACTTTAGCAACGAGACGTGGGTATAGAGGAAAGGTCAGCCGTTCTTTATGTCGTAAAAAAACTGTTCGTAAATGTCGCAAAGTAAGAGGCTGCAAAAACACCAAGAAGACCGCAAAAAAATCCAGATATTGCCGTAAGAGACATAATAAGCGTTTGGTGGGGGGAGGAGTCAGTCAGGAGACGATTGATCGGGCGACACATGTGGCTAATTGTATGAATGAATGCTGTGCGCGCGAGTCGCCTTATAGTTGCCGGGATGCGAAGCGGCGGGGGGCGTGTTTCCCAGAATGTGCACACCTCGCTTGAATGGTGGAAAATCCACACACCCTGTGTGTGTAGATAATTGTTTAAATGATAATAAATTAGCCCCAACTCCAGAGAACATTGAGTTTTGTAGAAAGTCAAAGTGGTGTACATTTTCAAAGCATAATGCAAATTTATTTGGTGTCTCTCTCAATCTTCCGCAAGTCAAAAAAACCAGATATTGCCATAAGAGATATAATAAGCGTTTGTAATGAAAAGTGTTTATAACGTTGAGGATAATTGCTTTACATCAAATGATATATTTATCGCATAATAATTAAACATTATAATATAAAAACTATTATATAATATTTAATAATATTAAACAAAAAATGCCATCTGAACCAATGCCAGTTCCAAAAGCAAAAGCAAAAGCAAAAGCAAAAAAACAAATTATTACAAGAAATTGGATTTGTGAAAAAAATAAAGGGTGTATGTGGTCGTGTCCTTGTGATTGTAATAATTGCGTAGAGTTCAACAAGTTAATTTTATATAAAGATTAAAAAATTTTGAATAGTGCTTTTTTACATTAAACTAACATAAATAGGTGTAGGACTTTCTGATACTGGTTTATTGAATTCTGTAGGAGAACTACAAGGAGAACCACGCGGAGAATTACGAGGAGAAACACGAGGAGAAACACGAGGAGAATTACGAGGAGAAGCACGAGGAGAAACACGAGGAGAATTAGAAGCACATGATGGACAATAAGTCGTTTGAATTGTTTCTACCACGTGGTCTTTTGTTTCATTAGGTTTCTCATCTGAATTAAAATCGATTTCACATAAAGAAGAACATTTACACTTACATTTACAATTACATAATAACTTTTTTAAAAATTTACCAATAGATTTTAAAATGCCCATTATATACAATAATTCAATATTATATTAAATTATTAAACTTAAATGCTTTTTTAAATTTATACCTTGGAATATTTTACACCTTTGCCATTTATTCAACGCCGGTTAGTTGGAGGTGTATCATATAATGTCAACCAAAAAGTTCACATTATAATACAAGTGCTAAAAAACTAAATCCAGAAACTTAAGATAACATAAAAATGTATATTATGGGATTTCTCTCTTACTTTTTAGATTTATCCTCAATTCTCTGAAATAATTCTTGGTTGTAAATAAGATTTCCACTAGGTTGATAGCTATCAATTGCTTTATAATCTTTTTTAGGTGGTTCAATAGAAATATTTTTATTACGATTTAGCATAAAGGCGTTAGGATCACTAGGGTCTGTTTTTTTTTCTTCTTGTTCATTTTTGTCAACTTTATTTCCATATCCGTCGACCACCGTTCCTGTCTTTTTCTTAATTTCATTACGAACATAGGAGGGAATCCAGTGTTTCCAAGATATAAAAATTAAATTAGGATTTGTATACCTGATCATAAACCCATTATCTCGCAGTTTATCAATTAAATAAGCAGTACAAGCCCCGTGGTCATATTTTGGAACACCAATAATCATTTCTGGTACAACATACCAACAATGTTGTTCTGTTGTCTGCTGTCGTGAAATAGTCTTAATTTTATTATGTATTCTGTTTAATACCTTATTATATATAGAAAGAGTGTTTAAATCATGCTGTTGTTTTCTCTCATATAAATCATCCAAATTAATCTTAACATTCTCATCATCATTATCACCAAGTGTAAAAATAGTATCCATTGTTAAATTCTTACGAGAAAAAAAGTTGGGCAAAATTACGATATAAATAATAATATTTAAAATTAAATGAAATTAAGTATTATTTAAATAACTATTTTAACAAATGGTTATAAAACATATAGTGATAAGCGGTGGTGGTCCAACTGGTTTTATTACATATGGGGCGGCGAAACACCTAGCTAAAGAAGCATTTTGGAAATTAGATGATATAGAATCTATATATGGGTGTTCAATTGGAGCATATATGGGCGTTATTTTATCGCTTGGGTATGATTGGGATTGGTTGGATGATTATTTTATAAAACGACCTTGGGATAAAGTTATAGGCATTACACCGATTTCGATATTTGATTCATTCGTAACTAGAGGAATAATTGGAGAGAAATTTATAAAAGATTCGTTAGAACCTTTATTGACAGCAAAAGAACTTAGTATAAATATAACATTAAAAGAATTATATGAATTTAATGGAATCGATATTCATATTTACAGCACAAACATAAATACTGAAAATATAGAAAAAGTAGATATATCCTATAAAACACATCCTGACTTATCTTTAATTAAATCTATTTGTATGAGCACAGCATTTCCAGTAATGTTTCAACCCATTATTGATGATAAAAATGGTTGCTATGTAGATGGTGGTATTTTAAATATATTTCCATTAAATGATTGTTTAAAACAAAAAGATTGTGATGAAAATGAAATATTGGCTTTTAAAAATGTATGGGTTGACGAAGAAACAAATGTAACAAATGAGTCGACAATGATGGAATATATAAGTATAATGCTAAGAAAGATTCAGAAATATATATGCACAGAGGATAAACAACCTATAATAAAAAATACAGTAAGATGTTTAATTAAAAATTTAACTAATGTAAAATCTTGGATAAATGCGATGTCAACACCAGAAATGCGTTTACAATTAATTGAAACGGGTATTCAACAAGGCAAAATATTTATTGATTATATCGCAACAATTAATAATGATAATAATAATGATAATGATAATGATAATGATAATGAACTTTCTTTGGAGTTTTATAGTGACGTGTTAACAAACTGAAGCAAGGTATCTAGTTGTGGTTTAGCATCATATTCAATAACTTGATTGCCTTTAACTAATTTAATGGTTGGATATCCCTCAACTTTGAATTTGTTTGCTGTTGCCTGGTCTTCATCACAGTCTACTTCAACAAAATTAATTTTAACACCATTTACTGGATTTTCACCAATTTTAGTTTTTAATCTCTCCCATTCTGGCTTGGATTTTTTGCAATGCGGACACCATGTAGTGTAAAAAAAGTAAAGGTCGGCACTTTCTACAGGTTTATCGTCATCGTTAACGAATTCTCTATTGCTGACATATTGAGCATTTAAGCGTGGGACAACATACGTTCTGTATGTGTATATAGCAGCAATAATGAAAATGAGGGCTACAAAAGTTATCAATAAAAATTTTTTATTTGATAAAACCTTTGCAATATTATTTTTAATGTTGGAAAGCATTATATTATATAATAGGAGAATTCTGTGTATTTATTTAACGAACAATACCTAAAGATACTTTATTTAAATTAATTAATATAATAATGTTATTCAGGGATAAGAAGGGTAAAATAATTGAAATCTGTAAAAAAGATTATATTAATGATACCGACTATTACAAAGCTATAATGAATACAAAAGCGTCTAATAATACAAAAGCGTCTAATAATACAAAAGCGTCATTAAATACAAAGGCGTCATTAAATACAAAAGAGTCTAATAATAGTGATGAATTTAAAAGAATTACAAATTTAATTAAAATAAAATAGTATAACTAATATAAATCATAAGAACCAAAATAGTTACAGATAATATATAGCTAAGTAAAGTATTATTTCTTATATCGTTAAGTTTTGGATTGCTAAATAAGTCGGGTATAGAGTTGACTAAATTTGTTGATTCTTTACAATTTTTAAAGAAAGCATACATTAAGAGAATAATTGCTATTAATTTGCCGATACTAATATTAATGCTTCCTAAATTTACTGGGGCGATGGTAGTAAAAACTGTAACCAGTAAAGCAACTCCAATAATTATACATATGAATTTTGTATTGTCAACAAAGGCATAAAAAGGATTTGGTTCAGTCATTATATATTTTGGGAATAAGTTTTTCTAATGTTAATTTAATATGCCTGTCTCTCGCAAGACACATAAGAATCGCAAGACACATAAGAATCGCAAGACATATACAAAGAAAGAATATTCTAGCAGCGATGGTATGCTAACAACTGTTTGGGGTCCAAGTATGTGGCATTATCTTCATACAATGTCATTTAATTATCCTATTAATCCAACCAAGGATGATAAAAAAAAATATCGTAATTTTATTTTGAGTTTGAAAAATGTTCTTCCGTGTAGGCATTGTAGAGATAATTTAAAAAACAATTTCAAAATTCACCCATTACAAGATTGTCATTTAAAAGACAGAAATAGTTTTTCGCGTTATATTTATAAACTTCATGAAATAATAAATAAAATGTTAAATAAAAAGTCAGGATTATCTTATTGTGATGTTCGTGAAAGATATGAGCATTTTAGATCGCGATGTACCGATGAAAAACCGAAATTATTTAATTTTAAAAAAACTCGTAAGAGAGAAAAGGGATGTACTGAGCCACTATATGGGAAAAAAGCCAAATGCGTTATTAAAATTGTTCCAGTTGAAGAACGTTGTCAAACAATGCAGATAGATAAAAAATGTATTAAAACGCGCGATGTTATACGCCGATGAATGATTAATATATAATTTTTTGTATTGATTATTTACACCTTTGTGCGTTTTAAATGTGCGAAGGTGTTAAAAATGAATAAGACAAAAAATTATATTTACATACCAAATTGACTAAAGTCTGATAAGACAGGACGAGGTAAGTATTGACTATTGTTGCTGGCATAGTTAGGCACTTTTTTGCATTCGAAAGCAGGTTCGGGGCATCTAGCGCAAGGAGGGCAGGGTGGAGGCGGTGTATCGCGCGGGCAAGTTGTGTTAATGGGACACGCCGGACATACAGGTGGAACAATTTGCGATTTTAAAATATAAAGGTCATCATCGCCGGCAGGAATCTGTGATTTTCTAACAGTAATTGGTGCTTTGCGTTGGGGGATATTGGAATGCTGAACCGCGGGTAATTGTAAAGAGCCATCACCACTAGTTTGAGCCCCGTGGGCGACGGGAGAGTTTGATGAATATTCAATCACAGTTTTGTTTGCTAATGATTTAATATTTTTTTTTACCTTTCCGACGTCACTTTTAATGTTTGATAACAAAGAACCGATAACAGTGTTATTTGTGTTTGCTATTGAATCAACGTCATTTTTAATTGTAGAATATGCTCCGCGAGCCGAAGATGATAAATTATCTAATTCATTGCTTTTTCCAGGAGGAGCCTGATAAATTATATGATCTCCTGCGGGTCCAACACCCATTGTAGTATTTTGATTATCCATACCTTCTACCATGGCACATTTTCCTCCTAAAACACCGCACAAAAGCAATGCACCTAATAAAATAAGAAAAATATGTAGTGGTTTTAATTTCATTTTCATTGTATATAGAGTATATATCTAAAAAAATATATTGAAAAATATATTAGATAAATTGAAGTTTAATATATATATAATTATTAGGCAAATCAATATGACCGATATTATACGAAAAAAGCCTATTAAAAATATTTTGGCGAAATTTTATAATGAAACACAAACCACATTAGAAATTGGCGTAGATGAAGCAGGTAGAGGTCCAATGTTTGGGCGAGTTTATAGTGGTGCGGTTATTCTACCTAAAGATGATAGTTTTCAACATATATTAATGAAGGATAGTAAACGATTTCATTCAAAAAAGAAAATACTAGAAGTTGCTGAATATATAAAAGACAATGCCATTGCTTGGGCGGTTGGTTATTCAGATGAAGCCACTATTGATAGAGTTAATATACGAGTAGCGACCCACCAATCAATGCATAAGGCAATACGAGACGTTATGAATAAAACAGCCAATCTGGAAAATCAAAAAAATAAACAATACCAACTATTGATAGATGGTAATGATTTTACACCATTTATGAATTTTAAAGATGATATTGGTTTAGTTCAGATACCACATAGGTGTTTTGAGGGAGGAGATAACAAATATACTGCTATTGCGGCGGCATCTATATTGGCAAAAGTAGAACGAGATGCTTATGTTGAAGCTTTATGTAGCGCAGAACCAGAGTTAGATGAAAGATATGGCTTAATAAGTAATAAAGGATATGGAACAAAAAAACATATGGATGGTATAAAGGAATTTGGTATTAGTAAATATCACCGAAAAACATTTGGAGTATGTCGGAATTATGCATAATTAAAGATAAAATTGATTTATTAATATAAATAAATAAGTATATCACATATAAATCTATCAATCATTATGAAGGTTCTTGTTTTTGATACGGAAACTACGGGTCTACCAATAGATAGAAATGCTCCCCTAACGCAAACTGAAAAATGGCCGCACATAGTGCAAATTGGTTTTGTTCTATATGAAACTGAAACGGGTGAGGTTATTTCATATAGAGATGATATTATTAAAATAAGCAATTCGGTTGAATTAACAGATGAAAGTGTTGAAATTCATAAAATTACACGACAGATTACTAAAGATAAAGGTGTTTCATTAAAAGAGTCTATTGGTAAATTTAATGAAGCTCTATGTGAAGCGCATGTTATTGTCGCACATAACCTTGAGTTTGATAAGAAAATGATAATGGTTGAATGTATAAGATTGGGAGAAAAGAATTATTTTAATATTAATGGTGTTCCAAGACCCGAATTTTGCACAATGCAAAGGTCAATTGATATTTGTAGAATAGAGAAGGTAAATCCCAGAACCGGGAAAACATATTTTAAATGGCCACGCCTTTCGGAATTATATGAACATTTATTTCGTGAAACACCGAAAGGTTGTCATAATGCAGTAGCAGATGTAATATTTTGTTTGCGATGTTATGTAAAAATTAAATTTGGAAGGGATATATTTATAAACGCAAGCGACCGACTTAATATAATGTATAATATGTATTGTACATAAAACATTGGCGAGCAAATAAATAATAAAGAAAAAATAAAAAATAAAGAAAAAAATAAATAAAAGCAAATAAAAACTATTATATTTTTTTATATTTACTCATAATATTATGAATAAATATAATTACTGTATGGATACTTGTTGCTTATATAATTGTTGCCAATGTTTATGCACAACAACAACTTCTTCGGATGGCGGCGTTTCAACCACAACAACTTCATGTAGTTATTCTTTTTGCTATGATTTTATTAAAAGTGGTAATCCACCAGTCGCAATCGCACCACAAATTTCACCTTTAATTGCAAAACAACCCATAGGAACGAATATAAATGAAAAGGAAAAATCTGTAAAATATATTGTGCATTAAAATTTGGTCAACAAACAAACGAATTAACAAATAAAAACTATTATTTTTTTACCATAAAATTGAAATACTTTTCTGGTTTTTATATTAGACATTTTAAACACAAACAAGTAAGCAAACAACATAAGTATTACATTATTATATACAAGATGAGTGAAACGACTTATAGCAACGATATTTCTGGATTGGCAAATATTAATAAACTTTATGAGAGCTCAATAATAAAAAAATGGGTTAAATTAATTTCAACTGAAAAATCAATATTATTTGACGAATATAATAGAAAAGAATATTTTATTCCAATAGCAGATATAGTTTTGGATAGGGAATTATTCACTTCTGGTAAAAAACAAGGGAAAAAAAAAAGAAATACGTTAATTAAATTTAGTCCAAGAATTTCACCCGAAGTTTTTAACAAAAAAGCTGAGTGGTTATATTTACTTGTAATAAATGGTATGATTATTAAAATTGGAGGAACGAGAACTGGACTAAAAGGAAGGGTTGCGTCGTATCTTTGTGGTCATCATATAGAAGAAAGAGGCAAATCTGGCGATTGCTCTAAAACGAATGCATTTATTTATAATACATGTGAGTTTTATTTAAATTTGGGTTGTAAAATTCAAATGTATGGTTATGAATTACCAAAAACCGAAACTACAATTGAAATATTCGGTAAAGAAACAAAAATAACAGCGCAAACATATCATGCTTACGAAAGCACCTTTTTGGAAGATTATAAAAAAAATTACAACGAATACCCTATTTTAAGCGACAATTGCGACCCTGATTACAAAGAATAATTAGCACATTATTTTACATATTAGCACAAATATATTCTATTTCTTCTTTCGTAATGTTAAAATAATTATATAGTTCTTGATGATTACCATAATATTCTATAGTTGGAATAGGAAAACTTTGTAATATTCTTATATTGTTAAAATTTCCCCAACGACAAATATTATTTATAAATACATATAATGGATGCTGTAATATTTGTAAATATTTTTTTGCTTGTTCTTCATTAGAGCATAATATAAATACGATTGATTGTGTCATTCCGCAATTATCAATAAATACTTTATATTTATCAGTTGTTGATATAAATATTTTATGTCCATCTTGATATTTGTGAGGTCTTGAAGCATATACAGTTTGACTGGGTGTGTGTATAAGTTTATATTTATATGTATCTGTTTTTTCACTTCTAATAAATTCTGCTTTTGTATATTTATGTAAATCACTACTTGTTTTAATCTCAAATTTTGGCAATGTTGTATTATCAATTGTTTTTGATAATATATTTTGAACAATTTGATTATATAATAGTGGAATATATTTGCGTTGTTTTGATATTACTGAACTAACATATTCTTTTTTTTTCCATATGCCACTGACATTAATGTTTTTATAAAAATCGCAATTTTGAATTATATACCACGTAAAACTTGAACCGATTTTTTTGAAATATTTTTTGGCAGTATGTATATCTAAATGAATTATTTGTAATGATGTAATTATTTTAATTAATACATTCCTATCAGCATAAGACATCCAATTATCTGGTGTAATAAATAATAAATAACCATTTGGTTTTAGTTGTGATAATGCCTTTTCAATAAAATCCTTAATTAAATTATGATTTTTTGATGCTCTTTTACCATTTTCTAATAGTTTTGCGTATGGTGGGTTGGCAACGATTAAGTCATATTTCTTATTACTATTAAATGTAATAAAATCGTGGTTAGTTATTTGTAAATTATATTTTTCACTACAAAACACATCACGCACGTTTTCTAATCTACTTTCATTAATATCATTAAATTCTAATATTTGTTCTAATATTGTTTGTTTATCGTGATACTTCAATAGTTCAAATAAAATAGGAATACTAAAATTACCATTTCCACAACAAGGGTCTAATATAGATAAATCACTTTTTCCCCAGAATTCATTGGGAATTTTACTAATCATTTCACTTATACAATCAATCGGCGTTGGTTCATCATTGCTTGATTTATATGTACTTTTATCTGTATTTAAAGTTTCATCATAATATTTTTTTATTTCATCAAATGTTGATGTATCAACTGTTTTTTTTATAAGTTTACTTACAACAGAAGATTTTTCAACAAACGAACATATTGGAACATTTAATTTAGTTAATTTTTCTTCAATTGACTTATCAATCAACTCTTTAATTTTACTCTCATTAACACACGGGGTTTTTCTTTTTTGATGTTGAGTATAATGAGATTTACTATTAAACTCTTTACCGCACTTTTCGCAACTATTTTTAGTCATATTTAGTGTTGATAATAGATATTGTAATTATTATATTTTAAGTCAATTTTGTATTATAATAATTAATATTCACTATTTTCAGTTTTTCTAAATATTGTAATTTAACAATTCAATTATAATATTTAATTTTATGTAAGTTAAAAAACCGGCGTTTGAAATGTCCAAAGGTGTTAAAAAATTGCACTTATTTTAACCAGAGCACATATCGCAAATTTCTGGCTCAGTCTCAATAATTTCATTTGTTCTATTTGGGTCAATAGTGAACTGTTGAGGTTGGTGCTTTGGTTTGCGACGCAAATAATAAATACCAGTTTTAAGTCCCTTTTGCCAAGCATAAAAATGCATACTAGTCAGTGATTTATAATCAGGATCTTCCATCCATAAATTCAAACTCTGTGATTGACAAATAAAAGCACCTCTGTCGGCGGACATGTCAATCATGTGTTTCATAGGAATCTCCCATACGATTTTATATTTTTCTTTTACTTTATCAGACAATCCTTCAATATGCTGAATACTTCCTTTATTTACAATAATACTGTCTTTAATAGTATTACTCCAAATACCAAGGTCGATCAATTCCTTCATTAGATATTTATTAACCATAACAAACTCTCCAGCCAAAGTTCTTCGCGTATAAATATTACTAGTAAACGGCTCAAAACATTCATTATTGCCAAGAATTTGTGAAGTGCTTGCGGTAGGCATTGGTGCCAAAAGTAATGAATTGCGCATACCGTATTTTGTTATTTTTTCACGTAATTCTTGCCAATTATACCGACTTGAAGGTTTTACGCCCCACATATCAAATTGGAATTCGCCGTTTGAAATAGGTGAACCCATAAATGATGAGTATGCCCCAGCATAATCTGTATTACCTAACTTAATTTCTGGTGGAATTGGTTGGCAAAACTCTAATTCTTTTGTTATATCATTATTGGTTTTATATTCCCGACAAACACTATAATCATTATGTATGACATCATTCTCTGCAAAAATATTATAATCATCGATATGATATGAATGAATTTTATTCATCATGTTTTTTCTCTCTATTGCTATTTCGTTCGAGCATTCAAGTGAAGCATGGTACATTGTTTCGAATATGAGTTTGTTAATTTCCTTCGCCTCTTCACTATGATATGCTACATCTAATAAAATAAAAGCGTCAGCCAATCCCTGTACGCCAATGCCAATCGGTCTATGAAGAAGATTACTAATACGGGTTTTTTGAGTTGGATAAAAATTAACATCAATTATTTTATCTAAATTACGAGTAACTACCTTTGTTACGTGATGTAAATAGTCATAATCAAATATGGGTTTATTTGTATCACCAAGGATTTTTACAAATTTACTGAGACCAATACTTGCCAAATTACATACTGCTGTTTGATTACTGTCACTATATTCTATAACTTCGGAACACAAATTGCTTGACTTGATAACACCTAGATTTTTCTGGTTACTTTTAGCGTTGGCAGGATCTTTATATAAAAGATATGGTGTTCCCGTCTCCATTTGACTATCTAGAATTTGATACCACAAATCGCGAGCTTTAACCGTTTTAATTGCTTTGCCTTCATTGCAACAAGTCTCATATAATTTGTTAAACTCCTCTCCATAACAGTTAGATAAACCAGGGCAAGAATCGGGGCAAAATAATGACCAATCCTGATTTGCTTTTACTTTTTCCATGAAAAGGGACGGTATCCAAAGGGCATAAAATAAATCACGCGCACGCATTTGTTCGTCACCATGATTTAATTTAAGGTCCAAGAAATCCTGAATATCCGCGTGCCATGGCTCTATATAAATAGCGAAACTTCCATTTCTTTTTCCACCTCCCTGATCAACATATCTGGCCGTCTCATTAAAAACTGAAAGCATTGGAACGATTCCATTTGAATTTCCATTTGTTCCTCTGATATGTGAGCCCGTTGCCCGAACATTATGTATATGAAGACCAATACCACCAGCCCATTTGGATATTTTTGCGCATTCTTTAAGAGTATTATATATGCCATCAATACTGTCATCTTCCATTCCAATTAAATAACAAGAACTTAATTGTGGGCGAGGAGTTCCGGCATTAAAAAGAGTTGGAGTAGCATGGGTAAAAAACTTATTGGACATCAAAAAATATGTTTCAAACGCGGATTTTAAATCATCGCCGTGTATACCAATAGCCACGCGCATCCACATATGTTGCGGCCGCTCAATGATTTTCTTATCTATTTTCATTAGGTATGCGCGCTCTAATGTTTTAAATCCAAAATAATCTATAAAATAATCTCGGTTGTAATCTATTTCTTTTTCAATTTCATCTTTATATTTTTGACTAATTTTCCACAAGTCTTCATGAATTAAAGAACTGCGTTTATTATGTATGTCTTTAAATTGATATAGCGTGTCCATCGTTTCCGAAAATGATGATGATGTATTTTTATGATTATTTGAAACGATAATTCTGCTCGCTAATTCTCCATAATCCGGATGTTTAGTACACATAGACGCACATTGTTCAGCTGTTAATTCATCTATGATATGTGTTTTAATCTCTGGATATAATTGGTCAATAACTTTCATTACCAACTGGCCATAATTAATTTTTAATGGAGGAGTTGTTTCATTTCCTAATTTTCTCACACGTTTAAGAATCTTATCAAATGAAACATTTTCGTGTATTCCATTCCGCTTAATAACCGTTAGTTCTTGTTCAGAACTATCCATATTATTTGTATAATGAATAGTTATAAATTTAAATGGATTTATTTTGTTATTTTGATATTTTGATATTTTGATATTTTGATATTTTGATATTTTGATATTTTGAAAATTCAATAAATTAAAATATATGTTTTAATTATAAAAGATGGTTAAAAAAAATAATCTTCATGTTGGTATGATTATTATACTTATCATAATTATTTCAATAGGATTAATATGTTTATCTGTGTATGCTAAATCAACAATGGAAGGATTTGAACAGCCAGGCAAATACCCTGTATCCGTTGATAAACCACTGTTGTATGAAAATTATAATGTTTCACAAAACCCAGGTGTTTCGACGAATGGAGCCGAACAAAATTATGTAAATGACCCGGTTTTTTCAGCACATTCGTGTATTAATAATAACATCCGCTACTGGCGCAGGCCTACAAATGGATTATGTAGTGCTCCTGATTTCTGCGGAAATTTATATACAAATACAGAGCCTAATATTCCCGACAGCCCAGTTGCTCCAGAATGGGATACTGGCGTGAGAGTAAATTTCTTTGATTCCGAGTTAGAAACATGCAATTAACTATCTAATTTAGTTTCGGATAATATTTCGGTATTAATATTAAATACTACATCTTTTCCATTATTATTATTGTGGGATTGGTTTGAAATAATAATATTGTTTTTTGATTCTTCATTATTATTTAGCAGGTTATCAATGTTAATAAGGCATTTTGAACTTCTTTCTGGACCGGGTGAAGTTGTATTTGTATTTGTATTAGTATTTGTATTTACATTAGTATTTTTTATATTGCGTTTTGGTGCTCTATGATTACACCCAGTTATTTTCTCATTTTCAATTATATTCCAAAGTTCTCGTAAAATAGGCTCTGCTGATTTGAACCACAGTTTATTCCGCAAAACAAGAACACAACTTATCTCATCTAATCGCCAATATATATTTTTTATCCAAGTCAAATCTTTATATTTATCCATTATTTCACTTTCCCATTCTTCAAAGTTTGATTTATTAATACCCAGTGGAGCGTATTCATAATGCGGGGCTCCGTCTTTAATAAAATACATTATAATTCCTTTATATTTATCGTCTTTTGTTTTACTATAAACATTATTATCATCGCTACAACAATCCGCCTCAAATTCTTCTTTGTTTTCATATTCTTTAAAACGCGTTTCTAGAAAGTCGCACTCGTTTAATTCACAAACTTCCATTTGCACTTGCATTTGAATCCAATATTCCATTTTTGGAATGCCTGTTATATCACGATTAACAATATTTTTTACTTCCAACATTCGTCCATATCTCTCTGATTTCAAAGAAGTATTAATTCCGTCTGGAGACGCCGCAAGAAAACTAATGGTTTTGTGTGGAATACATCCAAAATCACTTACTTTTGTTTTGTATTCTTGCTCATACCATTCAATGGATACTGGTTCATATTTTTGACCCCAATGCATCGGAGACGCAGTTGAAAATCTTTTATATTTATCAACATCTATTGGAGAGCATTTGTCATATATAAGTTGATTTCTGGTGCTTTTACTTATAAACGCCTTCCAAATACTGCTTGCTGTTAAAACACTATGCCTGAAATTATACCATTCTGTAGTGCGTTGCTCGGGTTGTGGCACATTTTGTAGATATTTAATTTGAGGTTTTAATTTATCATAATTACATTTTTTTCTAACAAAACTGTTTTTATAAGATCTTTTTGGAGAGATATTGCCATAATACAAAGATATTCCTTTTGAGACTATTTCTTCTACATCGCATCTAATATCAAAATCATATAATGTAGTAAGCTGTTTCTCTAGCAAATCACTTACCTGCGCAATAATAGTTTCATGAAATGTTGGTTCAATATAAATCATAGGATTACTATTAATTAATTCATTTATTAATGAGGCAGCGGTTTCTGTTAATTCTAAAATTTCACTTTCATTGAAACAATGGGGTAAATCGAAACTTTCTATAATATTTTCTAATTGAATAATTTTATTTTGGCATTCTTCGAGTAACATTATATTATATTATATTATATTGTTACTTAGCTTTTAATATTTGTATCTTGTTTATTAGTTTTATCCTTTGCGTTTTTACGAGTTTTGCCTGGACCAAGCGATTTTAAAGTTGAAACGCGCTTTTCACTTCTTTTTAACGTGAATTTACGAGATGTCTTATTAAATACAAGACACGGAATATTTTTTATGCTTCCAGTAGTTTTATCATATACAACATCTTTAACATGCTGAAGTTTCTTTTTATCTAAACAATTTAACATATATTCTTTCAACTCTGATATTTCTTCACCAGAGAGATTATTTTCATCGACCAAAGTTTCTATATAACTATTAATTTTCACAATTTTAATAGTTTTATTTAATTTACTCCAAGGTTCCGTTTTGCTCGCTTTGCACTCACTTTCCAAAAATTTATCAATGCCAGCGGTATCTGAATTAATATGACTTGTGTTATTATTACTTAAAAACATATTCTTGTATTTTATACTTTCAATTTTTTCAGTATCGCTGGTCATTCTTATATTATATTACAATAAAGAGTTTAACTCTTTTTAATAACACTTATTTATATAATGAAAAAAATAACAATATCAGGCAAACATAATATAGATAAAATAAATAATACTAAAAGTGCTATTAGAGAGTGTATGATGAATAATATAAATGTCATAAATGACCGAGATTTTTTATATGAAGATGAAATTAAAATGATAAATAAATTATATCTAGAGGAACATTTTGCAAACGAATTATTAGTCTCTCGCGAATTAAATAAAAAGATAGCCAGTTATAAATCTCAGGATATAAAAAAAAATATTTACGACCAAGACTTGCTTATTAAAACAGAAGAGGTTATTGAGAAATTAGTTGCATCACAATTAAAATGTTATTATTGTAGTTGTAAAGTGAAAATAATATTTATTATATCGAGAGAACCGAAACAATGGACATTGGATAGGATTGATAATGATAAATGTCATAGCAAAGATAATACTGTTATAGCATGTTTAAAATGTAATTTAGATAGGCGAGTAACCGATATAGACAAATTTAAATTCACTAAACAATTAAAAATAATGAAAACAAATTAAGATATATAAGGTATATTATATACAAAAAACTCTTATATACATATAAAATGGAAGAACAAATATGGACTTATGGAGAAAAACCAGAAAAATCATATAAGAAATCCGCACCAGAAAAAACCGCGCCAGAAAAAACCGAGCCAGTAACTATGACCGACCTAGATATAAATATTGGTGAACTCAGAATGTCAAGCAACAAACGTGAACAGGCAAATAATAAATTGAATGATAGAGAACTGGTAGGACAAGTGGGTCAAAATCCTTTTCATACGTCAAACAATTATTTAAATGATTTGGAAGTTCAGCGAAATTTTTTAACTCCAAAATCATCTAATTAGTAGTAATAATTTATCCCCACATTTGTCGCATCTCTGCATATGTCATTGATCTTCCAACTTTTAAACTAAATTCTTTACTTCCATTATTTATTTGTTTATTTAGAGCGTCCACCGCATTATTTATATCTGTCTCATTTTTAATAATTTGAATTGCCTCGTTATTTACTTTATTAGAAAGATCTTGTTTAATTTTGTCTTCTTTTTCTTTTTCTTCTTTGCTGATAAATGTAGTATTTTTATGTGATTCCATGATTGCGGTTATTATATATAATTACATACACTTGAAGATTTACACCTTCGTACATTTAAAACGCCGACTAGCCGGCGTTAAATGAGTGATGGAGGTAACGTTACCATGCGCATTTAAAATGCGCAAAGGTGTAATATCAATTTTATAAAAAACTTATTTAATCATTATAATGATTTAAACTGATACAAATGATTATATTTAATAATGTCTGCGTATACTAGTCAAAACAGTCTACTGTTGAATAATTTAATGAAATTTTATAAACAAGATAATAATATTGATAAAATGTTGCAGATTATTAATGGTGAATCTAAAATTTCTCTCCGTTTAGTCGATTGGTTTGCTACGAATTATGCTAAAAAATATTATACGGTATATTCTCTCTGTGATAAAAGAAGATTTAAAGTTTATGTAGATTATAAGCTGAAACTTCGTGCCTATTCTAAAAAAAGGTTTGACCCTTTTTGTAGATGGGACCGCATTGTAGTCCCGTATAAAAATGATAAATCTATTCAGACAACTATAGGACAGCTTAATTTTTTCAAATGGGCGCTTGAAAATGAAGTGGTTGGATACATAGAAAAAAATTACAATGCTATTGAAAAAGATATGAATAATAGAAATAGCACATCTAAACGTAAAAATGTTATTTCATCTCCTGCGCAAAAAACGCGGAAAAAGAGGGAGGAATTATCTATGTCTGCTACTAAATCAATTCTTAAAGAAAATGTGGAAATAGTTGTTAAATTCGATTAAAAATTCGATTAAAAATTCGATTAAAAATTCGATTAAAAATTCGATTAAAAATTTGTATAAAAAACTAAATAGAGTTAAACTAGTAAAACATAAATATATAATGGGCAATACCGTATCTGTAAAAAAAATAAATTTTGAAGATATGCAAAATGCAATAAATAGCGAAAATATTATTATAATTAATACTTTGCCCGCTGATACGCAGGCGTGTCTTATAAAAAACACAGTTGATATTAATAATGAAATTGAAATACTTAATAATAGTTTAAGTAGTAATAAAGATATTACCGTTGTTATTTATGGAATAAACGCGAGCGATGAAACAATCGTTAATAAGTATAATCAATTATTAAGATTAGGGTTGTCAAATGTATATGTTTATCCAGGTGGATTATTTGAATGGTTACTACTCCAGGATATTTATGGCGACGATGTATTTCAAACTTCAAAAAAAGAACTAGATATATTAAAATACAAAGGCAAGCGAATAATAGGAAATCAATTAATGTTAACTAATTGATAACTGAATTTTATTTATCGGTAATATTGTCCGTATCATTCACATATAAATCCATTGCTTTGTTTGCTAGCGAGTCTGCGACTTTATTTAGATTTCGTTTAATATGCTCAAACGCAACATAATTAAAATTCATAAGAAGTTTTTTTACTTCCATATATAAATTAATTAAATTATCTGATTTAACATTGAATTTACCAGTAACCTGATTAATAACTAATTTAGAATCCCCTTTTATTAATAAATTAGTTATACCCAACTCATTTGCTTTAATTAATCCTAAAATTAATGCCATATATTCAGCATAATTATTTGTATTATTTTCTGAAACTACACAGTAATCTTCAGCTATTATATTATTATTCATATAAATAACAAATCCACAGCCACAAATTCCGGGATTTCCTCTACTGCCACCATCAAACATCAAGGTATAATTTATATTTGTTATGTAGGTGCCAGACATCTTCGACATTTATATTATTTACATATAAGTTTAATTTGTTCAATTTTATAAAGATATAATATTTTACATATATTATAATGAGTGAAGATCCAGATTTTCTCTCGATTTTAAACATTAGGTTAAGTCAACTGAAAAATATGTTTGACAACAGTTATAATAAGCTAATAGAATATTGTAATAATCAAAGAAACATGATATTAAATGCTAATATTCCTCATCAACAAAAAATGTATTATATCAATCAGGTAAGAAACTATTTTAAAAATCAATATAATGATATTAAAGGAAAATATGATGCTGATATTTTAAATGCTAAACAAGAACATGAACAATTTATGGAATTATTTAGCACTCAAGAAGAAGAAGAAGAGCAAGTGCAAGCGCAAGCATCTGTGCCTGTGGTAGAAGAAGCGCCTGTGGTAGAAGAGCAAGAGCAAGCACCTGTGCCTATTGTGACATTTAATTTAAACAAAAAAGCCTTATTGATCGGGTGTAATTATACAGGTACTCAACATAAATTAAATGGATGTATTAATGATGTTAATAATATAAGGGACAGGCTTTCTAAAAAATATTTGTTTGAAGACATTACTACTATGACTGATAAAACAGAAGTTAAGCCTACAAAAAATAACATTGTAGAAGGTTTAAAAAATCTTTTAAGTAATAACAATCCAGGAGATATTCTATTTTTTTCATTTAGTGGACACGGAACAAATACAATTGATACAAGTGGAGATGAAAAGGATGGCAGAGATGAAATGCTTGTTCCGCTTGATATGGATTGTATTTCCGATGATGAGATTAAGTCTATTATTCAAACACATCTTAACAAAGATGTCACTCTTTTCGCACTGATAGATTGTTGCCATAGTGGTTCTATCCTAGATTTACGATACCAATACTCTAATAATGATTCAGATAATACAATTTCCAATAATCAGGGAAATTATAATACAATAGGTAATGTTATTATGATAAGCGGTTGTATGGATAAACAAACGAGCGCAGACGCATATATCAGTAGTAACTTTCAAGGAGCGATGACCTGGTCTTTTTTAAAAGCAATTAAAGAGAATTCATCGATATGCTGGAGAGATTTAATTGTGAATATGCGCAGCTTATTAAAAAAATCTAAATATACACAAATCCCTATGTTATCAAGCGGCAACGAGTTAGATTTAGATAATAAATTATGTTTGTTATAGTTTATACCCTTAGATGTTCTTATCACAATTGATAAAACATTCTATTTTTTCAACCCAATCTGAAAGAACATGTGGATTGGTTTTAATATCATAATTTGCATCTAAAACTAACATTTTTTGACTTGATGGAATACCATTTAACCATGTTTCATGATAATTATGGCAATTCTCAAGATATTCAAGTGGAATATGTTCTCCTTTTCTTGAGCGGATTTTAACTCTATCAAATGCTACATGTGGGGCAGTTTTTACATAAATTAATGAAATTGGTGGCAATTCTTCCAAAAATTCATGAAACCATTTCAAATAAATAGAATATTCAACATCTTCTATTTTTTTATCATTGTGCAGCATTTTTGCGAATACTTCTTTATCCGTGTATACACTTCTTTCTGTAATAATAATATCATAATTATTTTTTAGTGCTTTTTTAAGTAAGGATAAACGCGAAATATATGCCATCATTTGAAATGAAAACGCATATTTTTTTTGATCATTGTAATATTTTGTAATCATTGAGTTACCTTCGGCATCTTTTATTGACTCCCACATTTCTACTGGCTCATCTAAGAAATACACGGTTTTATTATATCTCTCAAATTTAGATTTGAGATGTTCCACCAGCGTAGATTTGCCTGAGCCGATATTTCCTTCAATAGAAATGATTTTTGGTTGTCCCATGTTGTTTATATTATGTGATATTTCATTATATCATTTTCTATTTATAAATTTCAATTTATTATTTAATAAAATTGATATAATAATAAATTATGATATAATAATTACATCTATAAGTTACATTCATAATGGACCTTCAACAAAAAAAACTTACTAAAAGTGAATGGGATAGCATTGAAATTCCTATTTCAAAAGAAGAACAAGGTATTCTTACTCTTATTAAACAGGGTTATCATAATGTTAATATTAAACATAATAGCACTTTATCTCTTCTAAAATATCTGAAAATATCCCAATCAACATCAATTGATCAATATGTATTTACTCAATATTTGCAACCAGTAATTAAAACTATAACAGATAAATATAATTTGACATTTAAAACGGTGTATAAAGAAATTAAAAAAACAATGAAAAAAGCCGATTTAATTAGGTTCTCAAATACAGATAAAAATTTAGATTCTCATAAACAACAATTATTTGAATATATTATTTTGGATTTGTTGGACAAGATGTTTAAATATCATTCGCAAAATTCTAAAAAATGGCTTAGGTATTATTATACAATTAGAATTCTAATAGATTATGATGTAGAATTATTTAATAAAACTCTACAAACATTTATAAAAACAATCATTAATAGTATGGAAGACGAAGTTGATATAACCAAACTTGTAGAAGACGGTAAAGATATTATAGAAAAAAATATGGATCTTTTGCGGTATGCAAACATTGAACTTTATGACCATCAAAAACAGTTATTTACTATTTGTAAGAAACCAACACCAAAACTGGTGCTTTATATTGCGCCCACGGGAACTGGCAAAACCTTGTCACCTCTTGGACTTTCGGAAAATAACCGTATTATATTTGTTTGTGCCGCAAGACACGTGGGGCTCGCATTGGCCAAATCGTGTATTTCATCAGGGAAAAAAGTTGCGTTTGCTTTTGGTTGTAATGGTGCGGAAGACATTCGTCTCCATTATTATTCGGCCAAAGACTATACCAAAAACAAAAGGTCGGGCGGAATAGGCAAAGTCGATAATTCTGTTGGAGATAAAGTAGAAATCATGATTTGTGATATTAAATCTTATATTCACGCCATGTATTATATGTTGGCTTTTAATGCTAAGGAAGAAATTATTCTTTATTGGGATGAGCCGACCATTACTATGGACTATGAAACACACGAATTTCATGATATCATAAAAGAAAACTGGAATAAAAATCTCATTCCAAATGTGGTTCTTTCTTCGGCAACGCTCCCCCACAGCAATGAAATTGTTGAAACAATCCAGGATTTCCGTGGCAATTTTCAAGATGCGGATATTCATAGTATCGTAAGCTATGATTGTAAAAAGACTATTCCCATAATTAATAAAGAAGGCTACGTGGAGATGCCTCACTATCTTTTTAAAGATTACAAACAAATAAAAGAAACCGCGGTTCATTGCGAAAAATATAAGACGCTTTTGAGATATATTGATTTGGAAGAGGCAATCCGCTTTATTAAATATATTAACGATAATTTTGATGAATTTGTTTCGGTAAAAAAATGCAGCATTGAAAGAAATTTCCCATTGATTGAATCTGTAACTATGATTAACATTAAAAAATATTATCTCTCCATTCTACAAAATTTAAACCCTGAAAAATGGGAGGCGATTTATCAACATATGGCTGAAACAAGAAAACAAAGACAGTTATCTAATATACACGTAGTTACCAAAGACGCGTATACATTGACAGATGGACCTACCATATTCTTAGCGGATGACACTGAAAAAATCGCCAAGTTTTGTCTGCAAAGCGCGAATATTCCTCCCGAAGTGATAAAAAACATCATGTCTGCGATAAAATTTAATGATGGTATTAATGAGAAAATAAATGTAATGGAGAAAACATTAGAGGATTTACAAAAGAAAGATGAAGAAAAAGAACGGAAAATAAGCAATGAAGACCGGGGTGATCCAGAAATACGCCGCCTAGCTAAACGTATTCAGGAAATGAAATCTTGTATAAAAAATGTTTCTATGAATTCAGGATTTATTCCTAATTCAAAGGAGCATATTAATAGGTTTAATAATGATGACGCGGAACGCAAGAGTATTTATCGCAGCGCATTTACTAGTGATATTTCAGAACATACTGTGGAAAAAATCATGTTAATAGATGATATTGATGATAGTTGGAAGTTGCTGCTTATGTTGGGAATTGGTGTATTTACACAACATAATAGTATTAGGTATACTGAAGTTATGAAAAACTTGGCCCAGTCACAAAAATTATATATGATTATTGCCTCGTCTGATTATGTTTATGGAACCAATTATCAATTTTGCCATGGTTATATTAGCAAGGATTTGGGTTTAATGAGCCAGGAGAAATGTATACAAGCAATGGGTCGGGTGGGAAGAACTCAGCTTCAACATGATTATACTATTCGTTTTAGAGAGAATGATTTAATTAAAAAATTATTCCAAAATGATGAAAATAAACCCGAAGTTCGTAATATGAATCGTCTGTTCACCAATTAGTCTATATGGTATATTCATTATCTATGGTATATTCATTATCTATAATATATTCATTATTTATAATATATTATAAAAAGATTTAAGTAAAAAGTCCTCTACTATATTAGTAATAAGAATCTTTATTTTTTATATACAATGAATCGTTCTATCATACCTTATTTGAGATTTTTTGATGTGTCTATTACTGATAGACTTAAATCTACCGGAAATGTTTATTCGCTTAAACAAAAACAGATGATTTTAAACAATGTGTTTAATACATATAAACCTTCTTCAATGGAGATTGATGAGGTAGATATGAATAATTCATCTAAAATGAAAGATTCTCTTGAACTATATAACTACGCAGACGGTGTTCGCAATTCTAATTATTATTTGCGATTGCCTCCTATAACTAATTTTATAGAAGCCGCTAATAAAAAACATGTCCGTAATATTTCGCTGGATACCTCGGTATCTAATAAATATCAAATGGGAAAATATAACATGGACTTGGATACAACATATGAAAATATAGAGCGTGCTTTAAGCCGCCATCATAATTTCCGATCTGTTAAACTGAATGTTTCTTGTGTTAATAAATGTCCTGTTTCAAATAAATATATTAAAAACGAAAAAATTGTTGATGAGGTTTTGAGATATTGTAAATTTCGTGATATTAAAGAAATATGTTTGACAGATACAACTGGGACGTTAAACTATGATGATTTTCAGAGTATTATGGATGACCTTTTGAATCATATGGGTCCAGGTAGATTGGGTTTACATCTAAATAATGCTAACAGGTGGATTTCTAATGATATAGAAAGAATTTTTCTTGGTGCTATTTATCGCGGAATTTACCGGTTTGATGTTGCCAATAATGGAATATGGGATGATTATGAAAATCCAACCTTCATGCCATCAACAGTGAATTATGAACAATTAAATTGTTATATTGTAACTAATCAAAAGTAAAACAAATTACTGAATAAATATTATATAAAATTAAAAATAATATTTATTTGTGTTTCTTTGTGGTGCGCTTTTTGCTTTTCTTGGTGTGCTTCTTGCTTTTCTTTGTTGTGTGCTTCTTGCTTTTCTTTGTTGTGCGCTTCTTGCTTTTCTTTGTTGTGTGTTTTTTGCTTTTCTTGGTGCGCTTTTTGCCTCCTTGTTGCTTACTACTACTTATTTTGTTAAATATTGATTCCAATTTGTCATTTGCTTCTAATACAGAAAGCTCAGGGAACTCATTTCCAGCTTCCACCTGTTTTTCTTCATATACCTGAAGTGCTCCATTTGCTTGAGCTATACTTTCTTCATACATGGTTTTATTGAGTTTCAAATCTTTTTTATTCTTAATTAATTCACTCTTAATTAATTCAAAATTTGATTCTAAAAATTGTTTAAAAAATTCTTGTTGGCATTTATCTTCATCCTCTTTAACTACACTTTCATCCGAACAATTATGATACTCTTCAAGCATGCTTATATCCATTATATTAAATATATATTTTAATTTGGTGAATGATAATAAGTATGAGTAGTGTGTTTTATATTTTTGAGCGAATTAAAAACAAAATTTCTATGAAATAATCCATCCGGATTAATAATTACATTATCATAGGAGTCAATAAACATATATTTACACGCATCATCATTTAAATGACCATCAGAAAATGACGAAGCACCTGTGCCTATATTATTTTGCCATTGTTCATAATAAGATTTATCATCTCTTTTTCTATTAGTTTCATGATGATATACCCAATTATTCCAATATGATGGATGAACTTCATAAAAACCTGCGGCGTCTTGCTCCATTTCACTTTCTGTATAATATTTACACTTATATATAATAGACGGGCAATATTGCGTAATTACGAAATTCTGTAATAATTGCGCCCATGTTTCCTGGTCTAAAGCATATTGCGCGGTACTTATGTATTCCGTGAATTTCGTATCTACTTTCGCAGGAAAGTCAATTGTTGCCAAATCTGATAATTTTCCAGAGGATGGATATGACCCAAATGGATTATAAACCGTTGAGGAGTATTCAATATTCCAATACGCGATAGGATTATCATAAAATATTTCTAAATCAGTATCTAATTGTTCGGATGTTTTCTGGAATCTCGTTAATAAAGAACTAAATTGCGCGTTCAATGAGGGCGGTGTAGATACTGCATAATTTCCTACAACACCGCACGCAAAGTTGGCGGCAATCGCCCCTACCGCATCAAGCGGACCTCCTAAAGCCCAAAATGCTCCACATAGCAAATTGAGTCCAACTTGTAGTCCTAAATCCTTGTTATCTGATAGTGATAGCAAAGCATAAGCATTGATTAACTTTGTATTACCCTCTACGTATAATTGATTGTTGAAATCAATCAAATTACGTAAATTCGTCTTAACCTTTAAAATTTCTTCGTCGGTTGGCGTAGACATTTATAATGAATTTTATTATATATTTTTTAATATTTAATAAAATTAAATTAATTAAGTAAATTAGTGTTTGCGAGTATGACGCGCGCGTTTTTTGTGTGCGCGTTTTGCGTGTGTGCGTTTTGTGTGTGCGCGTTTTTTGTGTGATTTCTTATTTTTACGCGAGCGTTTGCCGCCTTTTTTTGTTTCTATTTCGGCATTAATTTCCTCAAGTTGGTTATTTAATGTTTGATAATTTTCACATAATAGAGTATTAATTCCAGCTTGTGTATATTTAAATAATTTTTCATTAATTTTTTTTTTCTTTCTTTGTAAATGTAATAATTCAATAAGTTTAACACTAGGCGCATCTAATACTATAGTTGAAGGTGCTGTTTCCAATAGTTGCTTTGTGGTCATCTGTTTTGGAGCAGATCTTCTTGCCATTTATAATAAATAGCAATATTTTATTGTACATAAAATTAAATTAATTAAGTAAATTAGTGTTTGCGAGTATGACGCGTGCGTTTTGTGCGTTTTTTGTGTGTGCGTTTTTTGTGTGATTTCTTATTTTTACGCGTGCGTTTTCCGCCTTGTTGGTTCTCTCTCTCTCTCTCTCGCTCCTTTAATATCGTACTTATGATGCTCATTTTCTCTTCTATCTTACCTAGTTCTTCCCTAATCTTTTCATCCTCTTCGACCGGCTGTTTCTCACGCACATCCATCAGTTTTCGTAACGTGTCACCGCGGGCGTCAAAAAGTTCATTTAATTTGTTTTCTAACTTCTCCGTTGATTGAGATGTTAGTCTTACTTCCCTAACAGCTGGAGCCATTTATAATAAATAGCAATATTTTATTTTACACCATTGAAGAAAAAAAATAAAATACTTTTATCTAAATACCGGTTATTGGGTCAAATGTTTCAACTTCTTCGTTTGGATCATTCGTGGGTCCATCACCAAATATAGACTGTTTTTGCGCCTTATAAAGATTATAATTTGCCACAATAGGATTTAAATATCGGGTTAAAAATAATCCTAAAACAGCGAGAGAAAATACGTATTTATATTTCCACTTAAAAAAAGGAACCACGAGTGCGGCGATTATTAACACGGCCATAATGATTTGCGCCATATTAAAAATAAATTCAATACGGCGTTTTGCAGCCAATCCTTTTTTTAAATCATCGTGCATAAATTGGAGGAAAACCGTGCCTTCTTTTCCAGCAGGTTCAAAATAATACTCATAAAACTTATGCGTGGTTTGACTTCTTACCAATAAATCAAGCACATGTTGAGGGAATATATAGATAATAGGAATTGTTGTAAAACACTTTAAAGAATAATATGGTTTGAAATTAATTTCATTTTGTAGAGAGAAATCCCAGAAATTCTTGGCCACAACATTATGAATATTTTCCAATAATGCTTTATTATCGGTGTTTATAATGTATGCTCCACCTCGCGCAAAGCGAAGACTAACTTCTATAATTTTGTCATTTCTATATTGCATGTTGACTATCCCAGTGAAGCTTCGCATATGTTCTTTTACCCACTCTGTTATATTGGTTGGTGGCTTTGATTGTGGAGAGATTAATTTCCACTCTTCCGTAAAACCATTTTGCTTGTCAGAATAAACATATGTTATTTGATGCACGATATTGCCGTTCAATACTATATAATCTGTCATACCTTCCGTTCCATCAATAAAATCAGACCACATCATATTTTTAAAGGCGGAGTATTTTTTTAGTTCATTCGCCGTCTTGATTTTAAAACAGTTTTTGGAGGTTGCACTTAAATGTCCCCACCGCGGCTTGATAAAAATAGGATAAGTAATTGAATTTTCTTCGCCTTTTAATTCTTCTAATTTACCCGAATTTATATTTTGGCTTTTTGCAACCCATAATTTATCATATACAAAGTTATGATTAGGATATTTATTGTATGCGTGCTTATCATAAACAGGAACTTTGTTTGTTAAATGATATTTAAATGGGTCCAAGTATGGATTGAAATATCCCATTAGGTTACACCATTTTTCTTCGTGTTTTAACCAATTTTTTATATTAAATGGAGAGAAACTCATATCTATAATATAATCATATTATTTAATGAAAAATATTATTTATTGAAAAATATTATTTAATTGTCTTGAAACTTTAATAAATGTAGTTCGTTTTGACAACTCTTTTAATTTTGCTGCTCCTACATAAGAACACGCCGATCTTAGTCCTCCGTTGAAGTCCATAATTATATTATTAACTGAACCCTTGTATGGAACCTTGACACATTTTCCCTCAGACGAGCGATATGCGTGCGATTGAATTCCACCAGAATATTTCGCCATTGCTTCCTTTGAACTCATCCCATAAAATATTTTATATTTCTTTCCATTTTCCTCAATTATATCGCCATTGCACTCATCCGTTCCAGAAAACATGCCACCTGCCATTACAAAATCAGCACCGCCTCCAAACGCCTTTGCAAAATCACCAGGAACCTGTATTCCACCATCAGATACTATAAGCCCACCTAATCCGTGCGCAGCATCGGCACACTCTAAAACAGCAGATAATTGAGGCATGCCAATACCAGTCTGTTTTCGCGTAGTACATACTGCTCCTGAACCAATACCAATTTTAACAGCATCTGCGCCAGAAAGAATAAGTGCCTCGGTCATCTCGCTGGTGCAAACATTACCCGCAAATATGATTTTATCAGGAAATTCCTTTCTAAAATTTTTAACCGCATTTATAAATGTTTCCATGTAACCATTGGCTACGTCAATAACCAACATAAATAAATCAGGACATGCGGCGAAAATAGCCTTGGTTTTACTGAAATCCGCATCAGATATACCACTAGAAACAGCAACATAGTTGAAATCTACTCTGGATAAGTATGGAGAATTATACCAAGATTGCCATTCCTCGACCGAATAATGCTTGTGAACTGCCGTAATAATTTTATGTTTTCTTGCTGAGTCAACCATTGAAAAAGTAGCTACAGAATCCATATTCGCAATCATAATAGGAACACCTTCCCAAACTCTCTTTGAATGTAATGAAGTAAATTTTCTTGTAAGACTAACCTCACTCCTAGATGTTAATGTTGTTCTTTTTGGTTTAATTAAAACATCTGAAAAATCCAGTTTAATATCTTCCTCTATTTTTACCATTGTATATAATTAATATTAATCATATTTTTTATATCTTTATTCATATAAATTAAGTTAAATATATTTTTACTTTAAATTGTATATATAATGAAAATTGCTCTCATTACTGGTATAACTGGACAAGATGGTTCGTATTTGGCAGAATTATTGTTAGAAAAAAATTATAAAGTATGGGGTATTATTCGAAGATGTTCAAATATTAACACACAAAGAATTGCACACATTTACAATCATGAGAATCTTATCCTTAAATATGGCGATTTAACAGATAGTTCTAATTTATTAAATATTTTATATCTGATTGAGAAGACATATTCAGATTTTGAGAGATTAGAAATATATAATTTAGCAGCAATGAGTCATGTTAAAGTATCATTTGAAATGCCTGAATATACCGCAGATACTGATGGTCTTGGAGTCCTTCGATTGTTAGAAGCAATACGCAACAGTGGTATATCTGATAAGTGTCGTTTTTATCAAGCATCAACTTCCGAATTATTTGGACTAGTTCAAGAAGTTCCACAAAAAGAAACAACGCCATTTTATCCGAGGTCTCCATATGGTGTTGCTAAGTTATATTCTTATTGGATTACAAAAAACTATAGAGAATCATATAATATGTTTGCTTGTAATGGAATACTATTCAATCACGAAAGTCCGCGACGAGGAGAAACTTTTGTCACTCGTAAAATAACACAAGGATTACAACATATATTAAACGATGATAAAGCAACACTTGTTATGGGAAATATTGACACAAAAAGAGATTGGGGACATGCAAAAGATTATGTGGAAGGTATGTGGAGAATGCTTCAATGCGATATACCAAATGATTATATTTTATCCATGAATGAGTATCATAGCGTAAGAGAATTCATAGAAAAAGTATTTTCTTTAAGAGGAATAAACATTTTATGGAAGGGTAGTGGGCTTGATGAAATCGGTTACGACGCCAACACAGGGAGAGAAATTATTTTTATTAATGAAAAATATTATAGACCAGCAGAAGTAGAGGAATTGCTAGGCGATTCTACAAAAGCACGAACTGAATTGGGATGGAACCCAGAGTATTCATTCAATGAGTTAGTAAAAGAAATGGTGGATTATGATTGTAAGGATAAATAAAAATATTTATATTGTATTATACTATAATCAAACAATAATGAATGAATTACAAAAAAGATTTTTGTTGTTTTTAATATGTTGTATTGGAACTCGTTTATTATTTGTTCATATAGCAAGAGTAATCTCTGTAAAATACTTACCTTATCTAGGCTATTTGTCTATTTTACCAGCATTTGGATTTATTTACATTTATTTAACTGGTTCTAGGTCAACGGGAGCAGAAGTATTTGGCAAAAATATTTGGTGGAATAATTTAAGACCTATACACGGATTGTTATATGCGTTATTCGCATATAATGCCATTAATAAAAACACAGGTGCGTGGACATATTTATTTGTAGATGTTATTTTTGGTTTATTAAGTTTTTTAATATATCATTATTCGCAAGGTAATTTTTCTAAGGTTTTTTGAATCTATTCTTTTGGTATATATTGTTTATAATCATCAATACAAATGTTCATATAGGTCTTATCTTGTTTTTCCTCCATACAATTTTCCTGATATAATTTTAAAACTTCAAGAAATTTCTCTTCGTCTGAAATCTTTGCTTTTCCAGTAGAACCTATATCACACTTTTTTTTTGAATATAAACGACTCATCAAGTATTTACTTCCGCGGTTTTTTGTTTTTTTAACATATTGAATACCAAATGGAACATTTCGCATTAAATCGCCAAGTGGATTATTAGGAAATACTCTTTCTTGTAAAAAGATGTTTGTTTCAGGAATTTTTTCTGCGGTTTTATTTTCGGTTGTGGCATCTGTATCTGTATCTGCATCTATTGATTTATTTTTATGAAATGACTGTATATTTTCACTTCGTGTTCCAATTGAAAGATCACATAACCAATTTCTATAGGACCCATCTTCATATAAAGGTGCTTCATCATCATGCATAATATCCATACCTTCTGGTATTTCGCCATACCAAGCTTCCCATACTAATTTATGAATATACTGTTTTGAACTATTGATAGATACGTGTTTATATTTTGCACCATTACGACTTTTAACTTGTTGTGCAATAATTCCATGTGAATTTCTGAATCTACCATGAGTGGAAATTTGATATTCTGGATATTTTAAATGTTGTTTCCACTCTTCATTTTCAATTTGTATTTCAAACGCGTCATAATAATAATTATATGCTGTATATGCGGGGATTTCAATTGCCCTACGGATTTTTGCCGAAACAGTTTTTATTTGAGGTTTGGTATCTTTTTGAATTACATTATCAATAATAAATGAGGCACATTTATCAATACTTCGAAATAAACCTATGGTTATTGATTTATCTCGATTTTTTTTATCAGTTGGGTCAGGTTTTTTCATAATAACATATTTACCTTTACGACCACCATTTTCATTACTATTTTTAACCGATTTTTTCTGTCCTTTTCGTGAATTTTCACTTTGTTCCATCCACATTAAATTAGTAACACGGTTATCTGTATGGTCATCATTTATATGGTCAATAGTGTATTTTGGAGTGATGGTTGGAAAAGCAGATGCGAGGGCTATATGGGTTTGGTGATATTTTATATTAACTTTATCATGACATAATTTATAATATTCAAACCAACAATTTATATAATATTTTGTTTTTTTATTTCTTATTATAAATGGCAACTCTTTATTAACATTAAACATAATTTCATAATTAGGTTGTATAATAATTTCACTTATTTTTGATTTTTTACAAGTTCGGTGAGCATATACTGGTTTCCAAACATTAAGTTCTATTGCTCCATATTGTGGATGAATAGTAAATTCAGTCTTTTCATTTTGGGAATTCATAGTTATATAATTATAATTATGAATTGTCTTTAAGTTGTTATTTGAATGTAATGGGTATATATTTCTAAATATATTAGAAAAATTAATTTGAATAGGCAAGTCCACCCATGCCAGACATGACGCGGAGAACGTTGTAGTTTGTGGCGTAGACGCGGACCTTGGCGGTCTTGGTGCCCGAGACAGCGGCGTTGGAAAGAACAAGCTGGAGCGTAGCGTTGTCAATGCGCGAGAAGTTGCAGGTTCCCGAAGGCTGGTGCTCCTCGGGGCGGAGGGCGAACGAGTAGACGTTGATACCAGTATCGGGGTTGCGGGTGTGGTGCTGGTAAGGCTGCACCAGGTCGAAGTAAGAACCTTCACGCTCCGAGAAGCGGTCCTGACCGTTGAGCTGCAGTTTGGCAGTGACAACGGGGTTCTCGCCCCAACAATGCATATCGAGGGCAGACTCGGCCATAACGAAGGTGCCAGCATCGGATACACCGGAGTTGACGAGCACATCAGTTCCATTACCACCGAAACCGATCTCACCACCAGCCGAGGAGTATTGGTTAGCGACCTCATCCTCCATATGCCAGTAAGAAGTGTTGGCCTGCGAAGGAGCAACATCGAAGGCACCACCATCGTGGAACAGACCAGAACCACCAATGAAGGCCTGGGTGTTGGCAGCTACAGACTGGGGACCACCGAAGGCCATGATGGAGTTGGGCAGAGCATCAACGGCATCAGTGTAGTTGAAGGGCTGGGCACCGAGCGTCTTGAAAAGAAGACTGTCACAGGTCAGGGCAGCGCAATAATCAACATTCTCATCAGGCTGGACTACGAAAACCAACTCTTTGCAGGGGTGGTTGAAGTTCAGTTTGATCTTGTTGGAGGACGAACCGACCGATTCATCACCAGTGAACTGAAGCTGCTCAATGAGATATTCGTGGGGGTTCTGGGCCATACGTCTGCGCTCATCAGTATCAAGGAAGACGTAGTCTACATACAGAGAAGCGGCAACCAGAGACTGGTTGTAGGCGGTCGTGACTTTCATGTTTCCAGTCGAGCAACCGAGATCGCCAACAGCCCACAGGCACTCATCAATAGGACGGATGTCCAGGTTGATGCGGACCTCGTGATACTGAAGAGCAATCAGGGGCAGCGCAAGTCCGGGGTTGCGGCAGTACCAGAACTGAAGGGGAACATACAGAGTAGTCTCGGGCAGGGCATTGCGAGGAGCGCATACCTGGCGGGGGGCATCAGAGTCACAGGGACCATCGATGTCAGCGAAAGACGGGTCAGTAATGTAGGTCAGCTGGGTGGTGTTACCGACCATGCGGTAGTAACCACGCTCCTGGTCCTTGGAGAGAGTGAGCTGATTCCAGATGTGCATCCAGTCACCATACTGGCGATCGATGCGCTGTCCACCAATCTCAACCTCAACCTGAGAAATCATCTGCTCACCGGGGAAATCCAACCAGCGGGCGAATACACCCAAAGGCGAAGAATTCGTACCTCTAGTGCCCGTGTTAGCCATCGACTGGTTAATCTCGGGCAGAGTTACCTGCAGGTAGGTGCGGTAGGCAAGATCACCATTACGGCTGATCGTGCAAGTGACACGGCGACCGAAATCGGCCTGGCCATTGAAAGTCTGTTCAATAGACTCCATGGCGAAGTTTGTGTGGCGACGGTAAGTTACCTTCCAGAAGGTAATCTGAGGGTTGCCCGTAAGATATACGTCCTGGGCACCATAAGCGACAAGCTGCATTAAACCTCCTCCCATTTTGTTATAACATAGAGAAAGAAAAAAATTTTCGCTAAATACAATTAATTATTCTAAATTATTGTTTTAATTTAAAATAATTCTAAATTATTGTTCTAAACCATCAATCCAACAAATCATCACTCCAACAAATCATCACTCCAACAAATCACTAATATCCATATTTTTTTCAATAAATGTCTTTAGATAACTATCTTGAAACACTTCGCGTTTTCCTTCATGTTTCTTGGTGAAAATATATTTTTCATCGATTATTTTAACTTCCCACCCATTTTGAATGGCATTATAAATAAAATTCATCTTTTGAAAATTTACTAGACTGACTTCGATATTTTGTGGAACAGATAAATGAATAGATTCCATTATTATGAATTTCATAGAAAACATAATTTATTGTTAAACCCAAAATAAAGCATTTAAATAAATTTTAAATTAAAAATGAAATTATTGAGATATGTATAAGTTTATTAATAATGCCAAATTTTAAACCGAAAAATACAAAAAAAATAATGGTTAATAAAAAAACAAATATAACATTAGATGAAAAACATAAAGAATTGAGTGATGACTTTCGCTACCAAATAGATGTTGTTTTGCCCAACTTACAAGAAGAAAAACAACAACTAAAAGCAAAACTTAAAAAAATAGATATTTCGATTGAAGAAATATTAGATATAAAAGACAGACTTATAATCATTAAAGATGAAATTAAAACAATTAAATCTGCTGAAAAAAATTATTTATTAAAAAATTCTAAATATGTGTTTGAGTATTTTGAAAATAAAAAACAAATTTCCGAAGGTAAAAATAAAACAACAATGCTTAATGAATTTTTTAATGTTAATAAAAATGAAATGAATGATACAAATGCAAAAGAAAGAAGTAATGTTCAAAAATATTTAACAAATGTTGATGAAACATTTTTGGATATTAATAATTTTGTTATGCAAACAGATATATGCGAAACGTGTAACAAAGGTGAGTTAATACCCGTAGATCATGAAGGAAGTCTTGTTTGTAACAATTGCTCTAAAAGTATTCGATATTTAGTTGAGAACGATAAGCCTTCCTATAAAGAACCGCCTAAAGAGGTTTGTTTTTATGCTTACAAACGTATCAATCATTTTAGAGAAATCTTGGCACAATTTCAGGCAAAAGAAACTACTCTCATCCCAGATGAGGTTTTTGAAAATATAAAGTTGCAAATTAAAAAGGAGAGAATTAAATTAAATCAAATTACAAATAAAAAGGCGAAGGAAATATTGAAGAAATTAGGATATAATAAATATTATGAGCATATCCCATTTATAAAAGATAAATTAGGAATTAAACCGCCTATTATGAGCGCGGAATTAGAAGAGAGATTATGCAATCTTTTTACTGATATTCAGGGACCTTATGCGCGTTATTGTCCGGATGACCGAGTTAATTTTTTAAATTATTATTATACTGTTTATAAATTATGCGAATTATTAGACCAGCGTCAGTTTCTTTCCTTTTTTCCCATGCTTAAAGATAGAGAGAAAAGAATCGAGCAGGATGAAATATGGAAAAAAATATGCGAGGAACTAGATTGGGAATTTATTCCAACTATTTGAAGTTTTATATCTTTATAGTATCAATCTCTCTAGAAAAAGTTTATACACTCCATATTATTTGTTTATTTACTATAAAATGCGGTTTGCTTCTTACTTTATTAGTTAATAATTAACAATCTATGTTCTATATTTTGTATTCTATATTTTGTATTCTATATTTTGTATGATATTTTTCTAAACATTTAAAAAAATCATATCATTATTATAAACTTAAAGTAATTAAAGTAATTTAAGCCGAATGGGGGAAACCAACAAGGTTGGCGCCAATACCAAGACCAGCACCGCTGCGGGCGGATACACCCATGCTAGGCACGTAGGTGTCCAGAATGCTAAAGGTGGCGGCGGCGGTGAGAGCAATAAGCGAAACCTCGTCCAGGTTCAGGGAGCGTTTAGGGATGGCAAAGGCCGCAAGAGCAACCATAAGACCTTCAACGAGATATTTGATTGCGCGCTTGAAAAGTTCACCAAGGTCGAGTCCTTCAATATGGAGCATTTATAGATATTATATAGAAAAAAAAATATATAATGCGGTTAAAACTTAAAAAATTAATTCTAAATAAGTCTATAAATGGACGGAACTACTAAAGGAAACAATGAATCTCAAAATGGTGTAATTCACAAATTAAATTTAGATGGTTCAAATAATCCTAAATATGTAGATTTGCTCGATGAAGATAAAGCCGTAGCAGGACAACAATTTTGCTGTATTTCATTTATCTCTCCTGAAAAGATTTTGAATGACAAGAAACTTTATTATTTCCAACAATTCCTAAAACAATGGGATATGTCTAAATCTTTGCAAAAATATACTCAGTTTTTGAATTTTGTATCATACAAATATAATTTGGATTTTGATAAGCTTACAAAAGATTTGGATGAGTTTTGTATTGAAGAAAAAAATAATCTGTTTACGACTACGCTTGAAGATGAATATAAAACATTTATTGACAACAATGAAGAGCGAATGGAAAAGGAATTCAATGATGCGAATAACTTTGAAACGTCAACCCGCGGAATTAAAATTCGGGGTTCTTATCCTAGCCAACAGGAAGCGGAGCTGCGATGTAAGATGTTGCGCGAGGTAGATCCCAACCACGATGTTTATGTTGGACCTGTTGGTATGTGGATGCCGTTTCATCCTGAGGCATATAAGACTGGTCGTGTAGATTATTTGGAAGATGAATTGAACCAGTTGATGAATGAGAAGCAGAATAATGAAAAGGCTGCTAAACAAGAGTTTGACAAGCGTATTAAGGAAATGAAGGAGAAGGCTATGGAAGAGAATAAAAAGAAAGCAGAAGAAACTGGTAATGTTCTTACGCAAACCATTGATAAAGATAGTAATCTGGTAAGCGTAAAGGATGTAACCACATTTGAGTCGGGATTGGTAGGTAATAAAGATGGAAATATTGAGGTGGCGGATATTAGAAAGGAATTATTTGAAAGCGAAGATGTCGTTATTGATTATAAAAATTCTGATCACGGTCTTAGTGGATTAACTCTAAATAAACCCGAGGATACTGCGGAGGAGAATCTAGTGATTAACATTTCTGATAACAAAGATAATGAAACGCAGTAAAATATTGAAGGATGAAATATTAACGGGTGTAAAATATTGAAGGATGAAATATTAACGGGTGTAAAATATTGAAGGATATGAAAAATTACTTAAATATTTATAGTATTATAAATATATAAGTGGAAAATGACAAAATCAATTTGTGACCTGGTTGGTTGTAATAAAAAAATAAAATTGGTTAATAAATTAGTGTCTACATGCTATTGTGGAAAAATCCATTGCGATTCTCATAGATTATCAGAGACACATAACTGCGATTATGATTTCCGCAGTAAAATCAATTTTGAAGATAAGATTAAAGAGATGAAGTGCGTAGCGTCTAAAATAAATAACATATAAAATTATATAATTTATTTACCATTTGCTTTTTTTAACATTGATTTTTGGACCACCACGTTTTTTGCCGGAGTTTGGGTCATATGCGTCATCTTCATCATCAGAATTCAAGTCTTTGGAAAGCTCCCAAAATTCTTTAGAACCTAATTTAAAAGGACCGTGTGGCTCTGCTTTATACCAAAAAATTTGGTCTTGTAATTTGTTTGATTTGGCATTATTATTAACTACTAAACACTCAAAATTTTCAGTACACTGATCCATAACTTGAGCAAATGATTCAAAGGTAGGAAACATACCAGCATAGTTTTCCCATATACGTTTTCTATTTGCGATATAAGGCTCACGCAAAATAAACACGTAATCAATATTTGTTCGCAAGTTTGGCGGAATACCTAGGGGATATTGCATAGTAATAATTAGCATCACTTTCCAATGACGACCATTCATGAAAAGTAAACGCATCATTTTATCTTTCGTCCATGAACCATCATATAAGCAATCATCTAAAATAACAAAAGTGCGAGGATCAATTGTAGAACGTTTGTAATGTTCCATTTCTTTTTTCACTTGTTTAAGAACAGATTTTTGTCTTTTTAAAATATTTTCAATGATAGCAGTATTGTATTCATCGTGAATAAATAATTTAGGAACGTGACTACTATAAAATCCATTTCCTGCTTCCGTGCCAGAAATAACAGTTCCTATAGGAATATCTTGATGATGAAATAATAAATCTCTTACTAAGTAACTTTTACCTGTATCACGACGACCAATCAATACAACAACAGGACCTTTATTTTCATCTGGCTTAAAACTAATATGTTTCATATCAAATTTTTTCAATTCTAGAGTCATTACTTATACCATCTAAATATTAAAACAATATATTTAATCCGCATAAATTAGTTTAGATACAATTAAATTAATGTTTAACATCACTAATGGACTTTTCTTATAAAAAAAATGATAATTCCCAATTGTTTAGTTCTTTAGAAAAAGAAACATTACTTAATGCCAAAAGCGCGCAAAATTATATTCCATTATATTCTCAATTTTTTACTTTAACCGATGCAAATTATAACAATATAAATCTTAATAATCCATTAAGGTTATACGATATAACTGAAAGCATTAGCAATAGTCAGTCTAATAATATTTGCACTAGCATAGTTATAGATAGTAATGATTTGAAAAAAGAAACTCCTGTATTTTTCAAGTGCAGTCCACTGCTTGATCCTGTTAAATATATGGTAGGTAAATATGATATTTCAAATGCAAACTTGCTTAATCTTCCAAAGCATAATTCAAACGATTGTCATCCTAAAATAAGAGATCCAAATAATTCAGCTTATGTAGACGGATTTTTCACTTATTTAACTAGTCAATTATTACATAAACACGGGATTATACACGGATTAGATTTTTATGGTTCTTATTTAGTCCAGAAAAATAACTTTAAAGTAGATGTAACTGAAGATTTAGAGTATATTTATAAATCTGATTTTTTTCATGAAAATAAAGATAAACTCTTTAATTTGGAAGAAGGTTTCTACACAGAATTAATTAATTATGATACTCGCAATTATAAAGAAAAATTATCGTTTGACGACGACACTTTGCCTGAAAATATATTAAAACTGTCAGATATAAGTGATTTATCAGAACTAGATACTTTATTTTCAAATAATCAAATTGAAATAAATAAAAATGAACCTGTAGTAGAACTTATCACTGAGTATGATATTTCCAATAATGATAATAATATAAAAAAAATGTATAGCGCGAGCAGCACTGGTAGTAATTGTTCATCAAGATCATCTGACACTGATAACGCTGATAGTGGCAATGATGATGATGATTGTGATGGTGATGATGGCGACGATTGTGAGACAAATGATAGCGATTGCTCAACTTCAACAGAAGATACTGCTTATGCCAATATTTCACAATTTCCAGTTCAAATTATTGCTTTAGAAAAATGCGAAAAAACTTTGGATCATCTTTTAGTCACTCAAGATATTGGTAATAAAGAATTAAGTTCAATTATAATTCAAATTTTAATGATACTTATTTCATTTCAAAACACATTTGGTTTAACCCATAATGATTTGCATACTAATAATATTATGTATATTCCAACTGAAAAACAATATCTTTATTATAAAGTAGATAATAAGCATTATAAAGTGCCGACATTTGGACGTATTTTTAAAATAATCGATTTCGGTCGTGCTATTTATAAATTTAGAGGAAATGTTATTTGTAGCGATAGTTTTCATTCCAAAGGCGATGCTTCGACACAATATAATTTTGAACCTTATTTTAATAAAAATAAACCGCGACTAGAGCCAAATTTTAGTTTTGATTTGTGTCGTCTTGGATGTTCCATGTTTGATTTTTTTGCGGATGATATATCGGATATTAAAAATGTAGTTTCACCAATAGAAAAAATTATTATAGATTGGTGTCTTGACGATAAACAAAGAAATGTTCTATATAAGAATAATGGCGAGGAGAGATATCCTGATTTTAAATTATATAAAATGATTGCGCGCACAGTTCATAAACATATACCTATAGATGTTTTGCGAAATCCACACTTTGAAAGTTATGTTGTTCCTAAAAAAAAAATAAATAAAACTGCGATAATCATAAATATTGATAATTTGCCATCTTATATGTAGTTATTGAATTATAGAATTATATGAGTTATAAATCATCATATAATGCTATTTGTGTAGATATTCATACAACACGCACGTGTTATTTGCGACACGCACATTTTATTTGCGACACCCTGATTCACTGAGTCTTTTTTGAATGTAATTTATTGTATCTGTTGTCGACGTAACAAATGCGTCTGGATATATTGCGTGAATTATTGCTTTAATGCTTCCGATTCCCAATACATAAGCCATCTCACTGGATAATTTGAAATGTTCTACATAAGTCATACATACTTTTTGCGGATGTTCAAATATCATTATACACTTATTTTACATTTATTTTACATAAATAACGAACTCGTGTTTCAGGTCATATCTCGCAGATACCGTGTTTCAACCTTATATAATTAAAAATCGGGATTTCCAGTAAATGCGGTTGTGGGAGCAATCTTGCTAACTCCACTAGAAAACTGCTCTAATGTAAATACTCCTAAAATACTACTCAGATAAACAATAATTGTATCTCTCGCTAAATCTTTTACTGGTTTTGTTTCTTTAACAATTAATCTCATTTCCACGATTTTTAAAATTAAATAAATAACTGCTATCGCTCCTCCCACTATAAATGAATTATCCATTATTAAAATTAATTAGAAAAATCAAACCTGTTTATTTACGCAATTTATGAAATAAATTCAATATCATCTAAAACAGGAGGATTTAATGTCATTGTTCTATTTAAATCATTAATATCAGCAATCTCTAACTTTACTGAATCACCAATAGTAATCCTATCAATATCCTCGTCGTCATCGTCGTCATCGTCATCCTCCTCGGCTTTGCGACGTTCCGCAGATTCATTCGATATTTGCTCTAAACGTTCAATTGTTTTTGGCGCATCAATTGTCGATTCTATTCCAGTGGTAGAAATGGCATTGTCTATATCAGAAAATTCGATTCTATCTGACGCTGCAATATTTGGTGTTTCCTCCATTGTAGGCGTTTTAATCACGAATGAAATATTATCATCGTCTTCAGTTTTTACAACGGGGACTGGACTGGTCGCATCGTGTTTTATAATGATAGGCGTATTTTCTGTTTCTGTCTCTGTTTTTGTTTGAGATGCGTTGGCGGAGGATGGTGACGATGATTCCTCTCCACTAGACACTTCTTTATTTTCTTCTTTATTTTCTTCTTTATTGTCTGTCTCTCTAAGAATTTCCTCTTCTTTAACTTCCACGTCTTGCTCTACTGTTTCGTCCATGTATGCTCTTAAAATAGTCTCTACGGGTACAGTATCCCTGACAGTATTAAGAACACATTCTTTAATAATTAATTCCAATTCACGATTATGTTTTTGAATTTGAAGCGGTGCAATGTTTTTTTCAAACAAATAAATATTGGTATATAACTTACGAGCAACATTAATGTAAATTTTATGAACGAAATCGTCTACAGACGGAATATTTATATCTATTTTTTTTTGTTTTTGTCCTACCCGAACACAAGAAAGCGCCTTTAATTGAATAATATGAACACACGTGATTAACTCCTCCAAATAATTACATCCAGAAACTTCGCTAATTCGTTTTCTCTCCGTCTCAATAATATCTGTATTCCATTTCGGGATGCGACTTAGGAATGTTTGGAAGGTCATTAGATATTTATCTTCTTCGTCATTTTCTTTACATAAAATCCATGCTTCTTTGAAAATGGATTTAAGTCCGGCAATTATAGCAGGAGTAAAAATATTAACTAGACGGACACACCACTCATTTTTGGATTCTGTTAAACTTGACATAGAATAATCGTCCATATTTGCTTTACATAAATGATATATTTTCTAAATCAAAATCAGAACGAATAAAAATAAAATTTAAAATGAAAACCATTAATAATTTTTCATTTCTAAATTCCTTTTTAACTTTATTAAAAGATAATAACATCCGATATTTTTTTAAAACATCTAAATTAGATGACTCTACATAATTCATAATATCCAATGCACTATATCCCTTTTCATATAAGTTTTTTGAAAAATCCATTAATTTATTATGTTTTGTTAAATCCGTTTTATCAATCGTTCTTTTAAGCCATTGTTGTTTTTTTTCCTCTTCAGCGTTATTCGCAAAGCAGCTTTCTAGAGCATGTTTATGTAAATTTGTTTTTAGTCCGTTAATAATTGGCTCGGAAATAAAAATCTCGCAAAATCTTGACAAAATTGGCTTCAACAGTTTGTATTTATCCTCTACTATAATAAAAAAACGCGTTGTATGACTAAACAATTCAATACATCTACGAAGTGCGGATTGCGCATCAATGGTTAATTTATCTGCGTTCGATAAAATAATTGTTTTAAAATGACCTGAACCTCTAATATTGATATGTGTTTTTGCGAAGAATTTTAAATCATCTCTTACAAATTTAATACCTTTTCCATGCGCACAATTGACATTCATTATGTATGCATCAATTAATTCTTTATCATTTTCATAAATATTTGATACGAAATTTTGAACGATTGTGCGTTTTCCGCTACCACTCGGTCCATGAAAAATTATATTTGGAATTTTCTTATTTTCTAAAAAAAAGGCTAATTTATTTCGAATTTGTTCATGAATTTGGAGAGACATTAGTGTGTATAAGATTTATTTAATGATTATGTTTTATATACATTTAATTTTATAATTACAAAGTTAAATGTATTTTTTTAGATTGAAACAACCTTATTCTCCTGCTCTTCTTCTGGGTCAGTTTTTTCTTTGTTGTCGGTCTGAAATTTTGCCAATATTTTTGAAAGAATTGTCATTGGTTCCAATAATAGAGAAGAATCGCCTATAGAATATGCGCCTCTCTTTTGAGCCAAATTAATAGCATTAACAATAATAGATATATGATTATATGTTAACTGAAATTCTGATCCTGTTTCTGACATTTATAGTAATATAATTTAGATTGTTTTAAACTTATTTTAAATTTATTAATTAATAAATAAATAATTAATAAATTATATTACTGGTATTTATTATTTAAGCCCAGCTATTCAAACTTTGAGTGTAAGGATTATTTTTGAAAGCGGTTAAAATATCGGGATTAATTCTATCACAACCTTGAGATTGGTCAAGATACTGGGGTGTATTTATACTTCCGTGTGTTTCAACACTAGGAACAACACTTGGTCCACCGCTGGGTGCCCACATACGATTATTATTACGGTCTACATCACGTCTATCTATATGAATATTTTGTTCATTATTGAAATCATTTGTTTGTCCGTGATTAGGTCTATTTTTGTAACTTTTATTTACATTATTACGCTGATTATATGCCGACGCATAACTTTGTGTTGCCATATCCGTTGCTGGACCGGCACTGCCTACATAAGAAGTATTTGTAGTATCACGCTGGACATCTACGGATTGCTGTTTTGAAACTAAATAACCATCATCACCCTGTCTCTCCACATTAAGATGATTATTATCTAATTTACCTTCAGTCATCTCTCTGATTGTCGTGCGAGTTCTGTCTGCGGGATTATACACAGGCAAATTAGAAACCGTTGTTTGGGCGTTTCCTTGCGGGCGTAAATTACCAATCACATTTTCTTTTCTCGATGGCCGCATAATATCCAATAATGGAGCAATAGCAGCGCGCATAATACCATGCGCAACACCATAATCCTTCGGGTGTTTTGTAGTGCTGCGATTGTTGTGCAGAAGTTTATGGCTACCATTTCCATGATCTCCAGTGCTTGGTGCGTGTTTCCCTAGAGATGTGGCCGCCATAATATCATTTGGTGCTAAACAAGGTCTCTTCGGTTCTGCGTACTCTCCTTTCGCATATGTCGCATCGCCGTCTTTACCTGATCCAAAATATTCACAAGAAGTTGTGGTTCTATTAACATCTTGTAGAACTTCAATACCACGCGCGGTGGGGGCTTTTTCCAAACCAGTTGTAGTGAACCAACGTTCCGGGCCAACCGAGTAGTAAGTATCTGGCATATATTTTTCTACTTTACCTTGTGTTTGGAGTGTTCCGGACTCTTTAATTATAGAATTTGCTGGGCCTTCGTGTCCCTTAAGTCCAAAGGTAATTTTAGGATTTGTATCTACACGAAGTTCATTAACGGTTTTGGGTAACCACGAATTACGTGCCTCCATTCCTGAGTTGAATCCACCACTTCCAGAAGTTTCAAAACCTTTACCTAAACCTGGTCCTACTCTTTCCTCTTCCCACGGTTTAATATTATTCATACGTAATGATGGATTAACACGCGATTGCATAAAATCACTATAATTCGGCGCACCATTTGCGTGGCTCAAATTGTTATGTGGTTTAAATAATGGTGCTTGCTCTTTTTTACGGAACTGTTGCGACCCCTGTCCTTGTAAATTATCTAAAACACTCTCGTGGGAATCCGAGGATAATGTTGCTCCCTTAATTTTCGCCCCAAAAAAAGGAACCATATTATTAAACTTAAAATTATTATTATCAATTGGTTCTCCGGTTAAAGATATTTGCTGTTTGGAACTTCCACCAACACTATCAACGGGATTTTCTGCTTCTACACGTTGAGCCACCGTATTGTTATAAAATTTATCTGTGGTTTGATTCGCGTTTGGATAACGATTAAGATCGTTAGAGTTGTTGACGCCAGGAAGATAAGATTCTTCGGGCACTGTTTCTGCTTTCCATGGAATAACATTCTGTGGAGTCTTCATCGCATTAATATTTGCCTTTTTATTATTTTGATTTGAAATAACATACATGCCACCTAAGGCCATAAGAGGAATTGCTATCTCTGCCATTATATAAAGTATAATATATTAAAATATTTATTTACAATCGTGCGATAAATATTATAATAATATTTATTTACAATCGTGCGATAAATATTTATTATAGTAATTAATTCAAACATTACCACAGGTGTTTGTCGCATTACATAAAGGACCAGGAGCACGCCCTGCGCCATTAAAAGGAGATGTATTTATACTTGTGCTACCAGTTTCTAATTTGGGAAAACAAGAAATTGTCGGCGTAAAATTGTCTCTCTCAACTAAACGGGTGCTTAAATTATTGTGAAAAGACATACACGTATTTTCTTGTGGGTCTAAAGGTAAAATATACCAATTCACTTGCTCTAAATCTCTCGACATCCACGCAGGGTGAGTTGCGCGCGATTGGTCTGTTCCAGGCGAACACGTGGGATATGAAACCGAGTTTGATTTGGCAGCATTTAAATTATATGAGTTTTTCTCAATACAATCTTTAGTATTTGGTCTAGATAGTCCAATCAAATCACTCTCTAAATTAATAGTATTGGTTCTTAAATTAGCACCCCATTGCTGGAGTCTAATATATGGGTCTTCCATGAAGCAAGGTTTGTCTCCATTACCTGGAACATTTAACATATATTTTCCAATTCCAGTAGATTCTTGAAGTTGTTTTTTTATTCTACATGGGTCATCATGAAATCTTGTAAATGACATATATAGATATTATAGATAATTAATATTATAGTATTAATTATTTATAGTATTAATTATTTATAGTATTATTTATTTATAGTATTAATTATTTATAGTATTATTTATTTATAGTATTAATTATTTATAGTATTAATTATTTAAGTGTTAGCGATTTAGTTAGGAACAGGAAAAGGTCTTTGATTGTTTTCTATTACCAGAGGTTTTGGCATAATAACAGGAATTCTATCAAAGAATGATCTCATGGGAACTGTTTTTAATTCAGGCACAACTGGTGCTTGAGGATTGACTAGATTGGTAGAATTTGTTCCACGTAGAGATGATTCTATATCAACTGAATTGTTAGAAAAAGTGTTACGAGGCATATGATTGGGCATATAACCTATACATGGAAATGCTGGCGTGTAAGCTTGTCCCTGCTGACCATTTTCATATAAACTATATTTATTTGCTAAACCAAATTGTTTTTGCTGAATACAATAATTACTTGGTGTATTTTTATTCTGTGTAGATGCCATTATAATTATCTATATATACATAATTATAATTTATTTCAACCGTTTTTCATTTTAGTTTTTCATTTTAGTTTTTCATTTTAGTTATAATCTTCTCAATTATACCATCATAATTTACATTGTTATGTTTATTTTTCAAATTGCATATTATACTATGCGCTAAATTAAATAAATCAAATCCAAATAATAGTCTAAATAATGTTTCTTCTAAGCAATCATTATTTGTTTGTAAAAAAAATTGCATTAATGGAGATGTATTTGATATATTGTTCTTCATTTTTTCTAACAATTCTTTCATAATTTCATTATCCTTTAATTCATTATATAATTGTTGTGTGGTATTACTTATAATTTCGTCATTCCATTCTTGGAGAGAAAATGCCTGTAAAAATTGTGCGCGATAAATATCTTCTTGGTCATCTGTGTCATGATTTTGATAAGTACATAGAAAATCATAAATGTAAGTCATAATGTATAATTGGCTAATTACTTATTTACATATGTATTTCTTTAAATAAGTAATTATACGTATTGATTAGACGTATTGATTAGACGTATTGATTAGGAGTATGTTGTTTGGCGTAATCTTGGTCGCGCGTCAATTCACGTGATGGAAGACCACCACGAATCCAACCTTCCGCGGCTACGCCTTCTACCAAATTAGCCGGGTTGCTAACGGTTGCCTGTAGAGATGGAATCATAGGAGTGTTTGTATAAGAAATATAAGACACTTCACTCGTAGGGTTAATACTCTTTCTGTTGTTGGCGAGGTCACCTTGTTGAATCTGGGATTCTAAAACTGGGTTGCTCTTTCCGCGTCCTAAATATGGGACGGTTGAGAATGGGCGTTGAAACAAACTAATACGACATTTCGGTTTGCTCAAGTCCGTGAGGGATAGTTCAGAGTTTTCATCAATGTTGCAACCATTAATTCCAACCTGGTGACTGCCGCTATAATTTACATTTAATTGACTAGTGGCAAAATCAATCGCCTTGTTCATTGGGCACGCAGGACGAAAGTTATCTAATAGATAAGTAGCTGCTTGCGAATTTTGAATGTTACTCTGACTTAATTCACATTTATCATCTCCTAATCTCGTAGTGTTATTGAATGTATAATCATAAACAGATGCCATGTATATAATGATTCAATATATTATTTTCACTAAAGATTTAAATAATATATTTGATTTATTTATTGATTGAATTATTTCATTTATTAATTGTTAGTCCATCGCGGTGATGTTCCCTGCATACACGAAAATTTATCACCTTCTTTACATGACGGCATATCACCATATAAATATTCAGCAAATGCTTTTTGGTCATTAGGGACCTGAGTATTTGGAGTAGCATACCAGTTTCTCATAGATTGATCAAAATTAAAACTATCTCCTAAATCCTTAAATAATCGCTCGTCAATATTTGGGTCGTCAAAATTTTTACAAACAAATTCCTGGGTTTTTTCATTGATTTCCTTTTCGACAGCTGCATTGTATGCGGGAGCAGCTCGTTTACGATTCGGATCATCACTAATCTCAGTCAAAAGCACATTCATTATTGGATTTTTTTCCGTTGGTTCCGTGTAATTATCTTTTAAACGTTGATACACTTCTGGGTTTGAAAATCCTTCTTTTTTAGATGTTTTCTTTTCTTGACTGGTTTGAATAAGATATAATAATATTATTGCTCCTAAAGTTACTACACCTGTGATAACAATTTTATAATTACGGCTTATTAAATATCCTAAAAGTGTAAGAATTACAACAAGTCTTGTTATTGAATTTAACTTTTGAGATGATGTCATAGAAGCAGCAGGCCATATATGTGAAATCTCATCATGTTTTAATAAAATAGTTGGATCATTTAACCAAAAAGATGATGTCATTATTATATATAATCATAGTTATTTTTTATTTACCTTCTTTTTTCTTCTTCTTCTTGTTTTTCTTTTTTTTTTGAGTATTATCTTGTTCTGATCTAACACTTTTTTCATATTTTTCACCTGTGCTAAAGACTAAATTCTCAATTCCATCTTCGGTAAATCCTTCTGACTTAAGTAAGTCTGCCGCCGCCTTTGATGCCATCTGCTCTTGTATTTTAAATTCTTCTGGATTAATTTTACTATTTACATTTTGTTTTTCATCTGCTTTTGCTTTCATTCTTTCTCGCTGTTTTGCCATTTTCATATTTCTATTTAGGTGAGCCTGCATTGCTGATGTATTCATTTTTCCGCCACCACCACCCATACCGCCCATACCACCCATACCGCCCATACCGCCCATGCCCATCTTTCCCAACATACTCTGTAAATTTCCCATACCAGGCATGTCTTTCATTTTTTGAACAATATCTGTCGCCTCTGCTAATAACTCACTTTCTTTAATATCACCCGATTTTATCTTAGCATCTAATTTACCACCAATGTTTTTTACTAAACCCATAAGTTTAGTTGGATTCTTAAATAACTTTTGAAATACATCATTTATTGATGTAGAATTTTCCATATCCATATTCAAATCATTCGCAGTTTCTTCCGCAATCTCTCTTGCTAAACTTCCCAATTTGCCTTCCATCATACTGTTAACGTGTTCATGAATAGTATTAGGGTCAGGCAAATCATTTACATTAAAACCGGGCATAGAACCTTCGCTGTTTTCGCCATTTTCACCATTTTCACTGTTTTCGCCATTTTCACTGTTCTCGCTGTTCTCGCCAGTCTCGCCATTTTTATTATTTTCAAAAACAGACTGCATTTGGTTTATGGTATCCGTTAACTTTGCCTTAAATTCATCCTCGTTAATAGCTTCAAACAATTTCGCGGTATCACCAAATGAATCACCATCAGATATATTGGACACTGTTGTAAACAAAATCAATTGTAAATATTTCCAAATTGTCTCTTTCGTATTGTCACTAATATTTTCTTTCCATAAATCTTTAAAATTAATTCCTGGCAAAAACTCAACATTTACATTATCCTCTGTTTCTTCGCTAAAAATCTTGTTATTTTGATACAAAATATCGAAAAATCTCTCTGGGAAAATATTTCTACAATACTCAAAAATCTTGTTAATTTCCACATCATCATTATCTTCATCATTAAGAATTGTTCTTAGACCATCATCCAAAGTGTCATTTAATTCAGGAAAAGTATTCAACAAGTCTCGTGTCATATCAGAAATAATTTTTTTCAAATCCTTTGATTTACTCGCATTGTCTTTTGTTTCCGATTCCGCCATTTATATATTTAATAAATTTGTCTTATATTTAAATCAAACTATTTTAATTATATAATTTACATAACTTACACAAATTTTGCATATATTTAATAACCTTATCTTGATCGTCTTTATTCATTTCTTTAATAGGCTTTTTTAAATAATTAATTTTCTCTAAAATAATTCCGCCATTACCTACATTTTTCATATCGTTGTTATAGTCTTTATTAATGAAAAAATCCAAATTTCCAATATCAATCTCTTTGTGATAATTATCATATACGTGTTCTTTAAATGCAATCATAATTAACTTTGGGTTTGCTTTTCTCATTTTTGTAAAGGCATTATAAACTGTGGCAATATCTGCGTCATCTGGAAAAACCAGTTGTATGTCATTTACAAATTCCAAAAAATGGTTGTTAAATGCTGTTAAAATAGAGCGGCTGTCCATGTGTGTTTTATATAAGATATTTTTTTAACTTTATTTAATTTTACTTAATAATTAATTAAATTAAATAAACAAACAATGATTTTTCAATGATTTTTCAATGATTTTTTTATATTTTTTCTATATTTTTTTCACCGTTTCATTTGAATATCCGAATTTCTTTGTTGTTGCATTTTTTCAAGGGATTCAGGATTAACTTTATCGGGTGAGTAGGTGTCGGGTGGCGTCTCAATTACACCACTTTCTTGTATAGAAGAATAATGGTGTTGTTGTCTCATACCACCGTCTCCCTTTGCCGATAATTCATCAGCACCCTGATCCAAAAAACTAAAATTATCAGAAACTACACCGAATCCACCGCCTCCTAAAGCAAATGCTAAAGGTTCTCCATTATTTTGGGTGGCTGTTTTTTGAATATTAACATTCTGGGAATTAATAAAATCTTTAATTTGCTCTCCAAATAAAACCTGATGACCCCTGTTTAATAAAAGAAGAGCTGGCACTTTGGTCACGTTTGGCGAAAGCAATAGTTCTTGACCATTTTCCAAAAGAACATAAACTGCCCCATTCGATTTTTTTACACGTTTATCTATACAAATAAAATGCGTGTCGTCTTTAATCGATGTTTGCGCTATTGATTGTAAGAGAGATTGGCAATTCTTACAATAATTACTATAATATAAAATAGAACTCATTATATATCTGTTATTATTTTGAGTTAATTATTTTAACTTATTTTTATTAAAATTGATTTATAAATATGATATATTAATATATATACACTACAATCATGAATCCCGTTTTATCACAACATTCCGTAGAAGATTCTTATCTTAAATTTAGAATATCTGGCATTAATGTCAGTTTAGCAAATGGCTTGCGACGAATTATATTATCAGAAGTCCCTACTGTGGTCTTTAGAACTACTCCATATGAAGCCAATCTTGCTACTATTGACATTAATACAACTCGCATGAATAATGAAATTATTAAACAACGATTGTCATGTGTTCCTATTCATATTACAGACACAGGGATTCCTATAGAAGATTATATTGTAGAAATTAATAAAAGAAACGATTCGGACATAATTGATTATGTTACTACTCAGGATTTTCAAATTAAAAATGTTAAAACAGATAAGTATGTGAGTAAAGCAGAACGTAATAAAATATTTCCTCCCGATCCTACTACAGGAGATTATATTGATTTGGTTAGACTGCGCCCCAAACTATCTGATGAAATTGGCGGCGAACATTTGAAACTATCGTGTAAACTCGATATTGGATTTGCTAAACAAGATGGAGCATTTAATATTGCATCTACGTGTAGTTATGCCGCTTCCCCCGACCCAGTGAAAATTAACGCGGTTTGGACTGAAAAATACAAAACTTTAAAAAGCGAGGGAATGAGTAAAGACGATATCGAATTTTATGAAAAAGATTGGCGCTTGTTGGATGCTAAACGATTGACTTTAGATGATACATTTGATTTTATTGTAGAAAGTGTGGGTGTATTTACAAATGAATCTATTGTGGTGAAGGCGGCTGATGTTATGATAAATAAGTTGAAAACCTTTATTGACGAGGTTCAAACAAAAGAAGAGCTTGTTGAAAAAACCTCAACAACCATCGCGAATTGTTATGAAGTAATTCTTAATAATGAAGATTATACGCTTGGAAAGGTTTTGGAGTATATTTTGTATTCTAGACATTTTGACCGTTCTTCTGCGTCATCAGACAAATCACTTTCATTTTGTGGATTTAGAAAGCCTCATCCACATATTAATGTCAGTATTATTCGTTTAGGGTTTATGGATGAAGTCGACAAAACAACAATTGTTTCCTATATGATAGATGCCGCAAATGACGCAATTAAAGTGTATGAAAAAATAGCCGAACATTTTAATCAAGAGTAAGTAGAGTAAGTTTTTGATATTCATTATTAATTTAATTATAATAATTTCACTATTACGTTTTATAATTTTTTATTCAATAACATACTTATATATAATTATGACATCAAAACGTAATCAAAATGTTATTATCACATTACAACCAGGTGGTAATGATGGGTTTGGTGCTCAATATCAAAGAATATTAGGTGTGTATGCTATTTCACGAGCTTTAAATATAAGTTACATGCATACTCCTTTTGCTGATATTGGTAATCAAGGACTACAAAGTTTAGAAAAAAATGAACACTCAAAAGAATATGTTAGAGAATGTATTAAACGTACTTGGATAAAGTCAGACTTGAATCCTAACGAAATTAATAAAAATCTTAAGGATTATGGATTTATTAATGATAAAAATATTCCAAATAAAACTTTTTTTTTGGAAAATCTAAGTAATGTAATAAATAAAAATCAAAAAACAATTCTACAATTTACTATGCCTTATGCCATAACGGATAAATTTCCTGAAATGTATAATTATGTAAGAGGTTTATATAAACCAATAATTAAAAAAAATGAGATATTTACTATTGGTGTACATGTAAGACGTGGTGATTTATTTGTTGCTGAAGGTTATAGAATGTTAAATAATCAATATTATGTCATGATAGTAAATAAAATTATTAATTTTTGTAATGAAATGAATATTAAATTTTGTGTTGAGCTATATACTGAAATCCCTGATAAAGATATGGTCATTACAGGAGGCCATGTTGGCATAAATAATAGAATCAATGAACCAATAACTGTAAAAAAGGAACTATCATCAATAACTGAGTTTGAAAATATACCAAATTTAAATAAATATATAAATGAAGCTACATTAGATACGTTTGATAGAATGGTGAATTGTGATATACTTGTTATGAGTAGGTCTTCATTTAGTACCAGTGCTGCATATGTAAAAGAAGGTATATCAGTGTATTATCCTTTTTGGAGTAATATGATGAAGAGAGATGTTGCATTTAATGATCCAAAATTTAATGATAAAATAAAACTTTTTTTGAAGAAATATATATAACAATACAATATGGTTTTGTTAAATTAAATTAATAATAAATAATTCTTACATTATTATTTATTATTTTGTATACTTATTATTTTGTATATTTATTATTTTGTATATAGACATTTTACGTCTCTGCGGATGTTATTTCATCACGATGATGCTGCCGCATACAATAATTCAATGAGAACATTAGTTTCGCGGGGTGAAGTTCATTAATATATTTAACTACAAACGTTTTATTAATATACTCCTTTTTCTCCCGCAACACGTCCAAATACATTGCGTGAAGAGCAATCATATGAGACCTAAACTGAAACGGGTATTCTCGCAAAGGCTTAACCTTATTAATATAACACGTAATATAATTTTTATGCAATTGTTCGGTAAACTGGTGAATTTGCTGTCGAAATAGATTAAACTCACCTTTTACCTCCGGGTAATATCCAATATATTCTTTAACTTTACCACTTTGTCGCAAAGCAATATATGTATATTGCAATTTGGGCTGGTTTCCTCTCAACTGGCGCACAAACTCATAACTGGGATTACGGAATTTTGTTCGCGACAAACTCTCTTTATGGACAATGACCGCCCCCATGGGTTTATAATCAGCATTTTGACTTGCCCACTTATCACGCAATCGTGAATAATTCTCCAATTCATATTGTTCTGGAAAATGAATAGTTTCTGGCAGAGTATCACGGAACATTTCTCGCGGCATTTGTGTTACAGCATATCCGTCAATCTTATAAGCAGCAATAAGATATACAGACGTTTCAGTAAATGGAATTACAATACGATTATCTGGATGCTGAAGCACAAATGAATAACAGTAATCCTTGGACAAACTACTTAAATCAAAATTAGCATTTTTACAGGCAACCGTAAACATATATCTAAATGTATCTTCTTCCTTGACTTTTCCAGATGTAAAATATGTATTATCCGCGCCTACGCAACTACGTGTAGCAATTTCCCATTCACTACTATCACTATCATAAAACACATTAATCATTGTTCCTTCTACAAATTCTTCGGCATAACATTCCTCCGCCGCATATGTTTTTTGAAAATTCGAAGGTTCCAGAGATTTAGGTGGAGAAAATGAAAGAATTTTGCCTTTTTTATGAATCACCGACCTTAACAGACCAGTAGACTGAACCCTGTCAAATGTCAAATAATTTTTATCATACTTTGTAATATAATACGTCGACCCATTATAACGCCATAGATGTTGTTTAAGTTTAAGTGTTTCTAATACATTGTCACTATCATCGCCATATTCAAAAACGGCTTTCATATTCTTATCTTCAATACAACTCAAATCATAAATATGGCCCGACATGGTGGTTTTCTTACAATAATATAACAGTATTTCTTTAACTTATTTCTTATGATTTTTTCCGATAAACAATATAAATTTCTACTATAATTATAAGGTAATGGCCGAAGCAAATATAACGCCTGAAGCAAATCTAAAATTACAATTAGGAGATATAATAGAAATTGAAGCGCCATCCGACGACAGCGTCAATAATAAGCAATATTATATTAAATATATAGATCCCACTGTTATCGATTTAATTGCTGAGGATGGCAACGAAACACAAATAGCAATTACTGAAACGGGTTCTTTAAGAAATGAGGCCATCACCGGGATTAATATTATTAATAGAGCAGATGAACCTGGATATGCCAAACAAAATGGTCTAATACCTGGTGTGTGGGTTAATATATTTTTTGATGACGGGGATGTGCCAGTTGTTGTTACTGGTAAAATTACGAATTTAGAAGAAGACCAAATTGAAATAACAACACACGAAGATAATGAGGTTATTTATATTGATTTTGGTTATAAAGGATTACCGAAAAATATTCCTATTCAAAAAATCATTATTAGAGAGACTCCGCCAATTAAAGACCGGGCGGAAAAGGAAACTGATATAGAAATATCTCCTCAGACGCCTATACAGATTGAAACTGATGTAGATGAAGTATTAGAAGTTCCCATTACCACAGTTCAACCAGAAGAATTTAAAGAACGAATCAAGGATTTAATATTACAAGCAAATGAAATACAATTTGGCGAAACACTCGATGCCGTAAAACAGGTTGTAGACCTTCCCGACGCAGAACAACGTTTCGGAATTGAAAAACAAACAAATGATTTACTAGATGAGTTGCTCTCTACTATTCCAAACGCACAACGCACACAAAATGTTTTAAATAATGTTCATCTCATGATTGAGCGATTTAAACAATTGAGAACCGAATTCTCATCATTTGATAATCAGGGTAACGCATTAATGCCTGCAATCCAGGGTGCAAATTTCAAACCTTTGGTTGAATCACTTGAAAAACTGAACCAGAAATTATACTGGATTTTGCCTGTGGTTCGCAATAAAAAGAAATTATATGATATTGACGCGGACCTAGGTGATGAATTTAGTGATGTTTTACCTTTAACATTAGCAGAAACGAGAATTGCCGAACATACCGTTGTTGAGAATTATTTACAAAATGATATGCCTGACGAAGAAAATAAATACGCATATTTAATTAAAAACACTAAACAATTCTTGACACCTTTTACTGAGCCGAATAATCCAGATGATAGTTTATCTATTCAGCGCGTACAAACTAATATTACAGCAGTAGTAAATAATTTGGAGGATTTTAAATCTTCTGTTGCTGTTAATGATGATGTTAAACGTAGAAGGTTTTTAATACAAGAATACAATTTGGGAATAAACACGCTGGAAACAACGAAAATTAAAGGTGGCGATATTATTGTAAAAGTAAAAAATCTGACTAAACCGGATACAATTGTAGTTAAATCGTTGTTGACTTTGCCGGAATCTGCTGTTTCTTTCTCTCATATTAATCTTCCCGCAACAAATATTATGATGAAATCCGATTTAAATCGTAATTTTCTCTCTTACTGGAAAATGTTAAACAAAAATACAAATCTAAACACTGTTATTGTCGATGATTTAAATAAACCAGTTGAACACGATGAAAACAACTTTTTAACAGGTATAACTGAATTTTTATCTAATGAAGATGATTCTACAAAAGGTAAATACCGCGATTATTTGGAGGCAGTTATACCCAAAACCAAGATAATGTTTAACCTGGTAAAAAAATACATCAAAGGAAAATTATCTGTTTATGACATTCTTAAATATATGGAACCTTTTATGGTTTATCAAAAAGATATTTCCTTTCAACAATATAAGGAAATAATTGGGTTTATCCAAGAGAAAATTAACCAGTTTAAACAAAATTATGTTATTAAAGAGCGCGAATATTCTATTTTGGCTTATGGGAATTCCAAAAGAGGTGTCCCCACTATTTTAAAACTTTTGGCAAATGATCAAGCTTTGAAAAAGCAAGTGGAGGAGTTTTATAATTTACATAAATTACCTTTGAACGAAATGAGTAACTCTGAGCTATTACGTCGCGTGAATAAAATAGATTATGCCCGGCTTTTTAATACAGCAATCGCTCGCATTGGTGTTAATCTTATGTTTGACGATGGCTTTGATAAATTAACAGACATGGAATCATACATAAAAGATTTTGAAAATAAAGAGCAATCTGACCAATCTGAGCAATCCGAGCAAGATAATGAATGCAAAAGACGAGTTTTATCCAAAAAATATATTGAAATTGATGAACTAGAAGACGATAATGGGAACGAGATATTTTTTGATAAACAATATGATAAGACATATTATGATATCACCAAAGAATACCAGCAAGAGTTGGATGCGATTAGTGGTTCTATTGAAAATAAAGTTGAATTCCTTAAAAATAAATTAATGGAAAATAATGGATTGAGTGGGGAAGATGCGCTGCGAGATGCAAAGGCAATGATAATAGGTAAACGCGCGGTTATTGACGGTGATTATGCCGTGGTTATTCTTGAAAATAGTGAGCCGCCGCAAAGTTTATATTTTAAAAGGCGAGACAATACCTGGATCCGAGATCTCTCCATAAATAAAAACACATTCACTGATGAAAATAAAATGTTCTGTAATATGAGTGAAAATTGTTTTGAAGTTAAAAACCAATGTCAAAGTCTTGAAAGAAGCGAACTGGAATTGAAAAATGATAATCTCAAGAAGGTGATAAATGAATTTGATAAAAATTTGATAATGTCGCAAGATGCTATTAAAAATAATATTGATGTGGCATTACAAGACGCGTTCACTCGTATTAATTATTTAATTTCCATTGAAGTTAACAATCAGTTGAAATATAATAATGAAAAATACAAGATGGGTCTTATGGCAGGTGAAGTTATTGTTGAAACCTCGCCGCACGAAGGACTGCGTGATATTATTTTAAGTCAAGGAGATTTTATTAAAAGGCAATCGGATATTTCAAAGTTTGTAAATTATTATACTAGACCAGCGGGGGAAACGGAAGATAAGTGGTGGCTTTATTGTATCAATACAGATATTAAGTTGCTTCCAACATTTATCGCCAAATTAGCACAGGTTTTCAATAACAAAGATAATTATATATATGCTTTACAACAAGTGTGTCGCGAGCAGGGTGAAATTAGTGATGATGGCGACATGTGGGTAGATAAATACAGTGGTTATACAATTTCAAATATTGATTTTGACACCGAAGAAGGATATACCGAACAAGGTTACAAAGTACAAAGCCGTGAAAAAATGGAGGCTGACCTTGGGGATGCTATTATACAAAACAATACTTCGAAAAAGTCTTTTGAAAGCCCAGAAGCGACTAAGATTACAAATGTCGCGTTGGCAGTTGCGCGCTTTATGGGAATCAATATAGATAGCCAGTTGGAATTTATTGTAAGAAGTTCTGTTAAAACGCTTGGCCGTTCAATGCCATCTAAGGATGCCTATGAAAAAGCGGTTGCATTTGCCGCGGCAAAAGGTAAAAAAAAAATGGATTCTTATAAAAAAGCATTTGATTCCACATTAATAACTATTACACTTTCTTATTTATTGATCGCAATACAAACAAGTATTCCATCTATTAAGACACGAAAAACACATCCTGGATGTAAACGGTCGTTTATAGGTTATCCTATGGGTGGTAATGAAGATAAATCTGCTTTAACTTATATTGCATGCGTGGCAGACGATATTAAAAGTTCTATTGAACCCTGGAACTCTATACAAAAATTAAATCAAACGAAACTTGTTAGCAAAATGGAGACGACGATTGATAAATTTATTATTCAAGAATCCGAGGTCCAAGATAAGTTTGTTGAAAAAATCAATTATTTGAAGATTAGTGAAGACGAGGATATTCCTATTGAGCATGACATAAAAACGTGGATTAATTTTCTACCGCCATTACAACCTGTAAAGTTAAAAACTTTCCAAAATGTCACGGACGAATTTCAAAATCAATTTATAAATGATTTGCGCTCTGGAAATAAGGCGCAATACGAGAAAATAGATGTTCTTCGTAGTAAAATTATTTATTTATCTATTAAGATCGAAGAGTTAATTCAAAAAACGGTAAGTAAAAATGTAAAGGCGCAAAACGCGATCCTTACCAATAGCAATAATGAGCCTTTTATTGAAAATGCTTGTTGTGATAATGGTTCTATTAATACTTTACAATATTTTATTGATGCTGAGCCAGAAATCAAGAAATATAACGCCATGGTTACAAGTCTGCGTAATTTATTGGACGATGTTGGAACAATGGGGACTGCTGCGATATTATTTGACCCAACTAATACAAAGCGCAAATTTCCTGTGTTATCAAATGAGTTCTCTGAGGAGACGGTATATCGTGCTTTTATTGTTTATTGCAAGTATAATAGTAATATACCAGTGAGTGATGCATTACGAGCAATTTGCATGGAAAAACCGGAGAATTTTGATATAAAAGACTCGATTGATGAAAAAATCCGCAAATTACAACGTGATGGACGTAATTATGATAATGAATCACTACAGCAACTAATGACTATTATTAATCGTAATAATATTGTTAAATTGCATCTTCATAACGTCGCCTTTAATAATGTTCAGGTGTTGAGAGATATTTTAAATTCAATGAACGAGCGTAATGTTAAAAATGTCCCAGTTGTTTTCCGTGAAAAGTTTTTGAGTATGATTGATACATTTTCAATTGGTGGTTTAATGGAAGACACTCCCGAGATGCGCGACATGAAAAATTATTTAGATACAACAAATAAAGAAATGTATACAAAGATAATCACTTTTTTAAACACCAATATAACAATTAATAAAAGAAAAGCTATGCGGGAAATAACAGAATGTTTAAATACATTAACCACCTTTAATGTGACAAATGATGATGAAACAATATTTAAAATGATTAATTTCATAAAAAATGCGTTGAGAACAATAACCCGTGTATTTCCAAATATAATTATCAATAATGTTGATTATTCAAATGTCAATGTTCCAAAACACTGGAAATTATCAGATAAACATAACAAAGATATCCAAGATATCATTAATAAATATTACAATCCACTTAATAAATTCTACAATGATACAAACCTTATAAATTTATTAAACAAGGCTCAATTTGTTACCAGCGATATAGAAATGTTGGCTCAAAATACAATGTTTTATGCCCCCGTCCGTGTAGGAGATAAATATTTATATTCGGTGTTTGATAGACGGTTAATAACTATGCTTTTTAAATTCTATTTTAATACAGTCTTGCTTGATTATATTGGATTGGTAGATGATAGCGAATTATCCAGAACGGCAGTTGTGCGCCCATTTTTACGGGAAGAATTTGACAGTGAAATTACCTCTCAGGATAATGCGTTTGAGGTTCAGATTGGTGATATTTCTCAAATTGATATTGTTGCTGGAGAGAAATTTGAACTTTCGCAAAAAGTAAGCAATATGATATCAGCCTTTATGAGTATTATCTGTAAAAATAAACAGGAAATTAACTACAATTATGAAAAATTAATGGAGAGAATTCTGCGCGCAAAAGAAAAGGAAAAAGACGTAATTACTGATTATTTAAAGGAAATGACAGATGAAGAGCGTGAAATTGAGAATTTATTCAAGAAAAATAAATTGGAAAAATGGGGCAAGGGTCAAGAAAAAGGACTGCGTATATATCAAGCAGAAACATATGATGATGAACGCGATGCGTTAGAAAAGCAGACATTGAGAGATATAAAATTAAATAAAATGGATCAGGTTAATGAAATGAACTTAAATATTTATAATATGGAAAATGTTATGAAAGAATATGAAGAAATGCAAATTGAAAATGAGGAATATAGCATGGCACATATTGGAGAGGACAATGACAACGCAGGCGAAGAGTATGACGAAGAGGATTATTAAAACATGTTACATAATAACTTACATTTCATATATGATATAAAATATGATATGTAATAATTTATAGTATTATGCATATGTAATAACTTATAGTATTATGCATATGTAATAACTTATAGTATTATGCATATGTAATAACTTATAGTATTATGCATATGGTATCCAACATATAGTATCCAACATATAGTATCCAACATATAGGTATCATAGATATATGTAAATAATATCATTAAATAATTTATTAATGTATGTAGGGCATGTAGGTAGTTTTTTTTAATAAAACGGGATTTTGGATTTGTAATTTCTAAAATGGAAAATGGACATTTATAAATGTCCAAAATGAGTTTTACAAATAGAGAATTAAAAATGAAAAAACGTGAAAAATGGGTTTAGAGCATAATGCTCTTATTTTGGTTTTTGAGATTTTCATTTGTGACCATCTACTTTTTTTGAAATTTTGGTTCAGTAAATTTAGGCGTTTTTTATATAAGTATTATATACTTATCAATGACTGATGAAATGACTTATCAAAAAAACGCCAAAAACGCCAAATTAAATGTATGTGAAAAGTGTGACTATAAGTCGTCTAAACTAAGTGATTTTAATAGGCACTTGGCAACCCAAAAACATAAAATACTTATAAATACTGATGGAGCGACACCAAAAACGCCAAAATTCAATTGTGAATGTGGAAAAATTTATAAACATTCACAGAGCTTATATAATCATAAAAAAAAATGTAATTATGATAAGCCACATGATAAGTCACACGTTAAGCCATACGTTAAGTCACACGTTAAGCCATATGTTAAGCCACAAGTTAATAAAGAATTCAAAAATAACAGTTTAATCAATCAAGATGAAACAAAAGAATTGAAAGAGTTGGTAATAAAGCTTATGGTAGAAAATCAAGAAATGAAAAATATAATTGTTAATGAAAATATGAAATTACAACAGCAGACTCATGACCTACAAAAGCAAATGTTAGATGTATGTAAGAATATTCAACCCAATATATCTAATAGCAACAATAATAATAACACATTTAATTTAAATCTTTTTCTTAATGAGCAATGTAAAGATGCTATGAACATCACAGATTTTATCAATTCTGTAACACTTAGTCTTAACGACTTGGAAAATATGGGTTCATCTGGTTATGTTAATGGCATATCTTCTATTATTATAAAGGAGTTGCGTGGTTTAGATATAACAAAACGACCAGTCCATTGCAGTGATGCCAAGAGAGAAACTTTATATGTTAAAGACGAAGACAAATGGGAAAAGGAGTGCCCAGAAAACACCAAAATTAAAAAGGCCATAAGAACCGTGGAAAAGAAAAACATTAAATTGATAAGTGAATGGACGGATAAACATCCCAAGTTTACCAATTCAACGACAAAAGAAAATGACGAATATCTACAAATTTTGATAGAAACCATGGGTGGAAAAGGTGATTACGAGAAAAACAAAAATAAAGTAATTAAGAATATTGCCAAGGAAGTCGTTATAGGAAAATAATTTGCGTATATTATATATATATACATGAATCGCAATTTTATACGAAAACATATAACTCCGATTTCAATAGTTATTTTTATAATTTTTTATACATTAATAATTTCTTTAAAACCAGGATTTATTTATAATAATGATGGTACATTGCGCCAATTTGGATTAGGATTTAGAAAAAAAACAGTGATACCTGTTTGGTTACTATCAATAGTATTGTCTATAATGTCATATTTTTCAGTATTATATTATGTTACATCACCTAAATTGAATTTTTAAATAATAATACATATTGAAGTTGTGTAAAAACAATATGTATTTGTGAAAAACAATATGTATTTGTATAAATGTATGTATTTGTATAAATGTATGTAAATGTAAATGTAACAAGTCTAAATTTATTCAGTCATCGTGTATACTCTTTGTGGTTTGGCATTCTTTTTATCCTCGTGTTCTTTTGCGATGTTTTCCTCATATTGATCATGACGTTTTTGCATTTCTTGCACTGATTGTTGGCATCCGACGTTCACAGTATAATTATATCCAACAGATGTTACGAGAACACCCGTTAACATATACCAAATATATTGTGCTACCAAGTCTTTAAGACGAACCATATTTCTTAATTTTTCCTTTAACTCAGTGTTTTTGAGAACCCCGGTTTGAAATACAACGCTCATTTTTTGCCAGAATTTGTCAAAATTGTCTTGAGTTATTTCATTTACTAATAAAGATTTATCTGAATAGATATGTGCTAAAGCCTCTTGCATATCTTTAGTTTGTTTTGAAGCCGAAGCATCAACATCGGGTTGAATTATCTGGTTCATTAAGCCATTCAATCCAGCTAAACGTGCTATTCCATACCCAAAGGTATTGGAGAATGGAGACAACCATCCAGGAAATACAAGCAACATTAGATTTAGCAGACCGAAAATAATAACCCAAGGAACAATGGTGACAAGCATAGCAGTAGACCATTGGTTAACTCCGCACATTGCGTTGGTAAGACTTAGATTAATAAAATATTCGCCAATAATAATTAGTAAAATATATATACCCATAAATACATTTTTCTTCGATGACCCTTCTGCTTTATCATCACCAATATAGTATTTAATAGTAAAAAATATACTTGTGATTATAAAAAACCATAATATTGCTGAAGAAGGATTTGGAGTAGAACTTGTAGCACTCATTATAGATAATAAGCATAAATTTTTTTAAAATTATAGATGTAATAATTATAATGGATGTTACTCCGTGTTTAACAGAACCGGGAGTTAAATATTTTTTATCTTCTACTTTGAAAGAATGTAGAAAATTTAAAGATCGAAATATTAGTATAATTTTTAATATAGGAATGGTATTATTATTTATAATAGTTGTTGGGGGTGTATTAATCTACAGGTACAAAGGTAGTTTAACCCATCACGAAATCGCCGAAAAGAACCGAGTTAAACAAGAGTATATTGTTTCAAAATTGCAACAATTAGCTTTACATAAACAGCAACAAAAACAAAATCAAAATTTAATTACTAATTTACCTAACTGGGACAACCACCCTGAAGCGGCAATGTTGCAAAGAAAAATATATCGGTAAGGTATATATACCAGTAATGGATGTTGAGTTACAAAAATCAATAGAAGATTATTATAAACTCAAGGAACGTTATGAAATAGCAATAACAAAAGAGAAAAAGAAAATATTACAAAATAATACGTTAACTATACAGCAAAAAAGAACAAAATTTAAGAAATTTAAGCCTAAATGTATCATTTGTAAAAGTCCAGGCGGAACCATATTTTCTAGTAAAGACGGCATCTTGAAAGCAATATGTGGGGCAATATCGCCGTGTAAGTTAGATATTGAAATAAATAGAGGTAATTTTGTAAATATAAGAAATATATCACACGATTTAAATAACGATTTGGAAAAAGTTAAAACAGAAATAATTAAAACGAAATTAGATATGCTATTTAATTATGTAAATGAAGCCGAAACAATTAAGAAGTTTAATAATCTAAGACCGGAATTAAAAGCGATAGAGGAACTTAGTTACGAAACGGACAAAAAATATTTCGCAGTTGTAAATAACACTGATAATATGGCCAGTTTAAATGAAGCTAATGTTAGTTTATTTGTTTTAAAGGAAAACTTAAAAGAGTTGGGAAATAAATATGATGAAACAGGTAAGCCTAGTATAATTACTGAAATGGTAGAAAAATACAAGACACAACTTGAGCCATTGGTAAATAAAATTAGAAATTTGACATATAAAAATGTGGCTGTTGAGTGTAGTGACTTGACACCAACCCCGTGTCAACCAGATGATATTATTAGATTAATAGAACAACCATATACTTTGTTAGATTTGGAAACAGATTTAGGTGAAGGAATCGGTATCCTTAAAAATGTAAAATAATAATAACAAAGCAATATATATGTTTTTGAAATTTATTAATATACCTGTCTTTTTATTTAGTTTAGCTATTGGAACATTATTTGTATATCTTTCAGCGCCTTTGCCCAAAGTAGTTTATGTTTATCCCACGCCGGATAATACCGGCAAAGTGGAATATGTAGATAAAGCGCATAATTGTTTTCATTTTAATGCTTTAGAAACACAATGTTCGTCGAATAAAGGTGATATTAAAGAAATTCCTATACAAGGTTGAAAACCATTACAAAACCATATTATATTATCATTATAATATCATTATAATATCATTATTATAATATAGTAAGCCATGTTTAAAAATATATTAAATATCATGCATACGCAATCCGGGCAATATGTGATATCTATTATATTGGGTATTGGATTGTCAACATTATTTAGAAAAGCCTGTGAGAACCGTGATTGTATTGTATTTCGCGCGCCGCCATTGGAGACATTAGAGAAAAATACATACAGACACAATAATAAATGCTATAATTTCAAGGAAATGGCGATGAAATGCGGGTCAGCCCCTAAAAGTGTTGAATTTGAGTAAGTGTTAATTGCGTAAGTATATTTAATATATTAGAGTTGATTATAATATATTAAATATGGGAGATGGAACAACGAGCATAGATGATTTACCATTATCGCCACAAACCGCCAGTCCTAATATAAAATTAAATACAAAAGAGATACAAAACGGTAATGATGCGAATTCTTCGCAGGATTTACAAAAGCAGAGAGAAGGCCAAACAGCGGATTTAAATCAGTTAATTAATGGAATCCAACAAGCGAGTGCTGCTGGAATGACTTCTTTACCTGCGCGCGATATACCGCGTGAACAAAATCATATAACGCAGGATAGAGAGACACGGGCGAATTATATACCGAGTGGACCAGATGATTATATTACATCGCATCAATCACACGAAGATATAATTAGAAAGAATGCGGAACACGAAAAAAGCAAAGATAAATTAGACGCCATGTATGACGAGTTTAGTATTCCATTAATGATTGCTGTTTTATATTTTGTATTCCAGATGCCGGTATTAAAAAAGAATTTATTTAAGTTTCTTCCAATGCTTTTCAATAAAGACGGGAATCCAAATATATCTGGTTATCTAGTAAATAGTGTTTCATTTGGAGCTTTATCTTATTTAATTATGAAAAGCGTTAATTATTTGAGTGTATAATTATGAGTGTATAATTATGAGTGTATAATTATGAGTGTATAATTATGAGTATATAATTATGAGTATAAATACATATATTTTCCTATATGTATTTTTTAAATGACAAATATTTCCATGTTATTGCGTGAATATATAAATGCTTTGATTTTAAATATAGATTCGACAAAATTACCAAAGGAGATAGATTTAGTTTTTAGTGGCGGAGCATTCAATTGTGTATTTGGATTAGGAATTTTATATTATATAAAAGCATTGGAAGAACGTAAACTTACAAAAGTAGTTCGCGTGTCAGGGTGTAGTGCAGGCGCTATATTAGCCTTATGGTATATAACAAATCCTGATGAAGATATGGATGTGTTATTTACGAATATAGTAACATGTTTTAAAAAAGATTTGAATCTTAAGGGATATCAAGAAAAGGTAAAAGAAATAGTTAATAAAGTTTTTGATAATGAAGATAAATTAAATATACTTAACGGGCGATTATTTATTAGTTTCTATGATATGAAAAAAGGTAAGCAAAAAACAATAAATAATTATAAGTCTGTTGAGCATTTAATTGACTGTTTGCTTAGTTCAAGCCATATACCAAGACTAACAGATGGTAATTTAAGGTATAAAGAACGTTATATGGATGGAATAACACCCTATATTTTTAATGATGCCAAGAGAGAAACGCTTATTATTGAATTAATGACATCTAAAAAGTTATTACGATCAATTACATTTAAAAAAGAGGTGAATTCATATTTTCGTTTATTGGCTGGAGTGGCAGATGCGAGTCAGTTTTTCTCTGATGGCCATTCAGATATGTGTAAGTATTATAAAAATTGGTCTTATAAAGATTTTTTAATCCACCGAGGCAAAGAATTATTTGTTTTTTTTATATTTTCTCTCATAGAACTTATTTATGCTTGTAAAATTTACATTCCGAAATCTTTGACAAAGACTACAATTTATCATGGATGTTCAAAGGTTCTACATGAAGTATGCGGAGATACATTTTCACATATTATAGCTTAGATTGAAATGGAACCTGTAAACAAAAGTCTCTTGGAAACGCTTGGTTTATACAAGAATAATATGATTCAGAGAAATATTCTTTTTTAGATGGAGAGAAAAGATTAAAATAAATAATTAAAAATAATAAAAATAAAATAGAAACTAGAATAATTAATATATTATTTAATTTAAACATTATATATTAATTGGATTTTATTTTCGAGATAATTTATATTTTACAATAATCTCTCTATATTTTTAAAAAATCCTTTGCGGGTTTTTGTATTTTTTTCTGTTTTGCGTTTGCTGGGTGTTTTATTTGTAGCCTTTTTAGTTTTCTTTGTATTTTTCTTAGTTTTCTTTGGTTTAGTTTCGCCAGGAATATATTTGAAAAAATATAAATTATATTCTTTTGAACCTCGGTCCCCTTTTAATTCTTTGAATTTGATTGCTTTTTCCGCCCGCATTTCCTGTAAGCTTTCCTGATGTCCATAGCATTGAACAGTAAAACGTTTAAGTAACCCTTTTTGTTCTAATCTATTTTTTTGCTGAACATTAAATAAAAAGTCAGCCATACATAAAATTCGATCGCAACCACCATAGCAATCATTATCAGCATATAAGAAGGCTAAATACAAACTCAACATTGTATCAATAGTAGCAATATGAATTTTTTTACCATCAACAGTAATTACATTATAACTATAACAAGCCTTAGTCTGATATACAAATGCAACAGTTTCTTTATTAACAATAATTTCATAGTGTTCGCTTAGCCATTCGCTTGGTGCTTTGTGTTTAATAATTTTAACGTGTTTAATACCCATATATTGAAGTTTTTCTTTAACAATAGTAGCACATTCTTTTGCATCAATCGCTAATACATCAAAATCAGGAACACGTTCTAATTGACGGCGATATTTTGCAGGCATATATTTGGAATAATGTCCTATAGCAAAACCACCAAAAAAAACAACGCCTTGATTAATGAAAGAATTTCTAACATATTTATAAATACTTTCCTCTTCTAATACATCAGTTTCCATGTCACGTTGATAATCAACATTTTCGCAATTAACTCCTCTAAGTGGATAATTTTTGTTTAATAGCATAAGACGCTTAACAACTTTTTCCCAGCGAGAGATATCTCCGGCAGGACGTGATAATTCTAAATACATTGCCATGCGTAAAAAGTTAGGAGGACAATATCGAATACCATCACGAATGATAGCATCTTTATAGATATTTTTAAAAAATTCTTCTGAAAGTAGAGTGATATCAGCGACAGGAATAAAATTTACGAAAACCTTATATGTGCCTGTGTGGGATCCACTTTTTGCTTCAACTTCAGTAAAACCTTCCTTATAGTATCTATCAGCTAATTCAATAGCGTGTTTTTGAGGAGTTGTTGAGAAGAAATCATAATCAGGAATTTCAATGGATTTATCGTAGAATTGATCTGATACAGGTAAAATATTATTAATAGCGGTTCCACCATAACATACGGTTTTTGTTGAACGCAAAAAATTTTCTACAATATTAATTATTTGTTTCATTTCTGGACTTTCGATGATACGTCTTCCTTCTTTTTGTTCAGCTAAATCTACTGCTTTTCTTATTAATTCTAATTCTTTATCTTGTAATGATACCATTTTATATATTATATAATAATAATATAAAAAATCCATTTTTTTTTGAAAAATCAACAGTTTATACTGTAAATGAATAATAATCTGACTTTACAGGACGTTTCTTGTAAGAATATTTTTCTGGTGGTGGCGCAGGAATATCTATCTTTACAGGTATGTATCTGAGAGGAGCGGGTTTTAAAACAAATGCTGATCCCGTAGAATCAAAGAACTCGTCATAATATTCCATATTGGTGTCGAAATTTTGGAAAGACATTGCTACCATTTGACACCCATATTTCATTGCCAAAGAAGAAGAAGGGTTGGTAGGTTCAATACCTAAATCAGGTAAGCAAATAGTCATATGTTTTTTGTTAAATTCAATAACCTCTTGCATATCAGGTGAAAATTTAGTACCTTGCGAGTATCTTACCGCACGCATAAAAATAGAATTGCTGGCAATATTTACATATTCATCTAAAGGAGTATCCTCAAACAAAGCATTGGTTTTATCCACAATTAAAATGACTTTTCCCATTAAATTTTTAATAGGTTCTATCCCTAAACTTTTGCCGTGATTTTCATAACTATAATTAGGTCCTAATAAACGACGTTCTAAAGTATTGTAAAAATCATTAGCCATAGTTGTGTAAATAGGTTTGTTTTTACTCATAATACGGAGATGAATAATTAAGGGATCTCCTGGATTTGGACAGGTGCTTCCGGCAAAAGCATAATCGGAAATAGTTTGTAAAGCAGAGGCAAAAGGGATGCTATTATATGTTTCTTTAACTGTGAAATCGTCGACGGAAGATGTTGCTATTACTGGTTTATCATTCACGGAATATACTTCCATGTCTAAACATCGCGCACCTTGTTTAATACAATTTTTCAAGGCACATAAATTTACGAAATTATTTTTAAATGTCCCCGCACAACAGGCATTATATGCTGTTTTAATATAATAATCCCGTAAACTATGGCTAAATTGTTCTGTATTTGGATTGATTGTTCTAATTAAAGGAAAATCCTTATATAATTTATTCATAACACTACAGTTAGCGTTGTTAAGAGTTAGCTTTGAATAAATCCATAATATAACCATAAAAACTAATAATCCTCCAATAACAAGAACAATTACTTTAACCAACTGGGCATTATTTTCTATTTTTAATAAATTTAATGGATTCATATTATTATTTGACATAATACACTTATTATATCTTATTATTTTTTTTATTTTAAAGAAGTATATTTTAAAGAAGTATATTTTAAAGAAATAAAGAAAGTTAAATAATATCAATACTAAGTATATAATGCCTGGCGGACTTTTAAACCTTGTAGCCTATGGAAATCAAAATGTAATACTTACAGGCAATCCTTCAAAAACATTTTTTAAATGTACCTATGCAAAACATACTAACTTTGGATTACAAAAATTTAGAATAGATTTTGAGGGTCAACGCACATTGAGATTGAACGAAAGTTCCCAATTCATATTTAATGTTCCTCGGTATGCTGACTTGCTCATGGATACATATTTGGTGGTTAATTTGCCTACAATTTGGAGTCCGATTATTCCACCAGTATGTCCAACAGAAGACATATCTGGACAGGAAATTAATACATGGCGACCTTATGAATTTAAATGGATTAAAAATTTAGGGTCGCAGATGATTGAAAGGGTTCGTTTTACAGTAGGTGGCCAAGTAATTCAAGAATTTACCGGACAATATTTATATAATTTAGTTGAGAGGGATTTTGATAAGGTTAAAAAAGAATTATACTATAAAATGACTGGAAATGTCAATGAATTAAATGACCCTGCGAATGCAAATGGTCGTATAAATGTTTATCCAAGTGCCTTCCCCACTACATTAGCAAATTATGCGACACTAGGACCTGAGCCTTCGATTAGAGCGCGTGAATTATATATACCTCTTAATATTTGGTTTACATTAGCGGCCAAGATGGCATTTCCATTGGTGAGCCTTCAATACGCAGAACTTAAAATAGAAGTAGACATACGCCCTGTTAAAGAATTGTTTGTAGTGCGCGACGTAGAAGGCGAAGGTGGATTTTACCATCAACCTAATTTTAATAATCCTAATTATGGATTTTATAGATTTTTACAACCGCCGCCGGATTTGTCTTTAAATGCTTCAAGTTATGTAGACCAGCGAACGAATTGGGCTGCTGATATACATTTGTTAAGCACGTATTCTTTTTTAACGGATGATGAAGTAAGAATTTTCGCGGCGGGAGACCAGAAATACTTGATTAAAGAATCATATACAACCAATTTTGTTAATGTTACTGGTAGCAAACGCGTAGATTTAGATAGTTTAGGTATGGTTGCAAATTGGATGTGGTTTTTCCAGCGGAGCGACGTTAATCTTAGAAATGAATGGTCGAATTATACAAATTGGGCTTATGATTATTTGCCGTCAAATGTAGTTGATCCATCGGGGAGTGGTCAATCAATAACGTGCGATGGAATTGATTATAGCCCTGATATTAATCCGCCAGGGCCATTGGGCGAGTCGACCACTAACATTATGATTACTGGTAATTATAGTATTGAGAATCAAAAAAACATTATGCAAACATGGGGACTTTTGCTTGATGGAAAATATAGAGAAAATGTTTTAAGCGCAGGAGTGTTTGATTATGTTGAAAAATATACGCGAACTTGTGGAAATGGGCAGGATGGTTTATATTGCTATAATTTTGGGCTGCATACCAATCCGCGTGATTTTCAACCGAGTGGGGCGATAAATTTAAGTAAATTTAATAATATTCAGTTTGAAATATCAACATTTGTCCCCCCGTTTGACCCATCCGCTCAATTTTTATCAATTTATGATAATAGTGGTTGCTTAATTGGTGTAAATAAACCAAATTGGCGATTATATGACTATAACTATAATCTAAGTGTTCTTGAAGAACGATATAATATACTGACATTTAGTTCTGGTAATGCCGGATTAATGTATACGAGATAAATTGTTGTTTTTTGGACTGGATTGTTAACAAAAAAAAGCGTCATATACGATTTTTAAACGCGCAAACGGGCGAATGCTGTGATGAAAGTTAACGTGTTCGCACTCTTCTAACTCTCTATTTTTAGGGTCAGTAATACTTGAAAAATATATATTTTTACCCGAATATGTTCCTTTTTTAAAAAACTTATATTTATAAATCGCTATCCCATTAAAAGAACTATATACATTTAGTAATTTGTTTTTATCATAATTGTTTGGGTTATTCGAATAGTCTTCAAGTTCGCATTTATATTTTTTGAATAAGCGCAATTCACGTGTCAACTCGTTTAAGGGTTTATTTATATACATTCTTTGTAAGATTTTAGATGATTCAATATAATTTATAGTATGATTAGGAAAGCGGAGTGCCCATAAATCATATGTTGGCCTAGGAAAAGCGGCATCCCAGTGTTCTTTTTTGTTCATCATCTTTGAAATAGCATTAGTTCCGTTTCCACGCGCGCCAACATCATCTAGGTCCATCACAATAACGTAATCAGGTTCAAATCCGGAATTTCGTAGATAGTCGGAACACCGTTGTCTTCCATAGGCAATACACCATGTTCTATATGGATATTGACGAGCAATATATTTCTCTGTAAGTAATTTTATTTTACTGTTTTGTTGAGTTAATTTATTCAATAGTGTGGAAGTATTATCTTTGCTATCATTTTCAAATATAATAATTTTATAATCCTGAAACATATTACCAATGTTAATCATATTATTAACGGATTGCTGAATGTAATTAGCACAATTCTTGGCACAACCAAGAATCGCGACTTTTTCGGTATTCATTATATATTATAAGATAAATTAAGGGATAATATATAAATTAATATTTTAATAATATATATATATGTCTGATTCTAATACTCCAGATATTGAAAAAAAGAAAAAAGAGACGACTGGTGATTCCAATACAAAAACTACTAAAATAAATCAGTGGGGGTCGTTTGGTAAAGCGATTTTATCAAACATAGTGATTTCTATTATTTATGGATTTATTGGAGCGAATTTTATATTTTTCACTACAGCACCTGCTCTTGAACTCAACAAGTATTTCCCCGTAGATATGGCGGCATATTCTCCAAAAATGCCTGCTAATAGCTCGTCGTTTATGGGTGGTGGTGCCCCTGTAGAAGTTAAAAGGACATATAATTGTTATAAACGGCCAACAAAAGATTTTAATATGGATTTTCTGAAACAGCTTGGATTTGGCGGAACAGGTGTAAGTTGGCCATACCGTTTATATGAAGATGAAATGTTTCCTGGACCAATCCAGAGTTTTGAAAATTGGTTTTCAAAATCAGTGGCAGATACTTTTATAATGAGCCGGAAATTAATTCAATGGTGGTTGAAAATATTTTCAGAGGGCGCGCTTTCAAATAAAACATTACAAATGTTTGTGGTTGCCCCAATGACATTATTTGTGGGCCAATTTGTGGCAGCTGTATTGGGATTTTTCGGGTATATTTATAATAGTTTTACACAGCCTCAATTTGGTTGGGCGTGGTCTCTATTGGGATTACTATTTGGTTATACGACATTTATAGCAGCAATGACAATGATAGTAGAAGTGGTGAAATTTATGGGAACATTCTTGGTTTTTCCGGCAATGGCAAATTATAAATTACTCGGTGAAATTATGAAATGTAATGCGCACAGTGTTGCTATGTTATTTGGAGCCATGACCGTGGGTTCTGCTAGCACATATTTAGATAGTTCAATTTCTACTTCGATGATGGTTGTTTATATCATATTACTGATTAAATCACTTTTTTTTTAAGAGGCTGTTTACAGATATAGTTTAGATAAAGTTTACATTATATAAAATACGAGTTTTACGGAAAAAAGAACACACAAAAAATATATATAAACAATAAATTTATTATTTATATAAATGACCAATAAAAAGCGAGGAGGAAAAAAACATAAAAAACCCAATTCAACTTTACCTTTTGTTAGTATATGTACCCCGACATTTAATAGACGACCGTTTATAACACACATGATAAAATGCTTTGAACATCAAGATTATCCAAAAAATAGAATGGAATGGATTATTATAGATGACGGCACAGACAAAATAGAAGATTTGGTTACACATATTCCACAAGTTAAATATTTTAAGTATGATAAGAAAATGAGTTTGGGAGAGAAAAGGAATTTAATGCATACAAAAACGTGCGGAGAGATTTTGGTTTATATGGATGATGATGATTACTATCCACCTGAACGTGTTTCACACGCGGTGGAAATGTTACGAACACACCCAGATGCTTTATGCGCCGGCAGTAGTATATGTTATATCTATTTTAAACATATTGATAAAATTATACAATTTGGGCCATATGGACCAAATCACGGAACTGCTGGAACATTTGCTTTTAAACGTAAATTGTTAAAAGACCACGCATATGAAAAATCGGCGGCATTGGCAGAAGAACGAGCATTTTTAAAAAATTATACCGTTCCGTTTGTGCAGTTAGATCCTGTTAAAACAATTTTAGTTTTCTCTCACGAACACAATACATTTGATAAAAGAAAACTATTGGAGAATCCCCACCCGGATATTGTAAAAGAAAGTGACAAGAAAGTAGAAACAATAGTAAAAGATTGCGAAATGCGTGATTTTTATATGAATCAAGTGGAAGAATTATTAAAGGCTTATGAACCAGGAAAGCCTAGCATGAAACCAGATGTTTTAAAACAAATTATTGAAATAGAAGAACGACGAAGAAAGGAGGCTGAAAAAATGGCTCAAAATATGGCCAATGAAAATAACAAATGTATAATTATAAAAGGAGATAATGGAGAGTCGCGTAAATTAACATTAGACGAAACATTACAGTTATTACAACAGCAGCAAAATACATTACAAAATTTAACTCAACAATTAAAAGGTAAAGAACTTGAAATTGACTTGTTAGAGAAAACACACCAAGCGGAATTAAAGGAAAAAAATGAACGCTCTATTATAATGAGTGATAATGATGGCGTTAAAATACCTTTGTCATTAGAGCAAGTTGTAGATATAATAAAGAATCAAAAATTACACATAATTAATATAACAAATAATTTACAGAAAAAAGATGACGAGGTTAATGAATTGAGAGAGAAATTGCAAAAAGCGGAAAATATGATTGAAATTTTACAAAATATTACCTCTATGAAAGAAAGTGAAAATATTTATTTGAAAATAACAGAAAATGAAACAACTATTGATAATATTGAATAATTACATATATTCGCATATTCATATATGTGAATAATATATCTTTAATTAAACGGCATAAAGATTATTTTAATAATATTAATATTAATTGATATAATTAAAAATGACTAGTCAAGACATCGAAAATATTATTAATGAAATCCCGAGTATTAAAAGCAAGTCCCCTGGGAAGCGGAAATATTATCCATCAAATGTTTCCGAGATGCATATTCTTAATGCTATGACTGGTGTGAAATATCCTTTTAAGGTAGGTTCATACTCTAGTTTGCGTCTATATAATGTTATTGACGCCACGACGGTTTGTGACAACAAAGGATTTATTATTAAGAACACGGACAAGGATACAGAAACAGGGTGTATGAATAGTTTGTATTATGATAGCCCGGAACAATATATGCAACACCGTAAGGTGGTTTTGGATCCACATAGAGTTCAGGCATGGCATAAATATGCTAATGAACTATTTTTTGATGAAGACGGCGAATTTAACCGCGAGAAATACGAGAAAATACAGCAAGAAAAGGTGATGGAAATGAGGAGCAATTTCTTGAAACGGCAGAAGCGTGATTTGGAGAAAATAAAAAATAATACGTTGTATGAAACCCCACGAGAACCTGGGTTTTTTGTTTGGGAAACCGATACTCAGTGGCATACGGTTACAAAAAGAATCCGTAAAAAAAACAATAAACGGTATTAATTTTGCGATTTTCTTATACGCAAATTAACAAATATATATTTTACTTATGATTAAATATATATTTTACTTATGATTAAATATATATTTTACTCATCATCGTTTTCATCATCCGGCTTTGTATATTTGTCAAGATATCTATAAATTCTATTAATATCTAATTTACCAATATCATATGATTCAAACATACCATATATCTCTTCATCGTTATAGTTGTTTCTCAACTCTAAGAAAAAAGAAAACATGTCTTTTTTATCAAACCCGAGTTGCTGACATAAATTTTGAATAAAGAGAGAATTATTATATTCTGTGCTATATTTTGTCAATACTTTTGTAAACCTAACTTCTAAAGGATTATATGTTGGTTTTTTAGTAAAGTTTTCATGATAGATTTTATTATTATGAAATGTTTTTATGAGAGAACTCATTTCATTAAACTGCCATATTTGTTTTTGAAAGGTGATGCGATCAATGTAATCAGATAAACATATATTGTCCAAAATATTTAAATATAATGGAACGGATTGTTTGTTAGGAATCTTATTTAAAACATCAATAATGTTTTCGTGCCATAATAAACCAACAATTGTTCTATCGGTTTCATTCATTATTGTTAGGTGGTCATCAATCGTATATTTATTATTTATTAATTTTTTAGTTATTTCTTTTGTGTCTTCATTATATGATTTAGGTTTAAAAATATTTTGAATTATTTCATTTTTTAAAATACTATAATGATTTTTATAAATATTATAAATAGACGCGAGTTTTCTTAAATCACCCTGTATAAATTCTATGATGTTTTTAGATAATATGCTGTCTAAATCAGGCATAGATGTATTTAATATTGTTTTAATTTGATTTGTGGTAGGTGTTTTCAACTCAAACGGAATACACACCTTCATTAATTCTTTGATTTTTTTATCAATATGATAATTACTAATACAAATAATAGGATTGTAAGTTATTTCTTCTGTTTTTTGTTTCTTTGTTTTTTTTGGACGAATTAATTTTATGAGTGAATTTATTCCACCTTTATCACCATTGTTCATTCCGTCGATTTCATCCATTAATATTGCAATGGGTTTTGCTTTTTTGTGAAATAAACTTACAATACTTTTATCTGCCATATTATGCTTGGTAATCGTATCAATAATAGATTTGTTGCGAATATCTCCAGCATCATATTTAATAACATCATAGTCTAATTTCTTTAATAAAGAAATAATAAATTGCGTCTTTCCACTGCCTGGTGCGCCATAGATATATATTCCTCTCTTTTCTAGGTGATTGGATTTATTATTTTGGAAATTTGCTAATACATCTGTTATTTGTGTGGAAAGTATCTCTCTATTTAATATTTTATTAAACTCTAATTGTTCCATAATATATGATATTTATTAAAGTATATTTATTATGATTGTTTATATCTTATATTTGTATATATCTTATATTTATTTATATATACTTGTGTGCTTTTCACCGTGTCAAGGTGGTTTTTACAACATAATTTTTATATGAGACCTACATATAATCAAGCGCAGGATTCCGAACTATTTGTAATTCCGTCCCAGGTTAAATTACATGCTTTAGCCCATTTTGCTTTGTTACAAAGCCCGTTATTACCTCTCCACATAGATTTAGAAAAATCCATTTTATTAACATTGCAAGTGCCTAAATTTTTGGAATTAACGCAACTTGAGGCATCTCCTTGAGATTCGTCTAACCAATAATCGGGACAATCGGCAACTACAGGAGGAAATACCATATTATATTTGGTATTATAAATCGTTATACCAATTAAAACCAAGCAAATAATAAGTAATACAATTGCTATGGTCATTACAATGCTTTGAAATGTATTCGCCATTATATATAAATAATTATATATAATTTTTTATCGTGAATTATATAAAAAAAATTTATATTAAATTTTTTATGATGAATTATATATAATGGATTGCAATAATAGTAATGGCAGAGTTAATATTATAAGCCCTGATACAAATACATTGTTTGCTATGACTGACCGAATACCTGTAAGCGAATGCACAGACTTTAGAGATGCTATGACAGGTAATTGGTATAATACCATATTATCTGATACATTTTTTAGTGCCAAAAATGTTCAGATTTTACAGAATGGTATCCGCGCAGGTGTTTATAAAAAATCAAATGGAATGTATGTAGTGGGAAACCAAGACTGTGATGAACTAAAAATTATTATGAGAAGCATGTTTCTTCAATATGCTAAAAATTTACCTACGGATATAACTGGTCAAATTCAGGAATTAAATAATTTAGTTCTTAATTATGCTATTAAACAAGTATATGGTGAGGCCGAAGGTTATATTAAATATAAACGTGATGCTAGCACAATGTATACACCAATCGCTCGCCCCGTTATGTCTAAAACTAACGATAAACAACTTGTATTAAAAAAATGGTTTTAAATACCACTTCAGGCCATATGATTCCAAATATGTTATGATTATTATTAATTATAATATAGTTTTACACGTCACTTGCCTACTTGCTTACTTGCTTACTTGCTTACTTGCTCACTTTTTTGTTGAGTTTTTTAACCTTAGTTTTATTTGAAGTGTTATTTGAAGTTTTATTTAATGTTTTGTCTGACAATAAAGCTTCACGCTCCTTAGTGTATTCAGCATATTGAGATTTAAGAATATCCAACTCATTCAACCACAATTGTTCTATTGAAGTAGCTTTAAGAGTTTTAATTTCGTTGAGTTTTGTTTCTTTATCAGTCATAAGTTTAGCGACATTTTCCTCTGTTACCGTATCCATTGGCATTTTAACCAAATATTTATAGTCTTGATCATTGTCCACTATATCATAATTTGAATTGGTAAGTATTTCTGTAACTTCTGCCCGTTTTTTACGACGCAAGTCAAGTGTATCATTTAATAGTTCACTAATAAATCGCGCTTTGTTTGATAACACAAGCGCTTCGCGTTCAAGCGCAGTTATTTGGTATTCTTTACGTTTTACATAAATTTCGCGTCTAACACTAATAAATTTATCAATAATTTCTGTTGTATTTTCAAACTTTGTAAGTTTATCATTTTCATCAAATAAATGCATATTAGAAGTGGATTTTGTAGTATACAATTTTAGCAATTTTTCAAGTGCATTACATCCATATTCGGTTTCTTTCATCACGAGGTCATCCAACATACCAGACGCGAATGTTATTGTAATATCAATAATTTGATCTGTGCTCATATCTGTATAATCTTTTACGATTTGTTGAGGTTTCTTTTTTCCATTAGGAGCACTATTATCAATCAAGTTTTCCAGATATTGTTTATAATCATCGGTCCAAGTTCCAATTGGAAGTTCTGTCACCCTTACTTGCTTTGCCGAGATAATGTCATACGAGCCTTTAATAAGGTATTTTTGCGGTGTGATTTCATTAATTGTACCTTTGAATCCTTGATAATAAGGATTAATCTTAATATTGCTGGTCTCTTTTCCAGTTATACTGGCATTAATATAATCAATGATTTCAAGTGGATTATAGCACATTATATCCGTGCTAAAACCTGTGCCAATTCCTATGCTTCCATTTACCAAAATCATTGGAATAATAGGCACGTAATAAATCGGCTCTACCGGAGTTCCATCATCATCAAGATATCGCAACACATTATCGTCCGCCTCTTGAAACAATGTTCGCGTCAATTTGTTAAGAAGGGTAAATATATACCTGGGCGCAGCCGAGTCTTTGCCTCCTTGTAGACGTGTTCCAAATTGACCTTTCGGTTCCAGCAAATTAATATTATTTGAACCAACATAATTTTGAGCCATGTCGATGATCGCGCCATTTAAACTTTGCTCGCCGTGATGATAGCAACTGATTTCAGATACACTTCCACTAAATTGGGCGACTTTAATTTCTTTAAAAAGTCGTCGTTTAAAGGCAGTATAAATGATTTTTCTCTGACTTGTTTTAAGACCATCCATTAGATTTGGAATAGACCGATCACAATCATATTTGGAGAAATGGATCATCTCGCGACCGATAAACTCTTCATAACTAACATCTTTTTTGCTTGTGTCTAGATAAAGTTCGCGATCATATCCTTGCAACCATGTTTTACGATCGCTTGCCCGCTTTTTATTGAAAACCATATCAATTGAATCGCCGCATTTTTCGCCAGTGCTTGTGAAACTAACAAACTTTTTATGTTGGAAATATTCTTTAAATTCTTTGCTAGTGCTTGTGCCTAGACCCTTGTAATACTTAATAGTCCAGCCTTTTGTACTGCCTGAATTAGCCGTTTTCCACTGTTCATACTCACCGTCGTTATAAAACATCAATTCTTGAGCCCCTTTGCGTGCCTTGAGAATAGGAGTATTCATAAACCCGATAAATCCGGGAATTTTTATAAGCGAGTTCCATTCGGCGTCAAAGAGATTAATACCCAAACCTTTAATATGGCTGCCATCCAAATCTTGGTCCGTCATAAAAAGGATTTTTCCATATCGCAATGATTTTTTAACATCATCGTCAGTATATGTTTTTCCAGTTTTCAAACCGAGAATTTGCTTAATTTCATTAATTTCTTTATTTTCCAAAATTCGTTTCTGTGTTTCACCGCGCACATTAAAGAGTTTACCCCGCATTGGATAAACGCCGATAATATTGCGGTCGTCTTTTGATAGACCAGAAACAATACCAGCTTTGGCCGAATCTCCTTCACAAAATATAATAGTGCATAGGTTACTCTGTTCTGTACCGGCAAAATTCGCATCAATCAGCTTTGGAATCCCGCGCACGGTTTTGGTCATAGCGCCATCGGTTTTCTTCGCTGCTTTCGTGTCCTTCACCTCAGTAAGAGCGCACGCCGCATCCATAACACCCATTTTAGCCAACTTTTCAATGAATTTCTCGCTTACATCACACGAAGAACCGAATTTTCCCATAGGCGAATTCATATAATCTTTTGTTTGGCTGTCGAACGTGGGATTTTCAATATCGCAGCGAATAAACAGCATCAATTGTTCTTTAATAGTGCTGGATTTTACATCGATTTTCTTTTTTTTGGCAATAAATGCTGTAAGTTTGCGGATAATTTGATTAAGAATATAATCTACATGTTTGCCACCCTTTCCGGTATAAATACCATTTACAAAGGAAACCTGCGTGAACTCTTCTTTAGGGGCAAGACATACAGCATATTCCCATCGCTCATTGGCTTCTTCATAAATACGTGGTTTATCAGTTTTGGAGCCAATATACAAATCAACATATTGTTGAAACGTTTTGACAGGGACAAGTTCGCCATTATATTTAACTTTTATGTTTTTATTTGTCACCGCGGCAATATCATATACTCTGCGCTGAAACAAGTTCATCATATCAGGAGATAGTTTAGAAATGCCTAAACGTTTGTAATCGGGCTTGAATGTAACTGTTGTATAAGGTTTAGTTCGGCATTTTTTTATGCTTGGCGTTTTGATAACAGTAAGGTTGTCCTCAAACTCTTGTGTGTATTTAAGGCCCCGCACGTGGTCTACTGTTTCAATCTTACCCCAGGTAGACCAAATTAAAACCAACTTGAACCCAAACCCATTTTTTCCGCCGACGATTTTCTTTTGGTCTTTATCGTAGTTGGTAGAAGTGCGAAGATGACCGAAAATCATTTCAGGAATCCATATATCGTGTTCTGGATGTTTAACAATATCTATACCATTTCCGTCGTTGGTCATGGTAATAGTGCCGTCATCATTTATAGAAACATCGATGTAGGAAACTGGAATAGTATTAGGTTTACACGCACTCATTGCTTGTTCTGTGCGGACTTGATGATCGCGACAATTGACTATACCTTCATCAAAGAGTTTATAAAGACCGGGAATAATAGTAATGCTTTTTCTAACAACTGAAGATGATGTTTGGTCGAAAACATAAGTATCATAGTCGGTTGGTTCCATAGATCCAGTATAAGTATCGGGATTATCAAGCACGTGTTGCTTATCAGTTTTCTTCTGATAAGTCTTCGCCAGATTAGTATTGGTTGTTGAGTTTGCCATTGTGAATATAGAGTAATGATGATGATATGAGATTTTCTTTTTAAATAATTTCAATTTTATATAAAAATTAAATAAAAATATGTAGTTGAATATTCTTATATTGAAATAGTTTATATATATGGCTTCTTTTAATGATCCGTGTCCATGTCCCAAACCAGCATTACCTGGAAATTCATTAGGTATTAACTTTGGAGGAACAGAAAATAGACCTGGTAATTTAATGACTCAGCCATTTATACACGCAACAAATATACGAAATCCACAATGCACTAAACCTACATTTGCGAATATACAACTAAATGCGTTCGGGAAATGGAGTGGTGCTCCGCGCGGTTCTGGCGCGCCTCCACGAAATAAATTTGGTTAATTCTACAATATTAAACCATACAATATATCACCATATTTAGACGTTTTTTTCTCTCCATTATTTATAATATGGTTAAGAGACATTCTAAAAGCGCTGACGGACACTATCACATTGCCGGTAAATCCTATGAACATTTGATTGGATCGCGCGCCCAGGTTCATCACGGAAACGCCTACAAAACTGCTGGCGACCTTACCAAGCATGGTCTGCTTATGAACAAACACGGACGTATTGTCTCCAAAGCAAAGCACACTACTGCCAAGAAAGAGAAGCGTTTAGAGAAACACGGTTTCTTCACCAAGAAGGGCAAATTCGGTTTTGTTAAAAAGAGTGCGACCAAAAAACACCGCAAATCGTCCAAGAAAAGTGGACGCAAATAAATGAGTCACGAAGGCAAGGTTACCATGCGCATTTAAAATGCGCAAAGGTGTAAAATAAAAAAACAATAAATTATTAATTTTATTTAAATAAATAAAACTAATAATAATTACAATGTCTAACAAAATACCTAATATAATACATCAATTATGGATTGGACCTCGTGATCCACCAAGCAACCACATGGATACTTGGAGAGATAAAAATCCAAATTTTAAATATATTAGATGGAATGAGGATAAATTAAGAAAACATAAAATTCCATTTAGCTGTTTAAATCGTATAAATGAAATAGAGGAAATAAATGGAAAAGCTGATATAATTCGTTGGGAATTGCTTTATCATTTTGGTGGTGTTTTTATTGATGCGGATTCTATATGTATTGAGCCAATAGATGAGATATTGATGAATGCAAAATGTTTTGCGGGTTGGGAAAACGAAGATGTTAGAGATGGACTTGTTGCAACAGGGACAATGGGATTTCCACCGAAACATCCATTCGTTAAAGCAGCCATTGATTGGATTATAGCAAATCAGGTAAGTCATAAACAAACAGGCGTAAGAGCATGGCGTACCGTTGGTCCTGGACTTTTAACACGAATATATAATACAAAAAAATTTAAGGATTTGACTATATTTCCAAGTTATTATTTTTTACCGATTCATTGTACCAAGCTGGAATATCAAGGACATGGTAAGGTATATGCGCACCAAGAATGGGGTTCTACGAAAAGAAATTATGATGAAATGAATAGTAAAACTTTGCCTGATCAATTTATGCCGCCTCCGGCAGAAAAAGCGGTTTCTATTTTAGTTTCAAGTTACAATACTAAAGCACTTTATATTAAAGAGTGTTTGGATTCCATTAGAGATCAAGAAGGATATTTTAATATAGAATTAGTTTGGATTAATGATGGTTCAGATCAATTAAATACAACATTATTGAAAAGACATTTGGATAATTTCAAGAAAACAACGCGATTTGTTAATGTAGTTTATAGTGAAAATAACGGTAATAAAGGTATTGGTTTCACATTAAATAAAGGAATTGAATTATGTAGCAATGAAATTATTGTTAAAATGGATAGTGATGATATTATGTTGAAAGATAGAATTAAAAAACAATATAAATTTATGGAATCTCACCCTCATGTTATGATTGGTGGTGGACAGGTTGAAATGTTTAAAAATAATAATGTTATAGGATGTTCAAAACATAAATCTATTACTTGGGATGAATATAAGGAAAAGCCTAAGCATTGGTTTATGAATCATCCAACAGTATGCTATAGAAAATCAGCGGTGTTAGAAGCAGGTAATTATAATAAAGATTTGAAATTAATGGCAGAAGATTTTGAATTAGAGCTGAGAATGCTGAAAAAATTCGGGTATGTTTATAATACGGAAGATGTTTTGCTGAAATATAGGTTACATGAAAATCAAATAACACATAAAGGAGGTAAGGAAGGACCAGAATATTGGGGAACAATTAGAAAAGATATTATAAAAAATCTTTTGTGAAAAAGAAAATAATAGAGAATATAATTAAACAATATTATAAGAAAAATTATTAAAATATAATTAAGAATATTAATTAATTAATTATATTTAATGTTAACATTAGTATCTTGTTGGTATATTTTAAAAGCTAAGTTTGATATTAATGAATACAAGAAATGGATATCAAATTTATTATTAAATGTAAAAAATTTTAAATTAGTTATTTTTACAGATAGTAAAAGCAAATATGTATTAGAACCTTTCATAAATAATAATTGTAATATAAAAATTATTATTCTGGAAATAGAAGATTTTTTTTGTTATAAATTTAAAGATTCTTGGATTAAAAATCACGAGAGAAATCATTTATTAAATAATAAAATAGATTGGAAGGTTAATATGTTATGGTCAGAAAAAATTTATTTTGTTAAAAGAGCAATAAATAATAATTATTTTAATTCAAATTTAAATGAAGAGTGGTTTGGATGGTGTGATATTGGTTATTTTAGAGATGGAGATAATAATATGGATATTGATAAAATTAAATTATGGCCTGCGAGTGATAAGATGAAATCACTTGATAAAAGTAAAATTTATTATACTCAAGCTTGTAGTGATGAAGAATTAAACAAAATGAGTAAAATTATTTTAACAAAAAATGATCAAGATTTGCCATTAAATCCTATGCCAGATAATCAAACTACAATCGCAGGAGGATTTTTTTTAATAATGCCTAATAATATTGATTGGTGGTGTAAAACATATTATAAAAGATTGTATCTTTATTTTGTTTATAATTACTTAGTTAAAGACGATCAAATTATTATCATAGATCGTATTATCAATAATTATGAAAAATTTATGTTGATAAAACAAGAAAATTTAAATTATGATAAGTGGTTTGCTTTTAATAGTTATTTGATTTAATATTTACTTAAATTCAAAATCATTAAAAACTATTTCTGTTGGTAAATTAAAAAAGTTATTTTTTAATTTTTCATCTAAATTATAACCAATTGCATAATCTTCAAAATATTCATTTTTGAAAATATTTTTTTTAGATATTAAATTTTGTATTGAATTATATGATAAAAAATAAAATCTACCATTACAATACATTCCTTTTATAAGTATACAATCTTTGGGTATTTCGTCATGATATTCATGATAATTACTATATTGTGTTTTAGGAACTATAATATTATTTCCACCATAATCATAATTATTTTTTATTAAGTATTTAATTAATACAAATAAAAATTTTGGGTAAATTAAGTTTTGATCATCGTCGGTTTTAAATATATATTTAAAGTTATATGTTTTATAAATGGCTTCATATGCTGATATTACTTTTTGAGGGAGTGAAATATAATCATCTTTAGTTTTGACAATTAAAATATTATCTTTATTATCGAAAATAAATTCTTGTGATAAATTAGGGTCTCCAATTACATGAAAATATAGCAAATTTTTTGGAATATTTTTAAGCCAAGTTTTTCTTTGTAAATCAGCTTTAAATTTATATTTTTTACAATTAAAAATTAATAATATAAAATCTTGGTTGATCATTATTATTAAATAGTATTATTAAATAGTATTACTTAATAATTTAACTTATTTAACTAATTTAAATTTTTATTATTTTCGTTTAATAATTTTATATAAAAGAATTTGCCAATATAATAAAAACCATGCAAGGATTTTGTATTAACTTAAAAGAGAGAAAAGATAGATATAATCATTTTGAAAATCTAAAAAAAAAATATTCATTTTTTTGTGAAATTGAAAGATTTGAAGCAATTAAATTAAATAATGGTTGGCTTGGATGTTCGATGTCCCATTATAAAGCACTTATGTTATTATTACATAAATTTAAATATAAAGAAAAATATGTAATGATGTGTGAAGATGATTTATATATTAGTAATGAAACAAACTTAAATAATTTTATTATAAATTTTAATTTAATCAAAGATTTTAATGATTGGGATATTATTACTCTAACACCACGGGGAAATACTATGTTTAATTATGATAAATTTAAAACATATAATTTTAAAAGAATTATTGAAAATCAAACGACAACTGCGTATATTATTAAAATAGATATAATAGATAAATTATTAAATTATTTAAAAATAGGTATTATAAATATGGTAAAATATGGTGTAAGCGCAGTTCCAAAAAATACTTGTGATCAAATATGGAAACCTATGCAGGAAAAATATGTATTTTTATATTTTAAAGATATATTTGCAGGACAATTACAAGATTATTCAGATATTGAGAAAGGAATTACAAATTATAATGTAAAATTTGCAGAACAAATATATAATTAATTATGTATTAATATTAATCTAATAAATTATCATAATATAGACTTATCATTTAGATTTTCTTCTTGTAAAATATTTTTATCTAATTCTTCTTTTAATTTATTATACTCTTGTTTAAAATATTTTTTTATTTCTGTGATGTAAAATACTTTTTGTTGTTGTGTTAATGTGGCTTTTAATATATGATTTTTTTTATTTTCACAATAAGATATTAACAACTCTTCTTTATCATTGAAATTGTTTTTAAGTCTTGGAATATTAATTTTAATAATTTGACTATTTGGGTCTGGTGCAATAAATTCATATTTTAAATCTTTTCTACAATATTCTAAAAAATTCCATTTACTAAAAATTATATTTGATAGTGGATTTATTAATTTATGATTTAATTTATTTAATAACAAGCCAGAAATAGATTGATCATGACGATGTCCTGCTAATTTTGGATTTTCTTTTAAACCATCTGTCCAATATATTAAAGTCCCTTTACTCTCTTTGAATTCACAATGATTAATGATTGAATCTTTTTCATATTTCTCAATATAATCATAATCTGCTAAACTGCAACACTCTTTTATTGTATTATAATGTAACCATTCCTTAACAAAATTTATATTTTTTTCTGTTTTTTTTATAACCATCATACCTCCCGCATGTTGTAAATAATTTTTATATTGTTCGCATTTCATATATTTTAAACATGTAGGCGAGGTCATTCTTTCATGTGTATGATTACCATGTCCTCCTCTCCAATTTTCATCTTTAATTTTTGAATAATTGCCTCCAACATAAACTGTTAATAAATCTTTGTTTTTTTCACATAATTCAATAATGTTATTCAAATCTATAATTTCTTTTGGTAATTTCTTAGTAGTAAATTTTTTATTTGCAAAATGCCAATGTTCTGGAGAACAGTCATTATAGATAATGAAATCATTGCTATTTATTTTATTTAAAGTCTCTAATATAACGTATGGTTTATATGCTCGACCATTAATATCTGGATTTATCCATTTAAGTAAATTACTATTTTTTTTATAAAAATCACTTTGGTATATATCATTCCAAGTATATGCAAAATGTTTGGTTAATCCTATATCATTTTCTTTAAAATATTCAGTAATCATTTTTTGTGTTATTCCATATTTTCCTTTCTTTCTTTTAGATCTATCATCAGAAACCGTAACTAAATATATATTTTTCATAGTTTTTATAATTTAATAAATATATGTTATTAAATTAAAATTATTATTTATTATTTTAATTGTAAATATTTTTTATATAATTTAAATAATATTTTTTCTTAAAATTTTTATTTATATCATCAGTATTATTATCATATGTAATTTGGTTATTATGAATTCTATAATATAATAGAGGTTCTTCAATATTATATATAAAACCATATTTTTTTAGAAATTTTAATTCTAATGCTATGTCTTCCATATGAGAATATTTTATAATTTTATTTGTATCATAATTACCTACATTATTTATGGCATCTTTTCTATAACATAATGTGGGATGACACATAATCCAATCTACAGGATTATTTAAATAATCTTTAAATGTAAACATACCAAATGGTATGTTATTTTCAGGAGTATTATAATAATATCTACCATCATTATATATTTCCTTAAAATATGTTATCTGTGTCCCACATATCATACAATTAATATTTTTATCCATAAAATCTACTTGTTTTTGAATTCTTGTTGGAAACATTTTATCATCACTGTCCATTCTAAAAATTAATTCATTTGAACATAGAGATAATCCTATGTTTAATGCATCAACTATACCTTTATTAGTTGATAATTTTTTATAAATAACTTTAATATGTGAATGTTTATCAAATAATTTTAATGAATTATGCAGAATGATACTATTTTGTTCATCAGAACCATCATCTATCCATACAATTTCAAACTCTATTTTTCTTGTTAATTTTTGGTTTATTATTGAATTAATACATTCAACTATAAATTTTTCGCATGTATTGTAACTGGGTATTAAAATAGAAATATTTGTAGTAATGTTATTCATTAATAATAAAAATTAAAATATCTTTATTTCTTATTAAGTATTTAATATTATTATAATTTTATATTATAATATAAAATATATGAGTAAATTATATTGTCCCAAAAAAAAAACTTTATTTTCAGTGTCACCTAAATGTGGAGAAGAAAGTATTAGATATCTTATTTTAAAAGAAGAGAATATATATAATCCAGAAAAAATATGGAGAGAATTAAATTTATTTTCTAATTTAAATATTAAAAATGTAAATTATATTTACAATATAATAATTGTAAGAAATCCTTATGATAGATTAGTTTCTGGTTATATAGATAAATTTTTAACAGGAAATTATTATCATTTACAATTTTGTCAAAATGCTAAAAAATATTATAACATTAATGATGATAATATACGAATATCTTTTCAACAATTAGTTGATTATTTAATTACTCAACCTAAAAAAAATTTAGATGCTCATTTTCAACCTCAACATTTACAACATAATAATATAGATAATAATATAGATAATAGTATTATATTAAAAATGGAAAATACAAATAAGATAAATAACATACTTAAATATTTAGGTTTTACCCCTTTGGACATTTAAAACGCCGATTTTTTACGACATTTTACACCTTTTTACATTTCAAACACTGATTTTATATTTGTTTAATTGAAGTAAATAATAATATATATTATTATTATTATATAATGAAAATTATTACGGCAGTAGTTAATAATCCACTTTTTATTGAAATACAATATTATACTTTACAAAAATATTTTCAAGGTGAATATGAATTTATTGTATTTAATGATGCTAAAGATTTTCCTGATTTTACAAATGGAAATGATATTACAATAAAAACCGAAATACAACACACTTGTAATAAATTGAATATAACTTGTATAAATATTCCAAATGAACATCATAAACAAAATAGAGATGCCGCTTTAAGATGTGCTGACTCTATGAATTATATTTTAGAATACCAAAAAAATAATTCCGATAAATATTTATTGTTAGATAGTGATATGTTTTTAGTAGATTATTTTGAAATAAATAAATACTCAAATTATGATTGCGCGATAGTTTTACAAAGTAGAAACCAGTATAAAATAAATTATTTTTGGAATGGTATTTATTATTTTGATTTAACAAAAATGAAAAATATAGAATTATTAAACTGGAATTGTTGTACAAATTGTGATGTTGGCGGAATGATGCAAAAATGGTTGGCAAAACAAATGGTAAATACACCTATGCCGAATACAGATGAAATTCGGTGGACAGATAAAGAATTTCATAAAAATAATATTTATTTCATAAAACATCTTTGGTCTTGTTCTTGGGATATAAGCGAATTACCAATAAATTTACAAGATAATACAAAATTAATTGATTTTTTAAACAATGATGTAAGAAATGTAAGTGATAAATTTTTTTGTGAAATTTATGATAACGCATTTTTACATTATAGAGCTGGTGGAAATTGGAGAAATGAAGGTTTAGTTTTACATAAATTATTATCTCAAAAATTAAAAAATGCTTTATTATAAAATCGGCGTTTTAAATGTTTAAAGGTGTAAAAATAAATTTGAAAATTATAGAGAAAAATATTTATATACTAATAATAAAGTTAATATAAAAAATGCTCATTTAATGAAATATAAGGATTTTGATATAGCTGAAAATAGAAAAGATAGGTTGTGTCTTTATCCAAAAGGATGTGCTGGAGTAGGATATCAAGGTGCGAATGTTCCGAAATATGAAAATTTTTATACAGAAGATCTAAAACAAAAAGTTTATTTATATTATAAAGAAGATTTTAATGCTTTTAAATATTAATTAATACCAATAAATTATAATTAAAAACTATTTATTAATCATAATTAAATAATGATTACAATATTAATGCCGATATATAATGGTATAGAATTTATTGATGAATCAGTATCAAGTATTATAAAGCAAACTTATTTAGATTGGGAATTAATAATGGGAATAAACGGTCATCCAGAGAATTCAGAAGTATATAAAATAGCTAAAAAATATGAAGAAAAAGATAAGAGAATTAAGGTTTATGATTTACCTCAAAATATTAAAGGAAAATCAGAATCATTAAATAAAATGTTAGCATATAGTAATTTTAATTGGATAAGTTTATTAGATGTAGATGATAAATGGTTAAATACAAAATTATCTTCTCAAATTTCTTATATGAATGAATTTGATGTAATTGGAACAAGATGTAAATATTTTGGAGATAGTGATGTAATACCTTATATACCGGTAGGTAATATAACAAAATTTAATTTTTTATTGGTTAATCCTGTTATAAATAGTAGTTGTTTATTAAAAAAAGAATTATGTTATTGGAATGGTGATTTAAACCTAGAAGACTATGATTTATGGTTAAGATTACGGAAAGACAATAAGAAATTTTTTAATGTTCCAGATATTCAAGTTCTACACAGAATACATCAAGAAAGTGCATTTAATGCAAAAGGTAATAATTTATATGTAAATAAATTAAAAGAGAAATATTTATAAATTTATTTCATTAATAATTTCTTTTGTCATACCATCTAAATCAAATAAATATTTAATTTCTTTATAATAATTCCACATATTATTGTATTGAAGTTCATTTATATTTTTTAGTATATTTTCAAGTTGTTCTATTTCAGAAATATGTATCACAACACATAATTTATTATAATTTATTTTATCTTGAAAAGGTAACCAATTTTTGTCATTCCAAACATAAATAGGAATTGTACCTAATAAAAAACATTCAAAAAATCTAAAGGAAGAACGACCATATCCACGAGGCGCCAATGCAAATTTAGACATAACAGTAGTTTCAATAAATATTTTTTGTAAATTACCATTTACTGCTGGTGTCCATCCACCAGAATTTATTAGTTTAAATGAGATATTTGTAACAAATTTATTAAACATTAATGTTCGAACATTTGGTTGTATATTGTTACTAGTAATATTTCCTACAAATGAACATAATATTTTCTTTTCATTAAATGATTTTTTTGGTAAGTTAAAGAGGGTATTATTAATATCTTGATAAATTAATGGAAGTGGAATATTACCACTACACGCACCATAAACAATAGTATTTTCTGGTAAGTTAAGTAAAGGTCCATCGTCATATTGAACTATTGTAAAATATCCATTTTTAGATGGATTTTGACTTATCCATTGATTTAAAGCTGATTGCATTTCATTTTTCTTGTGTTTAAACCAACCTTCAATTTGAAAATTAGTCCATAACGCTGGAATATATTTTCTATTTGTTTGAATATTATTATCAATCATATATTTACAAAAATATTCTTCCAAATATAAACCATTTTTAAATGGTGGATATGTATCTTTATTTTTACAATAAAAATTAGAGTTAGGTATTAATTCCATAATATAAATAATATATTTTTTATTATTTATATTATTATTTATATTATTATTTATATTATTATTTATATTATTATTTATATTGATAATTTATAAAAGATTATAAATGAACATTGGAATTGTATTTAGTGGATATTTAAGATGTTTTTCTGATACAATACATAGTTTAAAAGAAAATTTAATATATAATAATAATTTTGATATTTTTTTACATTATTCCAAAAATTCTTTAGAAAATAAATATTATAATGAAGATGTATCAATAGAAGAAATTAAAAAAAAAATATCTATTAAAACAATATTATATACAAATGATTTATTATTGTCTGATAATCCAAATGAAAATAATACATTAAATCAAAACTATAAATTATATATATTAAATCAGCATATACAAACATTATTAAAGGTTCAATATAAAAAATATGATATAATAGTTAAGATTAGACCAGATGTGTATTTAAAATCTAAAATAGACTACTCATTAGTAAAAGAAAATATATTATATGTTCCAAAGGATAGCAAACTAGATAAAACTAAATTAAAAAATTCAGACGATAAATATATATGTGATATTCTTGCTTATGGTGATTATTTTACTATGAATAAATATTTGAATTTTTTTGAATCTAATAAAGAGCTGATAAAACAATATGGTTATGTAAATGAAACAATATTATATCATTATTTAAAAAAAAATAATATTATTATTGAAGAAGTGGATATTGATTATTGTATAATATTATCAAAATGTAATACAATTGCTATTACTGGTGATTCAGGGTCAGGTAAAACTACTTTATCTAATATTATAAGTAATGCGTATACAAATTCTATATTATTAGAGTGTGATCGTTATCATAAATGGGAAAGAGGAAATATAAATTGGAATAATTATACTCATTTAAATCCAGAAGCGAATTATATAACAAAAATGCAAAATGATGTATTTGATTTAAAATTAGGAAATAATATTTATCAAGTAGATTATAATCACTCAACCGGTAAATTTACATCAAAAACCCAAATTAAAAGCAAAGAAAATGTAATTGTATGTGGATTACACTCATTATATTTATCACATGATATATCAGATTTAAAAATATATATGGATACGCAAGAAGACTTGCGCATTTTTTGGAAAATAAAAAGAGATATTATAAAAAGAGGGTATACTAAAGAAAAAGTATATGAACAAATATTAAATCGAAAAACTGATTTTGAAAAATATATTTTACCTCAAAAACATGAATCTGATATTATTATTAATATATATAGTGATGATTATAAATTTATTATTGAAAAATTTAATGCTGATGAAAATATTATAATAAAATATCGGATTGGTATTACAAATATGTTTAATATAAATAATATATTAAGCTCAATTACAAATTATGATAAAATTATGAAAGATGGTAAATTAATATATTTATATTTTACCAATATAGATGAATTACATAATACAGTTATTAATTTATTAAAAATATTAAAAAATATATGATATATGATATATAATATATAATGTTTTTCAAGTATATATTATTAGATTTGGATAATACTATTTATGATTATAATTTATGTCATAATAAAGCGATTAATAGCATAATTCAAGAACTACAATTAAAATGTAATAAAAATATTCAAGAATTGAAAAATTTATATGATTCAATAAGCACAAAATTAAAATATGAATTAAAACAAACGGCTTCAAGTCATAATAAATTTATTTATATAAAACATTTATTAGAACAATTAAATATAGATTTATCATATTGTATTTATTATGAAAAAATGTATTGGGATGTATTTTATAATCATCTGTGTTGTTTTGATGGAATATTAGAATTTATAAAATGGATAAAATCAGAAAATATAAAAATAGCCATTATTACTGACTATGAAACTGAATATCAAATACAAAAATTAGAAAAATTAGGTTTATTATCATATATAGATAATATTATAACAAGCGAAGAGGTTGGCATCGAAAAGCCGAGTAAATTAATATTCTTAACGTCTTTACATAAGTTAAATTGTAAATTAGATGAAGTTATTATGATTGGTGATAATTTTGATAAAGATATAGTAGGTGCAATTAATTTAAATATATGTGCTTTTTGGTTTCATAAAAATAATAATAATTCATTTTATAAACATAATAATTATTTTGAATTTAATCATTTTAAAGAGTTGTATTTATATTTTACCAATTGTAAAACTGAAATACAAAGATTAGAATATATTTCAAAATATTGTGGTGAAAGATTTGATTTAACTCAAGCAGGAGGGGGAAATACTTCAGTTAAATATAAAGATTTCATGTTTATAAAAGCATCTGGATATCATTTAACTCAAGTAAATCAAATAAATGGGTATATTTCAATTAATAATGAAATATTAAAACAAGATATATATGATAATAATACAAAACCTATAATTGAGTATAATATTATTGGCTCTTTACGAGCATCGATTGAAACATATATGCATTCAATATTAAAAAAATATACTATACATTTACATCCAATACAAATAAATAAAATATTAATTAGTAAAAAATGTGATGAATTTATTAGAGAATTTTTTCCAACTAGTTTATTAATTGAATATGATACTCCAGGAATAAATGTATGTAATAAAATTATGAAAAGTTATAATAATGAAAATTTAATATTTTTAAAAAATCATGGAATTATTATAACTGTAGATAATTATGAAGAAATGATTCCATTATTAGAAAATACATTAGTTATATTTGAACAAAAATTAAATATTGATTTTGATAAATATAAATTTGTAAACAAAATAAGTAAACATATTAATAATAATTATGAAAATATATCCTATTTATGTGAAAATAAAACTATTTATGATTATTTGTTTCACAAAAAGGAACTATTTTTAGAAAAAATAACATTTCCAGATGCTTTAATCTTTTGTGGATTAAAAATACTATTTATAGATGATTTGAATGAACTTCAATCTTATTTTGAAACATATAATGAATATCCCAAAATAATTGTAATAAATCAATTGATTTATATTATTAATATTTCATTACAAAAATGTAAAGATACCGAAGATGTTTTAAAAGGGAACTTGATGACTTTAGATAATAATATGGAAAAAACATATTTAACCAATAAGGAAATATGTTATTTAAATAATTGGGATGCAGAAAAATATAGAAAAACTATTAAATAAAATATTTTACTGTTTAATAAAGTAATAAATAGGATAATCAGTACCATCTTTTCTTAAAAAATTAAGTTTTAAATTCATTTTATTTGCAAATTCGTTAACGGCTTTTGTAGTGCCAGGATGGCAACTATTATAATCATCTCCTAACAACCAACCGCCCGATCTAATTTTTTTATACCAAAATACAAGATCTTGTATAACTGCTTCATAACTATGATCTGCATCAATAAATACTAAATCTAATGATCCATCAGAAATTTGATCATTTTTAATTGTAATACTTGGTTGGCGAAACCAAGTATATTTATGATTATATGGTTCCAAATTTTTTTTTACATTATTAGCTAAATTATCAAAATTTCCAAATAAATTTTTAACATCAATCGGAAATCCATCATTTGAGTAATGAATATATGGATCTATTAAATAAAGCGATTCAACTTCTGTATTAGTAAGTATCTCTTTTGCGTGAAATCCATAACCAATACCTATTTCAGCACATTTTTTAAAATTATTTTTATTTATAACTTTTGATATAACTCCATAATATAATTTAACCCAGGAGCAAGAATTATATGCATTAATATATTGTTTATCTACATTTTTTTCAAACAAAATAGAATTTTGCATATATAATTTATAATATAAATTATATTTAAGTATTATAATTTATAATAATTAAAACATCCTTTTCCTGCTTTAAGAAAACCAATAACAGAAATATTTAAATTATATCTTTTAATTATATTTTTTAAATGTATTTCATAATCGCCATAAACAGAAGATGGAATTAAAAATTTACCTTTTGTAGTTATATGTAAGAAAGATAGTTTGTCGCTATGAGTTAAACCACGATTATATAATATTTGTAAATTAGATGTATATTGAATGCCATAACATTTAACATTTGTTTTACAATAATGAATAACATTCCTATCTAATTCTAATGATGCATATGATTTATTTGGAAATAATTTTAAAAAAATCAAAAATGAGCTGCGTTTCCAAATGACAGGACTACAGTCAACAGGAACAAAATGATTTGATTTAGACTTTAATGGTAAATTTAAATTACATAACCCTACATCATTTTTATGAATTTGACCATTTCCATTAAATATAGCAGAGCATACGCGATCTATATTATTTTCATACATAATTTCTATATAAGTTTTTAGAGTAAATTCATCAATATTTATAACTATATCTACATCATAAATTAAAAATACAAACTCTTCTTCTATTTCTTCTAATACTGGAATTAATCGTGTAGAAAACATTTGTGAACTATTATATTGAATATATTTATCAAAACAATCAGGTAAAATTGCATTTTCAGGGATAGAATCATAGGCTAATATTTTTTTAAAATTATATTTTTTTAAATAGTCATTAATTACTGGCCATAAATAATGATAACTAGAATGAGTATGTAATAATATGCAGTAATTCATAATATATTATAATTAATAATGATATATATTATTAATTATTTAAACATATTTTCTTTAAACTAATTATATAAATGGAAAAACCAAAAACAATATTTTGTGATATAGATGGAACATTGTTAAAACATGTTGGTGATGCTTTTAATCAAGCAACACTAAAAGAATATGAGTTATTACCTAATACAATACAAGCTATAAATAAATGGGATCGACTATGTTATAAAATTATTTTAACAACTGGGCGGAAAGAAAGTATGAGAGAAAAAACCGAAAAGGAATTATTGAATTTAGGTATTGTATATGACACACTAATTATGGGTTTAGGCGGTGGTGTAAGAATATTAATAAATGATAGAAAACCTAATGGTGATACAAATACTTGTTATGCAATAAATGTAGTGCGGAATAAAGGAATACAATATTATGATTTTACATCAAAATTTGTGACAATAAGTGATGACCAACCAAAAGAAGTTGAAAAACCTTGGGGTAAAGAAGAATTAATAGAATACAACGACCATTATGTGGTAAAAAAATTATATATGAAAACTAATGAATGTTGTAGTATGCAATATCATGAATTAAAAAGAGAAACTATTTATGTTTTAAGTGGAAAGGTCAGATTATATATTGGAAAAGATATAGATAACTTGGAAAAACGTGAAATGATTGCAGGAGATAAAATTACCATTCCACCATATACCATACATAGAATGGAGGGTATTAGTGATTGTGAATACCTAGAGTGTTCAACACCGGAATTATGGGATGTGGTAAGACTTGATGATAAATATAAGAGAGAAAATACAATTGAAAGTGATTATAAATAAATTAATTTTGTTTAGTATGAATAATATTATTTATTTTATTGTATAATTCTATTTCATTAACAGTCATATTATCCATATTATCTATATTATTAGTAATATATTTTATATATGGTATATTTAACATTCTTGTAATTTGTTCCCATTGCCCATACCATCCAACCTGCTTAAAATTACTCGAAATTTCTATTATATTTGTATTTTTATTAGCAAAAATAGTAAATGTTAATGCTCCTCCAAATGGACTGATAATTATTGATGATGTATTGAATAATTTTATTTTATTTTCAACACTATAATCTTCCAAATATACTATATTAAATCCTAACTTTGATAAATAATTATTAAAAAGTGTATTTTCATTCAAAACGGTTCTTCTATTTACATTAAAACTTGGAGAATTTTTACATGTAATTGCTTTTTTTCTAGAAATATAAATATATTTGTTATTATCATAATTATAGTTTGTATTTTCTAAAAATAAATTACGAACGAATTTAATATTTTCAATTTTTACAAAAGGATAATTATGATTATTATTTATAACACATCCATAGTGATTTATAATCTGATATCCTTTATCTTTGTATTTATTAATATCAGTAATTAATTCAAATTTATTAGATATTATTTTTAATGATTCAAAATTAAAACTCTGAAACCCGCTTTGAGATTTCCAAGTTGTTCCTTCATCTATAATTTGATTATTAAAACAGATTTTAATTTTACCATTTATTTTAATATTTCTATCAAATACATTATGATTTAATCTATAAATAGAACAATTCGAACCTTCTATTGGATTTCCATTAGTAATATCTAATAAGCCAGCTAACATAAAAAAAAACCAATGACCTATAATGCAATAACCTCTATTTTCAATATTATATATAGTTTTATCCATTATAATATTAATATATTAATATATTATTATATATTTTATTAATTAACTTTTATATAAATATAAATTATTTTTATAAACTATAAAATAAATGAGTAAGATTTATTTAGGACCAATGTCAAAAAATATTGTTGATGTTTCTATTGAATATTCAAATGCATTATCTTTCCCTATTACTTTCATACCTTCAAGAAGACAAATAGAATATAATGGTGGTTATGTAAATAATTGGACTACCAAAGAATTTTGTGAATATGTAAAAAATAAAGGAGATTTTGTTACTATTGAGAGGGATCATGGTGGTTCAGGACAAGGTTTAAATGTAGATAATGGTATTGATTCATTTAAAGAAGATTGTAAATATATGGATATAATACATATTGATCCTTGGAAAAAATATCCTAATTATAATGATGGTTTAAAAGAAACAATAAATGCTATAAATTTTTGTTATAATGAAAATCCTGATATAATATTTGAAATAGCAACAGAAGAAAGTATAAGAAAATTTGAAGTGGATGAATTAGAAAAATTAATATTAGATTTACAAAAATCATTAAAACCAGAAATATATAAACAAATAAAATATTTAGTAGTTCAATGTGGAACTGGTTTACTTGAAGCAAATAACAATGGTTTATATGATAAAGAACGTTTAAAAAATATGATAAGTTTATGTAAAAAATATGGATTTATCTCAAAAGAACATAATGGAGACTGGGTTGCAATTAATTTAATGAAAAATAAACTAAACTTAGGTTTAGATTATATTAATGTTGCACCTGAATTAGGTGAAATTGAAACAAAAATTATATTAAATGAAATTAATAAAATAAAAAACAAAAATTTAAAAACTACACTTTTTAATAAATTTTATGATTTGTGTTTTAAATCAAATAAATGGATAAAATGGGTAACTAAAGAATTTATACCTGAAGAAAATAAAAAAAAACTGATTATGATATGTGGTCATTATGTGTTTTCTTATCCAGAATTTTTAGATATAAAAAACGAAATACCAAATATAGATGAAAAAATAAAAAAAGAACTATTAAATAAGTTAAGAGAATATCATAGTCTTCATGATTCGTATTATAAAGTTTTAATTACAACTTCTGGTATTGGGAAAAGATTAGGCGATATTACAAAATATACAAATAAATCTTTGATAAAAGTTGGTGATAAATTAGCTATATGCCATATTGTAGAAAAATATAAAAAATATGTAGAGTATGTTGTTACATTAGGTTATTATGGGGATTTTGTAAAACAGTTTTTAGAACTTGCATATCCTGATCGTAAATTTACATTTGTGTTAATTGATACATATGAAGGAGCTAGTAGTTCGCTTGTATATTCATTATTACAAGCAAGAAGTGCATTAAATTGTAAATTCATATTTAATTGTTGTGATTCCTTAACAGATGATTGTATAAATATACCAAAAGAAAATACAATTTACGTTAATAATAATAAAAATGGAACATTATATGCAACTATTACAAAAAGCCATAATAATTATATTAATAATATTAATAATATTAATAAAAAAGGACAAATAATATTTGATTATTCCTATACTGGTATTGCATTTATTAAAGATTATAACGAATACTGGAATACTCTTGAAAACATATATACTAATAATAATCAAGAAAAAGAACTAAGTGATGTTGATGTTATTAATAAGTTATTGCCTAAAACAAAATTTAAATATGTAGAACTTAATACTTGGTATGATACAGGAAATGTTACTGATTATAATGAAAGAGTAAAAAATAAATATAAGTGTAATTATACAGTATTAGATAAAAATAATGAGAGTATATGTTTTTTAAACAATAGTGTAATTAAATTTTTTCACGATAAAACAGTTTGTATTAATAGAGTAAAAAGAAGTAACTATTTAAAAGAATTAATTCCAAAAATTATTGATTACAGAGACAATTTTTTTAAAATGGAATTAATAGATGGATTATTAATGAGTAATAATAACAAATTTGGAGAAATTAATAAATTGTTGAATTGGGCAAAACAAGAGTTATGGATAGAAAGAACTCCTAACTTTAATTTTAAAGAATCTTGTATAAAATTTTATAAACATAAAACATTGCAAAGAATTAAAAAATATTTAGATAATTATAATGATATTACAATAATTAATGATACAAATGTTAGTAATATTTATAATTTAATAGATAAGATTAATTTCGATTGGTTATGTAATTCAAATGCAACTATATATCATGGTGATTTTATATTAGATAATATAATCAAAACGGATAATATTTATAAATTAATAGATTGGCGTCAAGATTTTGCTGGTGATCTTGAGTTTGGTGATAAATATTATGATCTTGCGAAGTTAAGACATAATATCTATTTAAACCATGATAATATTAGTAATAATTTATTTACGTTAGAATATATCAATGATTATTCAGTTAATATTGATTTAAAATGCAATTATATGTTAATACGTCAAATTGAAGATTTTGATAAATTTATATTAGATAATGATTTAGATTTATTTAAAGTAAAGATTTTAACCTCTTTAATATGGATTAATATGGCACCATTACACCAATCGCCCCTTAACAACTTTTTATATCTATTTGGAAAATATAATTTATGTTGCTTACTTAATATACAATAAACAATTATAATTTTTAATTCAAACAATAAAAATTATAATTAATCGCTGTTATTCAGTAAATACATATTTAATAAATTATTATTTCTACATTTCACACATTTTTCATTATTTTTATGAAATTTAAAATAACAATTTTTATGGTAAATACACCCACAAGGAAAATCATATTTATTATTATCATATTTTTGATAACACAAATAACAACAATATTCATTCATTTGTGATGTTAAAAAATAAATAGGGTTTATATTTACTTGCCAACCTTTAACTAATTTATAATTTCCGTCTTTTATCATTAAATTAGGCTGTATTTGGGTTTTATTAAATAAATCATAACATAATATATGAACATTATACCCTCCATGTAAAGCCTTATATTTATAATAATCAGAAAATAAAAAATTTTTTAGAACTTCGAAATATTTATAATTAAATATACAAAAAGTAAATATATCGTCGTAACATAAACCGTCGTAATTTAAAAATGTTATATTGAATCTATTTAAGTCTATATTTAATGAAGTTATTTTATTTATTAAAAATAAGTCTAATCTTAGTAATATTATCTGGTCATATTCAATATTTTCTTTGTTTATTAAATTTAAACCTTTTATAATATTGTTATATCTCCCTTCGGCATTTGTTAAATTTGTGTTTAATTCATTAAATATACATTTTTTTGGTTTAAAATCTTGTAATAATTTATTATTGTATTTAGAATTGTATGTTGATATATAAACATCTATTTCTGCATTATAAGTAGAAATTAAATCGTCATATATATTATTCTGTTGATTTCCGTATGTATCGCGCCAATTTACATTTCTTATCTTGCCATCAATATTATATGTATCTACTTTATTGTAATAGTATCCAATATATAAAATACTAATTTTCATTATGTATAAATATACATATTTACTCTTAAATAATAAAGTTCCAATTATTTAATTTTGGAAAAGACATCATTTTCCAAGAATAATCCAACTTATAATCCGGCCAATTTCGATTACGTATATTAGTATAAAAATAAACAGGATTTTTATAAATTATATTTTTATATTGACAATGATATATAAAATTTACTATATTTCCTTCTATTAAATAAATATGCTCTGCATTTTCAATTAATTTAAATAACCATCCAGGAAATTCTACTAAATAATGAATATTTATAATTTTAAAATTATTTTTAACTAATTTACTAATATCTATATCTGGTAATGGATTATAAATGATATTATATTTTTCATTTTCTTTGATTTGATATTTATTTTTTATTTGCTTATTTATTTCATTTTCTTTTATTATATTTCTAGAATATTGAAAATAATTCATTCTAACCTCGTTATTTAAACCTAAAAATTTATAATACACCATATGATTTATTTCTAATTGTTGTAAAGGCATTTTTTTATTTGGACAGAGTTTATATTCATTGGAAATATATAAAAAATTATAAATTGGGTTTTCTGTATTAAAATAGTGAATTTTATTTATAGTCTTAAAATTAGATAACATATATGATGGACCATCCCATTTAGCCGTATGAGTGTTGCAAATATGATATTCATCATAACTACAATTTTGTAATTTACTATTTATTTCATATAATGAAATAATGAATATATTTGTATTAAAAAATCTGCATTGGGAAAAATAATGATTATAATAAGTGATTAATTTAATAGATTGTATTAATAAAAATACTTTTTCATAATGTTCCTTTAAAAAATATATCATGCCAATTATAGAAAATATATCTCCATATGTATCACAGGGGGGTATTAATATAATTTTCATACTTATTTATTATAAAGATAAAATACTTTAAATATATATACACTAATTAAATAATAAATGAAAATTCATTTGTTTAAAAACCAAACTACGTATAAAAATTTATTTCAAAAAGATGAAAATAATAGAGAAATAAATATATATCATTTTTCTAACACAAGTATAACTGGTCATAGTTTATATTACCCAAATTGCTTATTATATTCAGAAAATAACCTTTATTTACCACTATTAGAAAAAACCATGTCTTTGAATATGGGAACAATTTATGAAAAACAAAATATGATATATGACTATATTCCAAAAGGATGTATAAAATTAAAAGGAAATTTCTTTTTCTTTATTTATAATACAGATAATTATTTTCATTTTTTATATGACACCTTACCTTATTTGATAAGTTATTTTGAATTGAAAAAAGAATTACCTGATTTAAAATTGTTAATGCAATATCCTAACCCTCAAAAAAATAATCATTATCCATTTGTAATAGAAATGTTAGAATTATTAGGAATAACAAATACTAATATTGAAATTGTTGATCCAGAATATCAATATGAAAACGTTTTTGTATCTACTTCTTATACTCATGATTCTGATTCAAATTTACCTCCTAGAAAAGAAATATATCACTTTTATCAATCTATTTCCAAAAAAGTATTAGGTATTTATAAAAACCCAACTCCTAAAAAATTATACATATCAAGACGGACTCATTTACATAATGATTTTTCAAACATTGGAACAAATTATACACAACGTAGAAAACTCGTCAATGAAAATGAACTAGTTGACAAACTGATAAAAGAAAATTATCTGGAGGTATTTACGGAATGTCTTTCTACAATAGAAAAAATTGCTTATTTTGCAAATGCAACGCATGTGGTTGGATGTATTGGTGGTGGTATATCCAATGTATTATTTTCTAATCCAACCACAAAATTAATAGCTATAATTTCTCCTACTTTTTTAGAAGTAAATAAAAGATTTAAATATAGTTTAGATTGTGTAGAAGTGTTTTATGATAAAAATACAGAACACATTGAAAATACAGACTTTAAAAAATATATGCGTGTAAAGACAATAGATAACAAATTCATTGGAGAAATTATTGAAGTAAAAGAAGAAAGTATAATAATGCAGTATACAGATGGTTCAAATACAGGTTGGAATAGTAATAATACATTTTTAACAAGAGAATTTAAAATAAATGAAGTTGATAAATTAGATAATGGATTAAATAGTTCGTTTAAATTAATTATTTAAATAATACTTTTATATTAATTGTATGTATTGTTGTCATAGAATTAATACAATCAATGAATTAAAACAAATACCAATTCACTATGGAATTGAATTGGATTTGCGAGATACGGTTAATGGAAATATTCATATTTCTCACGATCCATTTAAACCAGGTGAAGATTTTGAAGAATTTTTAATGAATTATAATCATTCTTTTATTATTTTAAATATTAAAAGTGAGCGAATTGAATGGAAAGTATTAGATCTTTTGAAAAAATATAATATTAATGATTATTTTTTTTTAGATTCTTCTTTTCCTATGATTTATCAATTATCTAATAATAATGAAAAAAATATAGCAATACGTTTCTCTGAATTTGAAGGATTAGATACTATTATAAAAATGAAAGATAAAGTAAAATGGGTTTGGGTAGATTGTTTCACTAAAAATCCATTAACACTAGAAATATATAATGAGTTAAAAAGTATGAATTATAAATTATGTTTTGTATCTCCTGAATTGCAACAACAACCAGAAAAAATAGATATTTATAAAAAATATTTTCAAGAAAATAATATTATTTTGGATATGATTTGTACAAAATATTATAATATTGAGAAATGGTTATAGTTAATATAATATGATTAAATTTAATTAAATAATAATTATTATATTTAATTAATATGCAAATTGTAATTCCTATGTCTGGTATAGGGAAACGTTTTGTAGATGCAGGTTATATAGTTCCCAAACCTTTGATTAAAGTAGATGGAATACCTATAATACAACATGTAGTTAATTTATTTCCAAATGAAAATAATATTTCTTTTATTTGTAATGATTTACATTTAAATACAACAAATATGAAATCTATTTTACAGTCTTTTTGTCCAAATGGAAAAATATATAAAGTGCCTGTTGAGAGAAGAATGGGTCCAGTGCATGCTGTATCATTAATTTTTGAAAATATAAATGAAGAAGAAGAAATAATTGTGAGTTATTGTGATTATGGAGCAGATTGGGATTATGTAAAATTTTTAAAAGATACACGAGAAAGAAATGCAGATGGTGCTATTGCTTGTTATAGAGGGTTTCATCCTCATATGTTAGGAACGGATAATTATGCATTTTTAAAAGAAACAGAAATTGGTTCACGGTGGATGTATAAAATACAAGAAAAGAAACCATTTACTGATAATCGTATGAATGAATATGCTTCAAATGGAACATATTATTTTAAAACAGGTGCAATAATGAAAAAATATTTTAAACAACTTATGAATATGAAAGAAACTATAAATAATGAATATTATGTATCTATGGTATATAATTTATTAGTTCTTGATAATTTAAAAGTAAATATTTTTGAAATAAATAATATGTTACAATGGGGAACCCCTTATGATCTTGAAATTTATAACAATTGGTCAAATTATTTCAACAATATTACAAAAATACAAAATAATTATGAAGATAAATTAGAAACTACTTTGATATTACCAATGGCAGGTGCTGGAAGTAGATTTCTAAAAAAAGGATATAAAACACCAAAACCACTTATTGATGTAAATAATAAACCTATGGTTATTCAAGCTGTTAATTGTTTACCAAAAACACATAGTAAAGTATTTATTTGTCAAGAAGAACATTTATTATTATATTCATTAAGAGAAACTATAAAAAAATATTATCATAATTCCTCTATTATATCTATTAATAAGTTAACAGAAGGACAAGCTTGTACTTGTGATATAGGTATTAAACAATCTATATTAAAATCTTCATTAGATTTAAACAATCCTATTTTAATTAGTGCTTGCGATAATGGTGTATATTATGATAAGGAAAAATACAATTCATTACTTATTGATGAAAACATAGATATCATTGTTTGGACTTTTCGTAATAATCCAACAAGTCAAAATAATCCTAATATGTATGCGTGGTTGGAAACCGATGAAAATGACATTGTTAAAAGTGTTTCATGTAAAAAATTTGTAGAAAGTATTCATAATATTAAAACAAGTCATGTAATTATTGGAACTATGTTTTTTAGGAAGGGGCAATATTTTATAGATGGTTTAAAATTAAACTATAAAAATAATATTCGTTCAAATAATGAGTTCTATGTAGATGATGTTATAAATCAAAATATAAATTGTGGATTAAAAGTTAAAGTTTTTGAAGTAGATCATTACATCTGTTGGGGAACACCTGATGATTATGAAACTTATAATTATTGGAAAACTTTTTTTAATAAATGTGAATGGCATAAATATAAAATAGAGAATGATATAACTAATAAATAAAACTTAAAATAATTTAATTAAAATATATTATATGAGTAATTTAATTAAATTAGGAACAGATTATGGTGGATGGATTTTACCAAAAAATTGTAATTTAAATGAAAATAGTATAATTTATTCTGGTGGAGTGGGAGAAGATATTTCCTTTGATTTGTTATTAAGTTCAAAATATAATTGTAATATATTATTAATTGATCCAACAAAAAAATCTATAATACATTTTGAAGAAGTAAAAAAATATTTTAATAAAAAAAATTTATTTACTGGAAATATTCAAACTGATTATTATAAAACAATTAGTAACATTCATCCAAATCTTAATAAATTTGCATATGAAAATGTTGGATTATGGCATGAAGAAACTCGATTAAAATTTTTTAAACAATTGAATAAAAATCATGTGTCTCAATCAATAATAGAAAATATGTTTGGTAAAGAATATGACATTATAAATGTTAATACTATAAAATCAATAATGAAAAAGTATAATCATCAAAAAATAGATTTATTGAAACTAGATATTGAAGGCGCTGAAATAAATGTATTGAATAATATGTTAGACGATAATATTTTACCTTTATATTTATGTATTGAATTTGATTTAAAATTAAAAAATAAGGATTATGATAATAAAACTTTAAAAATTATACGTAGATTAATTAATAAAGGTTATAAGATTCTAGTAAATGATAATTTAAATATTACTTTTCAATTAACAACATAATGTGTGGAATTATAGTTAGTGATTTAAATATTCCTACTGATTATAAATTTATTAAAAATAGAGGTCCAGATGCTACAAATATTTTATCGATAAATAATTTTAATTTTATTCATTTTTTATTACATATAACAGGAGAGAAAACTGTACAACCAATTTGTATTGATAATATTGTTTGTATATTTAATGGTGAAATATATAATTATAAAGATATTAACAAAGAGTCAAAATCTGATATATATAGTATAATTTATGCTTATAAAAAGTATGGAGATTCTTTCTTTAAATTTTTAGATGGAGAATTTACTATAGTTTTGTTTGATTTTAATTACCATAAATTATTTATAATTAGTGATATATTTAAAACAAAACCATTATTTTTTAATATAAATAAAAATATTGTTATATCAAGTTATGAAAGCATATGTAAAAAAATTAAAGATCAGCATTATTTTGAAATAAATCCAAACGAAGCATTAATTTTTAATTTAAATACAAAAAAATTAATTAATAAGTTAAGTGTATATAATTTTAATTTAAATCAAATAAAAAATAATTATGATGATTTTTGTAATATATTAGAAAAAGCTATTTTAAAAAGATATCCTGAAAAAACAATACCATTGATATGTTTAAGTAGTGGTCATGACAGTGGAGCTATAGTTTGTTGTCTTCATAAATATAATAAACCTTTTATTGCAGTTTGTATTAATAAAAATGAAAATATAGATATAATAATAAAAAGAAAATCAATATTAAAAGATAAATTAATTTTATTAGATTTGGATATTAATGAAAAAAATAAATGGGGTAATTATTTACAAGATAATTGTGAATTATTTTATTGGGATTGGACATATCATCCTAAAATGAGAAATTATAAACCAAATGGATTTACAATGGGTTCTATGTTAGGAAAATGTAAAATATTAGATTTAATAAAAAATGTATATCCAAATATAAATATTAGTTATTCTGGAATAGGAGCAGATGAGGTAATGGCATTAAATAGTTATTATAGTCAAGGATATGGAAATGTTGATTATTTTCCTAATGAATTATTACATTTATTTCCTTGGCCAAATTTCTTTAACGGTTCAATGAAAAATTATATAAAAGGGGAAGAATATGTTGGGGGATGTTTTAGTTTTGAAACAAGATATCCTTTTTGTGATAAAAATTTGGTGCAAGAATTTTTAAATCTAAATTCTGAATTAAAAAATAACTATAATGGAAATAATTATAAACCTGCCTTAACATATTATCTAGAAAAAGAAAATTTTCCATATCATTGTAAGAAGCAAGGGTTTAATGTTTAATATAAAATAGTATTTTCAATAGGTTTTTTACAAGTCATAATTTGTGGTTGTTCCTCATAATCTGGAAAATAACAAATATTTATTTTATTTGAAAAAAATGCGGCACACCATGATAAAGTGCTTTTTGAACAAATTAATAATTCTGCTTCTTTCATAATATAATAATCAGTAAGTAATTCGTTGTTTTCAATTTTAACATCTATATTTTTTTCCTTTAAAAAATCTAATATTGTCTTTATATAATTATCTTCAAGATTGGTTGTAGTTTTTTTACAAACAATACAAATACTATCTATTATTATATTTTTATTTAATAAATTAAGTATTCTTTCAACAGGTAAATATAAATTATGTGTAACAAAATCTTCTAATCTCAAATGGAGAACATTTTTGTATTTTTTTTTAAAATTATCAGGTGTATTTAAAATTTCTTTCATAAAAAATTTTTCATGCTTACCATCTCCTGCGGTAATTCCATCAGTTATAACAATATGTGAAGGATTGCTATTTATGTAATTAATTATCTCACTTTTATATTTTTTATATATTTTATCATGCTGATAAAATCCATTCATATCAAAAGAATTTTCAGACAATAATAAATTTTTAGATTGTAATAATTTTTTAGAAACTTCAAAAAATAATTTATCTGTTAAATTTAAATTTCCTTTATTATTAATACTATAATCTTTATTACAAAATATACTAATAATAACACAAGCTAGATATCTAAATATAGCATTTCCAAGTCTACCTTTTATAACAAAATTTACAGTCATTTTATAAAATAGTAAATATATATTTATTATCTTATAATTTTTAATATATAAAGCATAAGTAAATTATTATATATAATGTTTTCATTATGTATTCCTACTATGGATAGGTTTGATAATTATTTAAAACAATATATTCCAAAATATATAAGTAATCCATTAATAACTGAAATTATAATATGCGATGAAAATGGAAATGATGCTAAAAAAATTAGAGAATACTTTCAAAATAATGAAAAAGTAAAAATATTTATAAACGAAAAAAGATTAGGTCCATTTTTAAATAAAATAAAATGTTGTAAATTAGCAAAAAATGAATGGATTGCATTAATTGATTCAGATAATTTTGCTGATGAAGATTATTTTTTCAAAATGAAGTTATTTATTGACGATAATAAACTGAAGAATTATACGATATTGTCTCCAGATTATGCATCAGAAGTTTTTCAATGGAAATATTTGTCACAAACTAATAACAATTTACTTAATAAAATTACTTATAAAAAAATAAAAAATATAGATGCACTCCATGGAATTAATAATAAAAATGCTGGATGTTTGTCACATCTAATGAATATCGGAAATTTTGTTATTAACAAAAGTATTATTAATAATATAAATATATTACCTTTTGAAGAATTAATCAGTAAAAGTTTTAGTTTTGATGTATGTTTATTTTTATTAATTTGTTTTTTTCAACTAGATATAGATTTTTATATAGTAAATAATTGTAGTTATATACACTCTTCTTCAAATGATAGTATTTATTTACAATATAATAATATATATACTTCTTTACAAAGATATACTTATGATAAATTATGGAATATATTAGAAAATAATTAATATTAAGTAAATAATATTAAATATTAATTATTAATGATTATTTAATGATAATTGAAAAAATACCTAAAATATTTCAACCTGTTTATAAATCAAATTATCCTCAATATAGTTGTGGGAAAAACATAGAAGAAATTTATTATGAAATTTTTTCAAAATACAAAGATTTAATTAAAACAGATGCAATTTATTTGCCAATTTTTTGGACTTCATATTATGTAATTAATAATTATGGAAATAATATAGATCCTTTATTAAATTATATTACCACACTTGATAAAAATAAACACTACTTTACAATAGTTCAATATGCGTCGGGGATTTACATAAAAGAAAATTTAAAAAACTTGCTTGTATTTAGTGCTGGTGGCGGTGGATTAAATAATAAGGAAACTTCTGTAAAAGAGGAAATTTTTTTTGGATTAAAAAGGCATATATTTTATGGAAATGTGGCTGATTTTCATATACCTCTAATATGTTTTCCATTGTTTCCATCTTTAAAAATTTCTAAAAATATTTATTGTTCGTTTATGGGAAGATATGATACTCATAAATGTAGAGTAATAATGAGAAATGAATTAAGTAATAATAATAAATTTATTTTTTTCAATTCTTCCGGTTTTGAAAAATATAAGGAAATTTTAAATAGAAGTATATTTACATTAGCTCCAAGAGGTTATGGGTATACATCTTTTAGAATTTATGAGGCAATATTAGCGGGTAGTATTCCAATATATATATGGGAAAATAAAAAAATATTACCATTTGAAGATATATTAAATTGGAATGAATTTTCTATTATTATAAATGAAAATGAAATAAAAAATTTACCAAATATATTGAGTACATGTGATATTAGTAAAATGCAAAAAAAAATAGAAGATGTGAAACATTATTTTACATTTGAAAATACTTTTAAATATATAAAAAATAAATTGATTTAATTAATAAATTATATAATATAATATAATGAATAAAAGTATTTCAGTTGCTATTCCACATTATAATAATTCACATTTTATGAATGATACACTTAGGTATATAAAGGAAGATGATAGAATAGATGAAATAATTATATGTGATGATAAATCAAATGATATAGATAAACTAGAAAATATCTTAAACAAATTAAATTGTGAAAAAATAAAATTATTTAAAAATGAAGTTAATATTGGCTGCTATCATAATAAATTATCAACTCTTTCAAAATGTAAAAATGAATGGGCCTGTTTAATTGATTCTGATAATATAATAGATAAATTATATATAGATAAAATATTTGAATTTGAAAATTGGAAAGAAAATGTAATATATGCACCAATGTGGGCTTATACATTTCCAGGAAATGTATCTCAAACCCTTAATTACAGCATTTTTAAAAATGTTATGTTTGATTCAAAAAAATATATAGATTCATATTATTACAAAAATAATATTATATTTAAATGCTTAGCAAATACCTGTAATTATTTTGTAAATGTTAAAAATTATATATCAATAATGAATAAATATAATTATGATAGAGAAATAATTGATTCTTTGGATTCATGTATTTTATTATCTGATTGGCTTTCAAATGGAAATTTTTTATTAGTTGTTCAGAATTTAGTTTATAAACATAGAGTTCATTCCAATTCTAATTATAAATTAAGTAAAAGTAAGATTTATACTAGTAAAGTAGAAAAATCAATATTTGATAAATTGAATAATTCATTAAAATAATTATAAATAATATAAATAATATATTTAAATAATTGTCCATATGAATAACATATAAATGCTCATTCCATTTCGAGAATTAATGATTAATTATAATTTGAATGTTAAAGGTATTTTACATGTGGGAGCTCATGAATGTGAAGAATTAGTTGACTATATGCGTTTTAGAATTAATCCAAAAAATATATATTGGATTGAAGCTCAACCAAATAAAGTAAATTATATAAAATCTTTAAAAATACCTAATATCTATCAAGCAATAATTGATGAGCATGATAATAAAAAGGTTGTTTTTAATGTATCAAATAATGGACAAAGTTCATCTATTTTAGAATTTGGAACTCATAGTATACATCATCCACAAGTTAAGTATACCGATAAATTCGAGGCCAGAACAAAAAGATTAGATACATTAATTGATGAAAATAATATTCCTATTAATGATTTAAATTTTATTAATTTGGATATTCAAGGTGTAGAATTACGAGCTCTCAAATCAATGGAGAAATATTTAAAATATATTAATTATATTTATACAGAAGTTAATGAAGATTATGTTTATAAAGATTGTAATCTAATTGGTGAAATTGATGAATATTTAAATAAATTTAATTTTATTCGGGTTGCAACAAAAATGCAGGGTAAAACTGGTTGGGGTGATGCATTTTATATGAAACAAATATAAATATTATTAATCCTTTACACCTTTGAACATTTAAAACGCCGACCTAATCCAGATATTTTAGGTTTTCTTTTTCTCATTGAGCTAGATAAATAGTATTTGACTGCTGATAATTTATAATCACTTGTTTTGTGTGGTGGCATTATATATTATTACTAAAAAAACATAAATAATGTATTTAAAATATTATATATTAATAATAAATAATTATTTAAACATTATATATTATTAAATAATTATATGAAAAAGGTATTTTTTCAAATAGGAACAAATACAGGCAATGATAATTTTAGAAAATTATGTATTGAACATAAACCAGACATTATAGTGTTGGTTGAACCCAACATTATACATACAAAAGATATTGAAAATAATTATAGGGGTATGCCTAATATTCATATATTCAATAATGCGATATATTATGAAGATAATAAAGAGGTTGAACTATACTTACCAGCAATTAATGGTGTATATGGAAATAAAGGAGAAAATGGTCATAGATACTCAAACGGGCAATTTAGTTTATTACCTATGAATGATTGGGGTGAGAAAAAAAATATGATTAAAATAATAGCAAAAACAATAACTTTTGATACCATTTGTCAAAAACTAAATATTACTGATATAGAATATTTACAAATAGATACAGAAGGGTTTGATAGTGAAATTATTAAAATGTTGGATTTAAATAAATACAATATTAAACAAATACGATATGAGAAGTGGGGTTTTCCTGTAGACAGATTTACAAGATATCATAATGAAAATAAAGAAAAATTTGGTATAAACGGAATGAAATTTGTTGAAGAAAAATTTAAAAAGAATGGTTATACATTAAGAGATATAAATGATATGGATGGTAATGATATAATAGCACAAAAGATGTAATTATATTAATATTTTAAAGAGTTTATTATCAATAAATAATATGTGGATTTCACAGAGAATGATTTAAATTCATTCTTAAAATTATATAACGAAAAATTATATGTTTTCAGAATTAAATATTCGTATTCGGTGCATTTTTTTATTTTAGAAAATGATAAATATTAATTATATCGGCGTTTTAAATGTTCAAAGGTGTAAAAATTAATTAGATATTGAAATAATAAAGTTCTTTTGAGAAAAAAATACAAAAATAAATATAATTTATAATTATATTTATATTTATGATAACTATAAAATTAATATAATTAACTATTTTAAACAATAATTTTTTTCCATTCATCTGGACATAAATCTTTTACTGAATTTGCGTGCATCGATGGTCCAAACCATACAGAAGGATAATATACATTTGGTGTTTCTTGATTTTGATTTAAGTAAGCCCCCCACCAACTAAATGAACTATTCGCTATTATATGATGCCGACATAAAGACATTGTAACCATCTCTTCCCAATCATCCTTTATAAGATTATGGTCTATTGGAATAAAATTCATCTTGCTGAACTTGGAATTTTCTTTTATTTTGTTTATTTTGTTATCAATATCACTTTTATCATCTTCTTCGAAAAAATATAATACATACCAGTCATCTTTCTCCGGTATGTCTATTAATAGTTGTTCTAACGCTTTTTCATAATATTCTGCTGTCATTACTGGATGATTGTGTTGAATGTTTTTATAATCTCCAACTCTAAAATGTATTGAAACTATATTTGAAAAATCTATAGGTAAGCAAGGTAAAACTTTATTTTTAATTAATTCTTGAGTATTTGTTAATTTTATAAATTTTAAAATGGATTCTTTATAATTTATTGAATACTTATATGATTGAAAATATCCAAACAGTTTTACAGGTTGAGTATATTGACTAGTAGGTGGTATTTCTGCATAATGATGATGTGGCTCTCTATAAACTAACGTATTTGGTTTTACATCTTTGATAAATTTTTTTAAATTATTTAAAAGTGATGTATTCCAATAGTATTTCTTCCTCCATCCAGCATTTATTTGTTTATTTTCAAAATAAAATGGTTTTTTGTTTTTTAAGCTATATGCTATTAAAGAAAAAATTTGAAATAATTGATTTCCCAAACCACCCATTAATTCAGTTGTGCAAAACATTTTACAATATATGATTAATAAATGTTTAAATATATTGTAAAATAAACAAACTTTTTTATTTTTTAATCATTTTCCAATGAGGTAAATAATAATCTTTATATTCATCATCATTTTTTGAAATAAATGTTTGTGATGGATAGTAGACATTTGGTCTTTGATTGTTTAAGTTTAAATAAGCTCCCCACCAACTAAAACTACTATTCGCTATTATATGCTGTTGGCATAATGACATTAGGATCATTTGTTCCCAATCTTCTGGTATTAATGCGTGATTTATCGGTATAAATGTTAATTTTGAAAACTTTGGATTTTCCTTTAATTTACCAATATTTGTATTAATTCTCTCCACATCTTGTTTTTCAAAGAAATATAATACATTCCAGTCTTGTTTTTCGGGTGTATCCGTTAATAATTGTTCTAATGCTTTTTCATAATAAGTAATTGGCATTATAGTTTGTCCTTTTTCAATATTTATATAATCACCTATACGAAAATGGATTGAAATAGTATTATTGAGAGAAATTAAACTAACTGATTGAAATCGTGCTTTTACTTGTTTTTGAAGTTCATGTATTTTCAGAGCACTTATTATGTTTAGTTTTTTATTTTCAAAATATTTATAAGATTGAAAGTATCCATCTAATTTTACATTTTTATTATATTTCTTAAATGATGGAATTGGATTGTAATTTATTGCATTTGATTCTTTAAAAATACTAGTTTTTGTTACTTTTCTAACATAACTTTTCAAAAACGAAAGCATAGGCGTGTCTATATAATTTTTTTTCCTCCAACCATAAGTTATTTGTTTATTTTCAAAATAAAATCCTACTCCTTCATTTAAACTATAAGAAATCAAAGTAAAGATTTGAAATAATTGGTTTCCAAGACCACCCATTATTTCAACTGTGCAAATCATGAATATTTATAAAATTTGAAAATATAAATATTCTGGGGTTTATATGTATTGTTTTGTGGAATTTAATATTTTATTTCCACCAACTCGAAGAAATAACACCATATTCATCGACGTGTTTATCAATAATCTCTCTAGCAATTTTCTCAAAATATCGCTTACTGACTGTATAAGTATTTTTGTTGTTTTCTGAATAATACTCATACGCCATATATAAAGATTGGGTTGTCCCTGAACTGCTCTCATTATTAGTATCCATTTCCATACACATCATTCTAAATACTTCAAGTGAATTAATGACCTCATCGCGTTTATTCCAAAGTAAACAACTCATATTAAGAATATATTTATCTTCCTCAATAATAACGTCTTGATAAAGGTGTCTTATTAATTCTATCAAGAGAGAATCAGTTAAATTCGCTGTTAGGTGATTTTTCCCTTTTCCTAACCAATTTTTAAATAGTGAACCTATTTCATCCATTTCTAGTTCTGTTTCAGTGTCATCCTCTTTCATATTTTCTTCCCAAAATTGTATAAAATTAGACACAACGGGTAAATAAACACTTGTAACATTTAAATAACTGTTGGTGGCTTCATCATAGGTCATTTTATTGCGGAATATACCTTTTAATGTTTCATAAAACACGATATTCGGCACATTTCTCTCTTCTAAAAATTTCTTCCAAACAAAAATCATATTTTTACTTTTCATTATACCACTTGTACAAGGGTGAATGGCTGTTTCAATAAAATTATTAACAATATTTTCAAGTGTGTTATTATTTAAATACAAAGCATTATCAACCAAAGAACTTTCGTTACATTGTTCGAGAAATTTGTCGGCAGAACCATAGCGCGTGGAATAGTGTGTGGCGACACAGAACAAATCTAACATGTATTTGGAAATTTCATGTGGAACATAAATAGATTTTGAATTATGCGAATTATGCGAATTATGCGAATTATGTGAATTATGTGAATTATGTGAATTATGTGAATTATCAGCTATGTATAATAGCCTACAATGTTTGTAATCATGCTCATAATGTTTGAATTTAATCGATTGAAATGCGTTTGATATACCAAAATAGGTATATGTTTGATTTTCTATCTCTCTAATAAATTCTTTTAAATTAGATGAGGCAATATAAACAAGATTTTGAGATGTTTTTTTCAGTAAGCAATCGCCTATGATCGTTAGAAAATATTTGGCGTGGTTTCGCGATGAGAATATTTTCGGATATATATTATTTAAAACAAATTGAATTGTGGCCGACTCTGGTAGGTATTTAAGTGGCGATTTCTCTCTGATTTGTTTAAGAATGTTGTTTTTTATTTTATATTTCCATGGAAGTAAGGTTTTTTCTTTTGCGATTGTTGTTACGATTTGATGATATATATTATCTTCACTATAAGATTTAAAATGAAGTCCGTCATAAATTAAAAACATTTCACTATGCAGGCAATAGGAATAATTGTTTTTATGCATGAATCTCTCTGTAAATTCATCCCTATTTGTAGTTAATTCCTGTTTTCTTTCTTCGCGCTGCTTTTGAACCTTGGCTTCGTTTTCTAAAATAACCGGTAATAAGTTTTCAATATAATTGCCGATGCGGCCCTTAATGTATTCATTGTCTTTGTATTTTTCCATTAAAGCATCAATAATCTTATATAATTTATCTTCATCCATTATTATTATTATTACAAATAATCTTTATTTATATTATTTACTTGGAGAGAATATATATATTTATATAATATTGAGTTGATATATAATATTGAGTTGATATATAATAAAAGCAGTATAATATTTATTACATATCATGGTAATACTTGTTACTGGTGGCGCAGGATTTATTGGCTCCAACTTGTGCCACAGACTAATTAATGAAGGCAATAAAGTAATTTGTATGGATAATTTATTTACAGGTAATATAAACAATATAAAAGACTTATTAAACAATCCAATGTTTACTTTTATTGAGCATAATGTTATTAATTTAATTGACATTGAAGGAGAGATTAATCAAATATACCACTTGGCTTGTCCGGCGTCTCCGCCAAAATATCAAATTGACCCAATTTACACATCTAAAACCAATTTTTTGGGAACACTCAATGCGTTAGAGTTGGCAAAAAAGAAAAACGCCAGAATTTTGCTAACATCAACATCCGAAATTTATGGAGAGCCTAAAATGTCTCCCCAACCAGAGGAATACAGAGGCAATGTTAATTGTATTGGGATGCGAAGTTGTTATGATGAAGGAAAAAGAATCGCCGAAACTCTTATGATGGATTATCATAATTACCATCAGGTTGATACCAGAATTGTTCGTATTTTTAACACATATGGACCAAGAATGGATATAAATGATGGGCGGGTTGTTACTAATTTTATAAATCAAGCTTTAAAAAGAGAACCAATCACTTTGTATGGCACTGGTCAGCAAACAAGAAGTTTTTGTTATATTGATGACTTGTTAGATGGTATAATTTATTTAATGAATAGTAATTATATTTTACCTATCAATATTGGTAATAATAATGAAATAACTGTTAAGGAATTGGCTGATACAATATTAGAATTAATACAGCCAAATAATTCCGCGATTATTTATAAACCTTTACCTAGCGATGATCCGACAAATAGACGGCCAGATATAACTCGTGCAAAAAATATATTGGGCTGGACTCCTAAACATGATTTAAAAACAGGATTGCTAAAGACTATTGAGTATTTCAAGAACTTTTTAGAAAAAAGTTAATCAAAAATCCTAGGACTTTTTAGAAAAAAGTTAATCAAAAATCCTAGGACTTTTTAGAAAAAAGTTAATCAAAAATCCAAGAACTTTTTAGAAAAAAGTTAATCAAAAATCCTAGGACTTTTTAGAAAAAAGTTAATCAAAAACCCAGGAACTTTTTAAGAAAAAGTCTTTTCTAAAAAAAATGTAAACGCACATAAGTATTTAAAGGTCTGTTAGTAAGTATAACATATATTATGACCGGCATGGATACAAGCAAAAACATATTAACTATTCAAACTGTACAAATTGCTCCATTTAGAACATTAATGACTGCGTTGAAAGACATTTTATTAGAAACAAATATTACATTTGATAGAGATGGAATTAAAATTATTAATATGGATAAATCGCATACTATTTTGGCACATTTATCTCTCCATGCCCCTAATTTTGAACGTTACGAGATCAAGCGGGACAAGATTATTATCGGTGTAAACATGTTTCATTTGTTTAAACTTATTAATACGATTGATAATGATGATACGTTAACAATTTATATTGAGGAAGCTGACTATACGGATGGAATTGTCCAGTTTTTAGGATTGAAGTTTGAAAACGGAGATATTAAACAGCAGAAAATTCAAAAGTTAAGACTTATTGAGCCCGATAACGAAGAATTAACTGTTCCAGACGTTAAGTTTTCTTCTATCCTAAATCTTCCTTCTACTGATTTCCAGAAAATTATTCGTGATTTATCTATTATTTCAGATAAGATTGAGATTCGTTCTATTGCTACGACTGATGGCGCGGAACTTGTGTTTAGCTGTAAAGGTGGATTCGCGCACGCTGAAATTCGCCGCGAGGAAGAAGATGGAAGCATGGAATTTATCGAAAAACAGGAACCCAGTAAAATTATTCAAGGTGAGTTTTCTCTAAAAAACCTCAGTTATTTTATTAAATGTACAAATCTTTGTAATCAAATTGAAATGTATTTGGCAAATGACTTGCCTTTAGTCGTCAAATATAATGTTGCCAGTTTGGGTGAAATTAAATTGTGTTTGGCTGCGCTACCTTCCTCATAAACAAAATCGATCATCAAAACATAATCCATCAAGAATTGCTGATGATGCCATCCCCATTAACAATGATTTAAAAATAGAATTAGAGAGAAAACATAAAGAAAAGAAAATAACGATAACACCTATTATCCAATGGTGAATATGTAAATTATAAATAAATATACTTCCATTTTTTATGCATATATTATTACTACCACACGAATAATTACACATGCGAGGTTCACAGCTGGATTCGTGGCAACCGAAATTTATTATGTAAAATATTAATGTTAACAGAAACATTATTGCGAAATAATTATTAACTATGGTCATAATTTTAGTTAGTTAATAATTATTTATAATTTTTTTTGGTGAAAAATACACTTATTTAGTTTAATTTGTGTAAATACATTAATATTATGTAAACTTATTGTGTTATAATGTAATTAATAATATATTAAATTACTATATTATCTAAAATGGATAAATATTGTGGGCAAGCACAACAAGACAAATTTGTTTTAAACATGTTGAACCATAAAAAAGATGGTTTATTTTTAGAAATCGGGTCAAGTCATCCCATTGAATTTAGTAATACCTTTTTACTAGAGAAAAAATATAATTGGAGGGGAATTATGGTTGAATATAATCCTATTTTTTTACCATCGTATAAAAAAACTAGAGATAGATGTTTACACGTAATTAATGATGCTACAAAGGTTGATTATAAATCTATTTTTGAGAAAAATAATTTGCCACCAAATATGGATTATTTACAAATAGATTTAGATGCTCATAATGGCTCAACTCTGCGAACACTTGAAAAGTTGGATAGAGAATTATTTGATAAACATAAATTTGCGACAGTAACATTTGAGCATGACATTTATCATAGTAATTTCGATAATACTAGAGAGAAATCAAGAAAAATATTTGATAAAAGAAAATATATTAGAATATTTGAAGATATTAATAATGAAGGAGCAAATCCTTATGAAGACTGGTATGTTCATCCCGAGTTAATTGATATGAATCTTATACGAACGATTAAAAATAAAAATATGAAACATTATAAACCTATAAAAGCAATTCCAACGCCACCAAATAGATCTAATTTGAGTTTAAATTTAAATAAAAACTCAAATTATAATTTTAATCAATTCGTTAATCATTCTATTAATTGGCAAGATATTGAATATTAGGATATTGAATATTAGGATATCGAATATTAGTATATAGTATATTGAATAATTTAATACTCAGGGTTATGTTTTTTAAACAAGCACCCGTGGGATGTAAGGTGTTCTATATTTGTAATTAAACTAGGATTCTTATAATCACAATTTGCACACCAAATTTTAATAATGCAAAAATTCTTTTTTGGAGATATGGTTATTCCGTTAATATTAGGACGAAGACCAGCATCATTCGTAAGACTCTCACCAACTAAAGTATATGATAAATTTTTCCAGGCATTAGTAACAATTTTATTACTGACTTTGTAAGAGAAACAACCGCCGTTTCTGTTTTTAATATCTTCCCATGTGGGCTTAATTCCTTTTCGCATTAAAAACAACATACAATTTTTAATCATTTTTTCAGGAAGTGTCTCACATAGTGAAATTGCCTCTTCGGCGGTATTAAACGTAAAAATTGGTTTATAACTTTTAACTGTCCAGTCGGTATCATGTGGCAAATGTGCCCATAATGTCCAATTATCATATAATTTATTATATTGCGGTGATGGCTCTTGAATAGATTCCCCAAGAGATGGTGCTGAGTCCATCGCTAATGCGGAATTCTCCATTTATATGTTAATATAAATTATCTTTTTATATCATTTACACACTTGAATATGTAATTTATTTGACTTTTTTATTATAGACAGTAGTTATCTTTTGTTAAAATAATGCATTCATCATCGGTCAATGTTATGCAATTAATATTATTATCAATGAGATTAACCATATAACTAAAACCACCAGGTGTATTGATATCAATATCAAAATTATGATATTTATTTAGATACCACATAATGAATGGTTTGTCAAATAAAATATTATTTTCAATATAAAAATTATCCTCTTCAAATGAAATAGTAAATTGATTATCAATATCGCCAAGAATGCTAACCTCTATAGTCAAAAAATTAACACTACTTTTAACAAATTTAATATAATCACCGTGTTGCTTAAGAAGATTAACATCATTATATCGGATTATATTATTATCAATGTTACATATTACGAAATCATACTTGGGAAATTCAGTTGTTTGTAAAAAGTCTTTATGAGATATATGTGCTATTTCCTTTCCATCTTTAATAAAAGTAATATGCTGTTCTTCATTTACAGGATATATTAAACTACGCAACGGTTTCCAGATGTTATTAGTTAAATAACGTTTGGTTCGATTAAATGAAATTTTAAGTTGTGTTTCTACTTTCAAAGCAAACCAGCCCGATTGTTGAATAAAATGGAGTGTTTCATTGGGGTAATTAGCACGCATATATTCATAAAACAACATCGCAGGAAGTGATAGTAATCCTATATAATTAATGATAGATAACATGACCATATTATTATAATGTAATGTATTGTATTATAATAATAGTTTTAAATCACTTTATTAATAGTTAGTAGGATTTTGGTTTTTATATATTTGATAGTTATTGTTGGTCATTAGTTTGAGAATTATCTTGATAATCTACATTATAATTAAGTTTTCCAGTAAATGGCGATAATCCAAAAACAAATAACAGCAATGTAGTAATAATACTCATCATAATAAATGGGACAAACACAATAAACCAAGAAATAATTCCTAAACCTTGTTTACATAATATATTAAGAAGCATTGTAAAAATAAAGGTAACTATTAATTTTAAAAAAGCAGTATTATACATTCTTTTGAAAATATCAATTATTATTTGAGTTAATGAAAATCCAACATATAATAAAGCCGGGGGACACAGTTGTTCAAGAACCATTATATACTATCTTAAGATTTTTACTTATTCATCAAAAATTGGTTCTCCATTTACAAATACACCAAGTTTTTCACCAATTTCTTCGTTGCATAGAATACGATAAATAGTTCCATTTTCTTCATCATTTGTATAAAATGCTTGTTCCTCGTCGTCTATTTCTAATTCAACGATAAAAACCTCCTCATCTTCCTCTTCCTCCTCTTCCTCTTCCTCTTCTTGCGATTGTTTTATCGCGGGGGCACGCGCAATAATAGGTTTAGTTGAGTTTTCTTCATCTTCATCAGTGACTTCCTCCTCTTCAACTTCCTCCACCTCTTCCTCTTCAACTTCCTCCACCTCTTCTTCAGTCTCTTCTACCTCTGTCTCTTCTACCTCTGTCTCTTCTACCTCTTCCTCTTCCTCCACATCCATGGCCACTGCCCCCTCATCCTCGGTCTCTTCTACCTCTTCTACCTCTTCCTCTTCCTCCTCTTCCTCGGTCTCTTCTACCTCTTCTACTTTCTCCACCTCTTCTTCAGTCTCTTCAACTTCCTCATCTTCTTCCACCACCTCAACTTCCTCCTCCTCTGTCTCTTCTACCTCTTCTTCAGTCTCTTCTACAACCTCTACCTCTTCTTCTGTCTCTGAATTATTTTGTTCCAAATTATTGCTTTCAACTATGTTAATATCAACATCCTTGTATATATTTTCAACTTTTTCAGTAATATTTTCATCATTTTCTATTTTTTCTTTTACTTTAAGAGTTATTTGATGTAAATCACGATTTTTAGACCCATCTTGTTTAAGAACCGCCAATTCACTTTTAAGTTTATCATTCTCCGCAACTAAATTTTGAAATTCAGGCATTTGTTTTAAAATATTTGTAATAGTTTCAAAACTCTTTTGATTACAATTAATTTTTTCAACAAATGGAGACAAACAATTCTTCAAAGTCAAATTTATGTTTTGATTAATATAATTTAACATGGTATCAAGATCCATATCTTTATTCATATCTTTATTTATATCTTCAAATGTCATAACAGGATTCATTCTTATTATTATGATTACTATTTTTATATAATAAAATTCGTTTAATATCATTTTAAAAATACTATAATTAGATTATATATGTCTGATACTTCAAATAATCAAATTATAGATGTTTCCAATAATGAAGTAGCACTTTTAGAACAACAAGAACGTAGAAAAAAAATTATTGAAGCAAAAAGAGAACAATATAGAATAACATTACGTGATTTAGTTATGCGTCAAACCGATTATGATGCCGAAACTGCTATGCAAAAATTAAAAGAATACGATGGTAATGTTATGATGGTTATCAGAGAATATATGGGTGCTTCTAAAAAAATAGAAAGTAATAACCCTACATCTACAAACCAGGTTATAATGAAAGAAATAAGAACGATGATGGATACGGCCGCCGCTAATTATAGAATTAAAAAGGACTTAGAAGAAAGAAAAAATATGTTTATAGAAAGGATGCAAAACAAACAAAAGGAAGCAGCAAAAAAACTTCAGGACAGTGTAAATGAATAAATCATATACTTGATAAATAAATCATTAAAAATACATAAATTAATAATTTATTTCACTTTGCTTTATTAAGCTTTATTACGCTTTACATTATTTTACATTAAAAGCCTGATTCAATAGGTCGGTTTTACTTTGCTTTTGTCTGGAACGTCTCAACTGATATCTAGAACCAGATGGAATAGATTTATTATTTAAAATAAAGTCATCATTGTCTTCGTGTAATTCAGGTAAAATACGCGTCAATGGTTTATCAACCACCAATAATAATCTCTCATTTTTCAAAAGTTTTCTGTATTCTTGAATACTTAAGTTCCCATAATACTTATCAAGAGTATAAAATGGATTCGGCGCGGGTTTAACATTTTTCTCATAATTATATATTTTACAATATAAATGATTTATTAAATGATATCTCTCAAACCGAACGGACCCATCTATCGGCTCTTTAAATAAATAAGCAGTAGCACATTCGGGACTACAAAAGCATCCATAACAATGATATGTGTTATTTAATTCGTGTTTTGGTATATAAATAGGTGGATTGTCAAAGTCGCATGTACACCAAAAACACGCTGATTTTTTTTCCGAAATATTATTTGTATGTAAATTTACAGTTAGCGTTTTAATTTTTTTACATATATCACTATTTTTATCATATTCTGTGTCTGAATCATTATTATCACTTTTTATTTCATTATTACAATTATTATTTATACTAGTGTTATTTATAATTTTATAATTTATTGAATCCTGTTTGTTTTCAAACTGAAATGGTTCAATATTTTTACCATTTTCTAAAACATTCGGCGATGTATTACAAATAGAAAATTTATCAGTTTTTAAATTAGATAATCTACACTTTAAGTGTAATATAATATTTTGTTCAGGAATGTTAACCTGGTTATTTTCATTTGAGTTGATAATAATTTTACCACCTTTTGGCTTTCTACCGCGTTTTTTTGGTATCTTTGGTTCCACTATGGCATTTTCTATGGGTTGAACTGTATCACTCTTTGGTTTTCTTCCTTTTTTTTTAGGAACTGGTTTAAGATTTAAATCATCCTGAGAGACTATATTTTCCTCCTTCTTCATTTTAATTAAGTATTACTTTAACAATTTAAATTGTTTTTATTAAACATAAAGCACTCTTATACGGAAATTCTAACTTCATAACATTTTCGACACAATGGTATATAATTAGAAGATCCGATAATAGTCTGCTCTTTTTCATCACTTATCCTATAGCTAAATATTGCAAATGTTCTTTTACAATCACTACAATAAGAATGTAATTTTTCTATGTTATCACACAAAGGTATAAGATCTAACCAACATCCAAATTTCTCTCTTTTAAAATCACCATCAAGTCCACATATATGAATTTGTTTTTTATATTTTGAACTGATTGCCATTGAAACCCAAGGCACAATATCATCAAAGAACTGCCCTTCATTGATAAGAATAACACTACTATTTATAAAATCTTGTGATATAACTGCTTTTTCATTTAAAATATCGGCAATTTCTTTTAATTCGCTTGCTTTAACACATGGAATCATAACTTTATCATGAGAGGATAACATATTTTCTTTAGAATATCTAGTATCTCCCTCATAATTAATTACAATTGTCTTAATATTACAAAATGTATATTGTTTATATAATTCAAGTAGTTTTGACGTTTTACCTGAATACATAGGTCCAACATATAGTGATAAATATCCAGAATCGTAAATATCCGGCATGGTTTTGATTGTGTCCATATTATTTTATATTAATAAAGAAGCAATTTTATTTTTTAACTTAAAACTTAATAAACGATATTATTAATATATCTATAATGTTATTAGAACCACAAACAACCATTCCTTGGGTAGAAAAGTATAGACCTACTAATTTCGAAAATATAGTTCTTGACCCACATAATAGAACAATAATGGAAAATATAATGAAGAAAAACTATTTCCCGAATTTACTTTTATATGGTCCTCCAGGTACTGGAAAAACAACAACAATTATTAACTTGGTTAATGGTTTTCAGAAAATTAATAATCAGGAAAGTAAAGGATTAATGATACATCTTAATGCATCAGACGAACGCGGAATTGATATTATACGTAATCAAATTAATACTTTTGTTAATTCCAGCACCTTATTTAATAAAGGCACAAAATTTGTTGTTTTGGATGAAGTAGATTACATGACTAAAAACGCGCAGCATGCGCTAAAATACCTTCTTCAAGGTTTTAATAAAAATGTAAGGTTTTGTCTTATATGTAATTATATAAGTAGAATTGATGATTCATTACAAAATGAATTTATGCGACTACGATTTAATCAACTCCCACAGAGAGATATTATTAATTTCTTAAAAATAATTAGCCAAAATGAAAAGCTATCTTTAACAAATGACGCGCTGACATCTATTCAGTCTTTATATAAATCAGATATAAGAAGCATGATTAATTATATGCAATCTAACCAAAATATTATACATGAACATAAAGTTATTGACACTAAAGTATGGGTCGAACTAACAAATATTCTTAAAAATAAAAATACTTATAAAAAAGCAAATGAAAAAATCGAACAAATAAGTAGTGAATATAATATCGAAATTAAAAATATAATAAAAGATTATTTAAATTATATTATTAGGTTTAATATTGACTATGTTGACAATGATTTTTTGAAATTGACTGAATTTATAATGCATATTCATGAACCCAAGACAGAATATATAAAGTTGTATTCAATAGAACGTCTACACAGATTGTTGGTTATCCATAAATAATTTTTCTTATTTCGTAGCTACTTCCAATTCTTGAAACTAATCTTTTGTTCCAGTCATCTGGGGGTGAAGATTTATTTGGATCAAATAAATTATTATTTAAAAAAATTTCAGAACTACTATTATTTTTAATTAGTCTAGGAACTGCTATGGGCTTGCTTTTGCTGATGCCAGGTGTATTTTTATCACTTATAACATCCATATTTTATAATAATATTAGATAATAATTGATTCAAAATAATTTAAGGAAATAGTATAAACACTATCACACAGAATATATATATTTAAATCACAATATAAAGATGGAATTGGAAGCAGACATTGATGCTGACTGGAACAGTTTTTGCGAGTATGATACAAATGCGTTTAATAATAATAACATAAACGATAAACCCGATAAAAAATCCGCTTGTAAAACCGTCGATACTCCTAAATGTAACGAACTTTATATTTCAACAAAAACAATGATATCATATTTATCATCTCCAATTGATTTAAAAACGGTATTTTGGGAACTACCAGTAATACCATATCATCAACAAACTGAAGGTGTTATAAAAAAACAAATGAAATTTAATAGTCCTTCACAGACAGAGGTTGATAATATAATGAAAAAAACAGAAAAATATTTATATACTGATTCTTATGAAATTAAAAGGATTGTAAATCCAACTGGTAGAATTAAATTTAAAGATGTAAGGAAACTTAGTATAGGTCTTTGTAAAAAAGATATTACAAACTATAAATGTAAACAAAAGGAGGCCTTTTATAATTGTTTTGTTGTTGAATTACGATTATTTGATAAGGAAATAAATTCTTTCAAAGAAATACACGTGAAGGTATTTAATACTGGGAAACTAGAAATTCCTGGTATTAAAACAGATAAAACGCTTATCAGTGTATTGGAATTATTAACTAAAATAATGAGGCCGTTAATAGAACCGACACTAAGTTATAATGATATTAATGAGACAGTTTTAATCAACTCTAATTTTAATTGTGGCTATTTTATAAATAGAGAGAAATTGTATGAAATATTAAAGTATAAATATAAAATTAATAGCGCTTATGACCCATGTTCATATCCAGGTATTCAATGCAAATTTTATTATAATCCAAAATTAGAAATTCAAACAGGAAGACAACCGTTCACTTCTGTAGATGAAGGTGAAATGAAAAATATAACCAAGGTGACATTTATGATATTTAGAACAGGAAGTGTTTTAATTGTAGGGAAATGCGATGAGTTTGTTTTAAAAGAAACATATAAATTTCTTAAAAATTTGTTTGAGATTGAATTTAATGATGTGGGCGGGGAAATAATCACGCAACAGACTAAAACCAATACTAAAAAAAAACCAAAGATTCAGAAAAAGACAATTACAATTGAAGAATCCAGTTAATATAACGTGGTGGAGCTAATGCTTTAAATTTATTATTATTTCCCTCGTGTAGCAATTGTAAACGCATTTTTTCAATATCTATAGAAGATTTTTTTAATTTACGAATAAATAATTCAACATACAAATTCAAATCAATTTCAATGTTATCGCACAAGAGGTTTTTATCAAACTCATTAACAATAGATAACTTATCAAAATATTCATTTTCATTACAAATTAACTTAATATTCAATAGGTTTTGTGATATTTTTGAGGGGAAATCACCCATTTTTTTTATAATTGAGTGTTTATCATTAGGTAAAAATTCATGTTTATGTATAAGACGCAACAAAGACCTATTATAAATTGTTACAAGTAAATTAACATTTTCAATTATTTTTGTATTTGCCTCAAATTCCTCAAATTGCTTTCTATATTCGTTATTAATATCAAATATTGTTTTTTTATACACGAATAATGATGCGTCTTTTGAATTTAATTGAAGGAAGCTATGATTTTCATTGCCAACTTGTCCCATGAATTCAACATAGTAATAAAATGACTTCTGGCAATGATGGTAAGTCAATTCTATATTCTTAGTGTATAAAAGCAATAAATGGAAAACATGACTTATAGTTTCAATACCTTTATAAATAACATATTCATTATAAAACTTGTTCTTAATATAGATTGATTCTACACATTGAGTCATATATTCTTGTATTAATCCCAAATATTTTGCGTATATTTCTGTGGAAGTATTGGAAAATGTCTTTTTGTAATTTTCAATATTTTGCAATGAATTATTTGTCATTTAATACTATAAAATATAATAAATGACAAATAATTTATTTTAATTTTTTATTGATATAAGTATTTAAAAACGAACATAACAATATTTATATAAATGTCTACAAGTGAAGAAAAATATGTCATGCCCAGCAATCCGTGTTTACAGCATTGTTCTAAATTAGCTGTCATTGATGATAAACCTATTATGATGGATTACTGGACTGCTTCTCAGGAAGGAAAAGTTCTTATTGGTGTTAGGGAAGCTGGAGAGAAGCTTCTTGTTAAAAGTGAGGACGAATATACATCTCCTATTTCTAAAATTTATAAAGTTGAAAATGAATATATTATTGTAACTGAAAATTCACTTTATCTTGTTTCGGCAGGAATTCAAACTAAACGCATTTCTTAAATACAAAAATGGTGTAAAATATATTTTATACAAAATAAAATATGTTTATTACAAAATAAAATGTTTATGTGGTGGCATATTCCATTGTATATATGCGCGCTCTTGCGTCGTGCTCCAGTTTATTAGAAACAAGTAAATCTGCGATTTCGGGCACTAGAGGATCATCGGGATTTGGGTCATCCATCAAAGAACATATACTTAATAAAACCTTACTAATCGTAAGCGCAGGACTCCATTGTTCTTTTAAAATATCCAAACAAATACCTCCGCTTGAATTAATATTACAATGATATATTTTTGTTAAAAATATTATCTTTGGCGGTTTAAATGGATAATCGCGGGGGAAATCTATTTTTAAATAAAATATTCCACCTTCATAAGGACTTCCTGATGGTCCCATAATAGTAGCCTGCCATTGATATAAATCATCATCATCTGAAATACCTGCTGAACAATTCATTGGAGGATTTTCCGTGATTTCTTTTAATTCTAATTTTATACGATTTATTGTTCCCATTGTATGTTGATTATATATATAATAAACGGTTTCTTTATTTCATTTACTTAAATTACTTTTACTTGAAATTAAGAAAATCTAACTATTACAATTGAAGATATATATTTAAATAAATAGATATATTTACATATATTCATTATGTTTTGTGCGTTGATAAAGCCTTCGGCAATGATAAAGCCTTCGGCAATGATAAAGCCTTCGGCAATTCCAATGTATCGCAATGCTATTATGTATAATACACGCCGATATAAGACCTATTTACCTACACATGAGTGGCTTACTGACGCAGATGAGAAAGGGATTATTAAAATGGGAATATCCAAAAAAGCCGGAAAAGAATTAGGCGAAGTTACATTTATTGACTATCTTGTAGAAGAAAAAGATAATATTGACATTAATGAAGAACTAACTACTATTGAAAGTATAAAAGCGGTTGCTTCCATATGTGCGCCTTTCAATTGTGAAGTGGTTGAGATTAATAAAGTGTTAGAAAATAACTTACATAGCATCAATACTGATCCAGAATGTGAAAACAATTCTTGGATTTTAAAATTAAAACCAATAAAGTAATATATCGACTCATTACTTATAGAATTTTGCTCAACTCGTTTATTTTATCTTTATCTAAATGTTCTGGAAAAGATATAACAAATTCTATTATTAAATTACCATTATGTTCCCCCCGAATCATTCCCATATTTGGAATCATTTTTTTGTAATTCGGTGAAATTACATTTCCATTATCATTATTTATTTTGTATATTTTATCGTTAATATATTTCATATTAAATGCAAATCCACAAAGTGCCTCTTTGAGCGTAATTTGCTTATTATAAATTAAATCTAATCCGTTCCTTGTAAATTCTGTTTTATTAATAATTTTTATAAATATTTTAATATCACCTTGATTTGTGCAGCTCTGGCTATTACCTTTTCCTCTAACAATAATCATTTCATTATCATCAACACCCCTTGGGATTATTACATATAATTTTTCATTTTCTTGGCGACGTATATTATTTTCAATTACCCATCTGGTAACCATAATAGGTTTCGTACATCCATTATATGATTCCATTAAAGTGATTTCAATATTCTTCACGATAGGAACTGGTTTGTTCGATGCTGTATTAAAATTAAATACATGTTTATGAGAGGTTGGGCCGTGTGGTCCTGCTTTAAACACATTGTTACTACTGGTGAAAAATTTAAATAGTTCTTCAGGATTAATATTAGGATTGTTAGCACCAGAAGGAAAATTTCTATGATTTTCTTTTAAATCATACTGTTGTCGTTTTTCGGCATCTCCTAATATTTCATAAGCAGAACTTATTTCCTGAAATTTTTTCGTGGATTCTTCATTGCCCTGATTACGATCAGGGTGATATTTCAATGACAATTTTCTATACGACTTTTTAATCTCTTCTTGCGTAGAATTTTTTTCAACTTCTAATTGTTTATATAAATCACTCGGCATGAGTTTATTATAATTACTTCACATAAACTTAAATACTTATTAACGTTAAAATATAACTACTAAATATTTAAAATGGAATTACAATTTATTTATAAATATCAGCCGATTTTTCTAAAGGATTTTGAAATAGATGAAGAATTGCTAATGCTTATTAAAACATTAATAAATATGGATACTTTAAATATATTATTTGTAGGGGACTCTGGTAGTGGTAAAACTTCACTTATGAATGCGATCATCAGAGATTATTATAACGCTCCTCCAAAAAGTGAAGACGTTCTCTCTATAAATACTTTAAAAGAACAAGGCATAACATACTATAGAAATGACGTGAAGACGTTTTGCCAGACATCAAGCAGTGTTTTTGGCAAAAAAAAATTTGTCGTATTGGATGACCTGGATATTATTAATGAACAAAGTCAACAAGTATTTCGTAATTGTATTGATAAATATAGTCATAATGTCCACTTTATCGCTTCGTGTGGTAATACACAAAAAGTAATTAATAGCCTACAATCACGAATGAATATTATTAAAGTAAAATCACTGCATTATGATAATCTGACAAAAATAGTGCAAAAAATTTGCAAAATAGAAAATATTAATATCACCGATGATGCTGAGAAATTTATTCTTTCTATTTGTAATAATTCGGTGAGAATTCTAATTAATTATTTAGAGAAATTTAAACTACTTGGAAAAGATGTCACAATTGAAGTCGCATCTTCAATATGCACTAATATTTCTTTTCAAGAATTTATTACCTACACAGAATATTGTAAAAATAAAAATGTTAAATCGGCAATTAAAGTAATGTACAAGTTTTTTGATAAAGGGTATTCTGTCATGGATATTTTAGATAGTTATTTTCTTTTTGTAAAAACTACAAATATGTTAACCGAAACCGAAAAATATAAAATTATACCTGTGATATGTAAATATATTACAATGTTCTATGATATTCACGAAGACGAAATTGAATTAGCACTATTTACAAATAATTTAATTGAATTGTTTTCTGTATAATATACACATGAATTCGCAAATATTTAAAAAAAATGTTCCAGAAATAATATTATTTGAATTATTAGATAAAATCTGTGAAAAAAATAATAACAATTACGTATTATCTAAAACGGCATATAAACAGGCGTGTTATCATAATTATATCGATGATTTTTGTAACACACTAAAAGATTATTATCATAAATCAAAGGAATATTATGTTGACCGTAAACTAAATTATACAAAATTTGTTACTATTATTCGACAGATATGTAAAACAAACAAAATATTATATACATCAAATATCTTATATAATAAATCAAGTTATGACATATTATACTATATTTATATTCCGGGTCTGTGAATTTATGGATTATATGAATTTATGGATTATATGAATTTATGGATTATATGAATTTATGGATTATATGAATTTATGGATTATATGAATTTATTAGCATGTAAGCAAATACTTACTTATATTAGTATCTGCTTCCAATGATTGTTTTGCTGATAATCTAGCAAACCACTGAATAGATGTACGTTTTAAAATCTCATCATGAGGCACATAAACACCCACAACATTACTGCACAAATCAATATATGAATTACCTATTAATCTCTCTACATTAATTACTTTATTTGTTCTATCTTTAATTCCAAGAATATCAGCAGTAATTATGTTTATTTCATTTGCACTAATTTTATCATTACACCATCTGCCATAACAGCCAAGAAAATTGCTCTCGTCAGTATAATCCTGTGAAATAATATTTTGTAAAAACTGAATATATTCAGCCATTACTTTATTGTTTTTTTCACATCCCATTATTTTTGTTGAAGGATAAAAATTATGGCTTACTGAAGTACTATTATTATCAGCAAATTCACCTACAAACATTTTGTCGCCTTTTGTTTTAGAATTATATACTTTATTTAAATTGTCGAAGCAAATAAAAGATGCTGGCAACAACATTCCTCCAAATGAATGTAAAACTTGAGCCAAAGCAAGTTGTCTTAATTTATCTTTAACTGGATCGGCAACTAAATGAAGGTCAATATTCCATCCTGGCAAAATATTCGCGAACGAATCATCATCAATTAAACATATATTGAAATCTTCTCCACATTTATCAATAATAGATTTAATAGTTAAATGTAAGTAAGGCTGGTTTAAATCATTACTATTTCTCGATCCAAAACTAAGCCAACGACGGCTGTTTTGTTCATAATTTAAATGAATCCAAATTATTGGTCGCTTGCTTTGTGCTAAAGAAGAATCATTTAAAAGATATTTTCTTACTAATTCATAATGTTTTAGTTCTTCATCATCATCAATATATCCTTTGTATTTTTCATATAACATTCCTACTGCCATTAATACAAGTAAAGACGCACCATACTTAATATAATCCATATGTATAATATTACTTTATATTTTTATGTAATGATTTGTTTTTTTGTTTTTTTTTGTTTTTTTTGTTTTTGTTTTTGTTTTTAATTTTTGTTTTTAATTTTTTAATTGTTTAAATCTTGTTAGCCACTCGCTATTAGTTTTTTTGGATATTTCATCTTGTTTCGCTAATTCAAAAGCTCTCATTACACTATTTTTATTTTCTAGGTTTTGTTGATTTTTTAATAATTGCTTAGATTGTTGTAATGATACAGGAGCCACATTATCTGTATCACGATACATTTTCAGGTCGTTCATATTAGAAAATTTCTGTTTTTCTTCATAATCTTGTTTACTTACAGGTATAACTGTTTCAACATGTGCTTTTTTAAGATCCTCATACTGTAGATTACTAAAGAGAGAAGAACTATATGATTCTGGAGTATTACCTGATAAATTTACATATGATTCATTACTTGTGTCTTTAATTTCCTCTTTTTTTGCCAATGCTCTCATGGTATTTTTCTTTTTCTCAAACGTCTCATTCATTTGGGTCATATTGCTAATTTTATCATCATTTAAATCTTCGTCGGATTTTAACCAATCACCATAACCGGTTTTAATATCATCAGTTCTAATATAATTATTATCAAAAAATTCATTAAATACTTTATGGAAATTTTCTGTTTTGGAAATAGATTTAATAAATTTTTCTTTGGCTTCATCTTTTTCTATAGTATAAACTGTTGATTTTTCACTATTGGATTGTGTCCTAAATTGATGTATTGAATATAATACTTTATATGCTTTGGAAAAAAATAGAAAATATTTTTTGTCCATTTTTGATTTGTCGGGGTGGGTTTTTAAAACAATACGTTTTGCTTGTTTCATATCATTTTCGGTAAAATTATAGCCTAACTTAAATAAACCAAGAAGATCATCCAAGTTGTAATTATCTATATTTAAATCTATATCTTCGTGTTGATTCATTATAAATTATATGATATATAATGAATGAAATGTTTAATTATATTCATATATAATTATATTCATGTAAAATTATATTTTATGCCAAGGTTTTCGCTTTTGATAAACATCTCTCAAAAAATTTATTAACATTTTCAATATCACCACCACTTACAGAGTCATCTGGAATAAACCATTGGTCTCTTTTAACATCACCATAATACGCTAAAATCGTTGGTACACCTTTTACCATTTTTTTGGTTTTTAACGCCATATACAAATCCAAACATTCATCAATATCAATGTCAACACAAATAACATTATTTGGCATTTCACCAAACCATTGCTCGCATGTATTCTTAATAGTTTTACATGGTTTACACCACGTGGCGCCAAATTTGACTATAAGTATTTTATTATTCAAATTATTTTGAAGTTCTTTAAACGTATTTAAAGACAACTCTTCGTAAATCTCCTTTCCCAAACTCATTTTAATTAATTATACGCATATTTTTTTATGTTTTTTTATTAAAATATTCTTAATGTTAAAATCTTCAAGTGTGTATATACTCACTTAACGTATATACTCACTTAACGTATATACTCACTTAACGTATATACTCACTCAAGGTATATACTCACTCAAGGTATTTTCAAGTTCAACAATATCAACTTCAGGCGTTTTAATATGCGCTTCCCAAAAATATTTGCAGAAAGCCCACTCAAACTGATAATTAGTTTTATACCGTTCTGGATATTTATTAATCAATAATTTATGGATTTTATCTGGCAATAAAGTCAAACTACTTCTAGGCAATACATAGCTTAATTGAACTATCGGAGAAACGGGATTTTCCTTTTTAGGTTCTATCAAATTCGTATCAAAATAAGGAACATATTTTATTAAATCGCTAAGCAAAGGTGGATAATCATAGTTATATTTCCATCGCCAATCAATACATCCTGTTGTATAATAATTCATAGTCCATTCAAGACCTTCCAAGTAATTTAATGAAATTTCTCTACGTCTCTCGTCATCAATTTTCAAATCAAATAAAGTTGCATAATATCTTTTTTGCCAACCACTTTCATATGGATTAATATGTTTCTCTATCTTTCGTTCTCTCATAGGAATTAACAATATCTCCTTCTCAATCTCTTTCCGTTTATCCTTGATATCATCATTTTTACTTATATTGTCATTAGTTCGTTTGTGAATTCTAAATTTATTACGGATTTTATACTCTTCTTTAATATATTCACTCTCATTATTGGCTAATACACTGATAAATTTACGCATGTTTTTCCATATAATTGCTTTTCCATCTGTCAAGTTTTCTTTACTATTACCAAACACATGCTTATATACATTCATCAATCTATCAATCCCTGACGTTCTAATATTTAATGACGGAAAATGCGGCATAAAATCATTCCCTAGAAAAAAACATAGCAAAATATAATCAAATATACGCCGCTTTTGCTGCTCTGTTGTAACTAAATTTCCATCATTTAACTCTTCACTTAAAATTTTCGCAAATTCAGGTATATCAAGTAAATAACTTGTATCTGGGTCCAACGTTTTATCTATATTACTAATAAAATGCGGAGTTTCCCTATATAAATATATTCCCTCGCTAACGTGAAGATGATTCAACGTAAGCATTATTAAATCCGCATCTAATCCATAAATTACTGTCTTAGTTTTTTCGTGGTATTCAGCATTATTTCGTATGTAGTCAAATATCTTGTGTTCACCTTCACCTACTTCGTCAGAGGTAGAAATAATGATTTTATTTAAAGAAAACTCGCTAGGGTCGGCAAATCGCGCAGTTATTCGCTCTCCAAGTTTCTTCATAAAATTGGTGCCGGGTGTGATTGCGGTGGTGCTCCATTTATTTTCATCAAAAGTTTCACAAATATCATTAATTAATTTTTCTTGAAACCACGATTTATACCGTCGTGTTTTTTGCTGACTCAACTTTGCAACAGGAGCAACGCCATCAAAGGCAATAAGAATATTATTAGTCGGTTTAATAATATTAATATACTGAATTAATTTTTTGCATACTTCATTTATAATATTGTTTTCTATATCTTTGCTTATTGATTGACTGACCAATCCATAAACAGCATCGTATATTAAAGAATTGCAATCCAAATATAGATTTTGAATTATCATTTCATGGTGTTCATACTTTTTAATTATGTTTCTATGACGTTGCACAATGTGCATAAAATAACTAGGAATTCCCATAACAGCTATATATGCTACGGTAATATATTTAAATCTTATTAAAACAATAACAAAACCAATCTATTTAGGCGGTTTACACTAAAACCGTAATTTTAAATAAATAAAAATTTAAAAATCGGAATAAATATATACATGGGAGAAAGCAAAAATATTAAAATACAAACGAATTCCCAAGTTAAACATATAAACAACACAAATATTACTGATACTATGTATCTCACATTAGGTAACAAAATAATGATATTTCAAGATATTATTAAACGCACAATTTTGGCCGTTCAGAAATATAAAATGATTGATGTTTTTGGAGCAAACGAATTAAACATATGCGTTAAGAAACTTGAAGAGTTATTTTCTCAATTAAATACTTTATACGAACCTATACAAAAAAAACAGGTTATTGACCATGAACAATATATTACAAAATTACAGGAAATAAATAATGACTTGTCATCATTATTCCGCACATTTGGCACAGATAATATAGATGATTTAATATTGGTATGCTTTGGCAATGACTTTATAAATGTTAATTTTACTACCAAACCAATATTGGAAAAATATGAAGTTATGAAACGGTATGTTCATCCTATTGGTTACAAAGTACTGCCGTGGAAACATAATCCCCAAAAACAAACCGATTCTAAATCACAAGTTATTAAAAAAAACAGAATTATTGAAGACTTTATGATTATCGAGAGTGCTGATGATCTTGAATGTTTTGACCTTGCGCGAACCAATAATTCGTTTCAAACAAAGGTGTATGGAATAAAATTAGCGATTCATAACACCAAAAGTCGTAAAACACTAATAATTTGTGGTATTGTTGACGATATCATGCTTAATTGTTTAAATTATCCTTTTGTTGAGAAAAGACTGGAAGATTTGAAAAATAATAAACCAGAATATCCCGATTTTAATGATGTATCTTTTAAACGGTTTTTAAAAAGTATTACATTAAAAGAAATTTTGATACACAGTGACACTGAATTATATGATAGATATATGGGCTATATAAATCAAGTTTATTTAATTAAACAAAAAACTATATCTCAGGTTACTAAGGAATTCATTTGCAGTGAATTATATATCAAAAGAACTACACTTATACAGTTGCTTCTTAAGTCAAATGAAAATGAATATAAGTATCTAGCATACTTATTATACGATTTACTATCTGACGACCTCAACGGTAAGGTTGATACTCAGGAACAGACTATTTTATTTGATAGTTTGCCTTGGTCTATAAAAAAATACTTTAGAGAGGCAATGAAACAAACTGTTAATTATACTAATGATCTTACAAACTTTGACAATAATAAAATTCCGCTTGAACAACAAATTTGTTTAATGAAAGCAAATGATTCTGTGAAAGAAAAAGCAATGATGAAATTAAAAGAGGTTAAATCTAAATCAGAAGATTCTGGTTCAAAAGCAAGACAATATTTGGATGGACTTATGAAAATTCCCTTTGGAATTTACAAAGATGAACCTATATTGAAGGTAATGGCAGAGAGCACTAATTTATTTAATGCTTTTGTTAAAAAAATAAATAATACGCCATTTGCGATAACGGATTTTCCAATTAAAGAAAACTATACAAGCATAGAAATGCGCAAATATAGGTCAATAATACAAAATGAATATTCTGATAAAGTGTGCGGTTTAATGTCCGAATTTATTAAACAAAATATTATTAATGCGAAACGAAATAAACTGATTTCAAATATTTACAATATTAATTTAATTATAAAAAACCATTCGTTAAATGTGCCTAAAATTTGCCATTCTGGCAAAAAAATCGAATATATGCAAGAAAATATTAGCAAATTTATAGATATAAATAACAAAAATATAAATGTTTTAATGGAAATTGCCAAAAAATGTAATATAAATAAAGAGGAATATAATATTATATCTACCATAAAAGAAACATTTTCTAAAATTGATGAAAAGGTTGATTATGTTAATTCTTTTATGGACGAGGTTGATAATACATTAAATAATGCTGTTCATGGGCACGAAAAAGCAAAACGGCAAATTGAACGAATTATCGGGCAATGGATTAACGGCGATAAAAGCGGTTACTGTTTTGGGTTTGAAGGGCCACCTGGAATAGGAAAAACCTCGATAGCAAAAAAAGGAATCGCAAATTGTTTGAAAGATGAGAATGGAAATTCGCGCCCATTTGCCTTTATTGCTGTTGGCGGCTCATCAAATGGAAGCACGCTAGATGGACATAATTATACTTATGTTGGTTCTACTTGGGGGCGCATAGTAGATATTTTGATGGAAAATAAATGTATGAACCCTATTATATTTATTGATGAGTTGGATAAAGTTAGTCAAACCGAACATGGTAAGGAAATTATTGGTATTTTAACTCATTTAATCGACCAAACGCAGAACGATTCATTTCAGGACAAGTATTTTAATGGTATTGATTTAGACCTTTCTAAGGCACTCTTTATATTTTCTTATAATGACCCCGATGCAATTGACAAAATTTTATTAGATAGAATTCACAGGGTTAAATTTAAACACTTGTCTTTAGATGAGAAACTCACTATTACTAAAAACTATTTGTTTCCTGAAATCTATAAAAAAATGGGATTAGAAGATGTAATTGAAATAAATGACGATGTTATTGAATATATTATTGATGAATGGACGTGTGAACCAGGTGTAAGAAAACTAAAGGAATTATTATTTGAAATTGTTGGAGAGATTAATTTGGCTATATTAAAGAATAATGAGGATTATGAAATACCTATTAAAATTACACATGATGATATCAAACACAAGTATTTGAAAGGAAAACCCGAAATTAATCCCCAGAAAATTCATACAAAGGCATCCGCGGGTTTAATTAGCGGATTATGGGCTAATGCTCTTGGACGAGGCGGTGTATTACCGATTGAGGCAAAATATTATCCTTGTGGAACTTTCTTAGATTTGAAATTGAGTGGATTGCAGGGCGATGTTATGAAAGAAAGTATGACTGTCGCGAAAACTCTTGCTTGGTCTTTATTGAGCAAAGATCAAATGAAAGAATTACAAAAAGAAATGGATGAAACTAAACATCAAGGAATACATATTCACGTTCCTGAAGGCGCAACGCCGAAAAATGGACCTTCAGCAGGTACTGCTATTACAGTTGTATTGTATAGTTTATTTTCCAATAGGCGTATTAAACATGATATTGCTATTACAGGAGAAATGTGCTTACAGGGAAAAGTTACTGGAATTGGTGGTCTTAATTTAAAAATTTTAGGAGGTATTAAAGCAGGTGTTAAATGCTTTATTTTTCCAAAAGATAATGATAAGGATTTCAAAGAATTTATGGAGAAATATGAAAATACACCATTAATCGAGGGGATTGAATTTAAGCAAGTAGAAACAATACAAGAAGTACTAGAAATTGTATTTGTCGATTGATGAAATGTTAAATGTAAAATGAAAACATGGAAAAGCAATAATATATCTATATTATATATATTATGGCCATAGCGTTAACATTATCAAATGTGTTACAATTATTTTCCGCAATATCACCTTTATTGCTTGGTTTTTTTCTTGTGATGTCTTCTCTCTTTAATCAAGATATTAAAGGTCTGGTTTATTTAGGTGGTGTTCTTCTCGCTTCCGTGATTAATATATTTTTAATGAACCAAATTGGAAGTGAAAAAAATATTAATTCTTCAATGAGTTGTAACTTGGTTGAAATACCCTATTTGACTAGATATAATAGCCCTGCTCCCAGTTGCTTATTTATTGCATTTACTATTGCTTATTTAGTGCTTCCTATGAAATATAATAATCAAATGAATTATCTTGTTCTAGCAAGTTTATTAGGCTTGTATGGTCTTGATGCCGTTACTAAAGTCATGAATAAATGCACTACGGTGAGTGGTTCTATATTGGGTGGATTGGTTGGATTAATCCTTGGAGCTGCTTGGTTCTCTGTATTCCATTATACTGGCTATGATTCGCTTCTTTATTTTGATGAGCTAACAAGTAATAGGGTTGCTTGCTCGCGTCCATCTAAACAAACATTTAAATGTTCTGTATATAAAAATGGTCAGTTAATTTCAAGTAATATTGCTTAAGATTATTTATTAAGCTTGTATCCGTTACTCTTAATGTAGTCCACAAACAGATTTGTGCTTTTTGACCTATAGTATGCATTCAGCATACCTCTTTCATTACCCATACGTTTATTCATAGTTGTAACAAAATTATTTATTACATTAACTGTAATTGCTTTTTTATATAATGCGTCTCTTTCATCTTCAGTGAAAAGTCTTTTATTTAATCTAGCATTTACTTTATTATGAAATTCCCAGATAAAATTTATCAGGTTTTCTCTAGTTTGTATATTTCTAGAATTTACAGTTCTTAACATTTTAGTTGCGTGTTCTTGGCAATCCGGACAAGGTAGACTTTTACAAATTTGCACGATTAAATTATATATTTCTGATGCTGATTCGGTGTATTCGGGTTTGATTTTTTCAGCAAGAGTATGAAATAAATACCAGGTGGCGTTTCCCCATTCCTTTTTTGACATTTAATTATAATATAATAAAGAATAGTTATTTATTTATTATATTATATGTGTAATTATATTATTAATGGTAATATTGATTTTTATGCTGAACTTATGAATGATTCAGATGATGATAGCGCGGATACGTGTCTTTTAACTGGAGAGAATTTGACTTATAATCATATTGAGTTACAATGTAATCATAAATTTAATTATCTGCCGTTATACAATGAAGTTATTTCTCAAAAGATTACTAAAAAAAATTATGGTATGAGGGATAATGTTAGACTATCTGTGTGCCAATTTAAATGTCCATATTGTAGAACAATCTCTAATAGGTTGCTTCCTTATATTCCAGAAAAAGATACTAAACATAGGTATACTGGGGTTAATTATCCAGAGGAATTATGTATGGAACATAAAAAATGCGAATATTTATTTGCTAGTGGTAATAAAAAAAATGAAATGTGTAATAAACACGCTTTTAAAAGTAAATACGGAACTTTTTGTCAAACGCATTGGAAGGTAAGCGTGAATCGCGCGTTGGCTCCGGAAAAAGGTAAAAAGAAGATCAATATTCCACAACCATGGACAAATGAAATGCAGGACATGTTTAAAAAATTAAAAATAGTTGACTTACGCAATGAACTACGCAAACATGGACTCAAAGTTGGTGGAACAAAACATATTTTAGTTCATAGGATTGTTACTGCAATACAACATTAAATATAAAACACACCTATATTATTTTGATGTGTTTTTGTATATTATCTTCATTTATCTAAATAAACTCTGTAAAAATATATTTGGTTTATGTAGGGCATGTAGGTAGTTTTTTTTAATAAAACGGGTTTTTGGATTTGTAATTTCTAAAATGGAAAATGGACATTTATAAATGTCCAAAATGAGTTTTACAAATAGAGAATTAAAAATGAAAAACGTGAAAATTGGGTTTAGAGCATAATGCTCTTATTTTGGTTTTTGAGAATTTCATTTGTGACCATCTACTTTTTTTTATTTTTGTTGGTAAAATTTAGGGGATTTTTTTGGATAGTATTTTATACTATATTATACTATAATATGACTACCCTAAAAAATCCCAAAAATCCCCTAATTTTATGGTGTGAAATTTGTGATTATAACACGTGTAATAAAAAAGACTTTAATAAACACCTTAAGACCAAGAAGCACAATAATGTGGTTGGGACTATGGGTATAGCCAAAAAATCCCCAAAAATCCCCAAAAAAAAAAGTTATTCGTGTATGTGTGGCAAGACCTACATTCATAATAGTTCTTTGTGGAACCATAAAAAAAAATGTAACAACATAAAAATGGAAATTAATGAGAAGAAAAACACAGATATTGATTTGGTTATAAAAGAACAAAATGATTTGAAAAATATTGTCATTGAAGTTATGAAAAGTAATAATGAATTGCAGAAACAAAATTTTGAATTACAGAAACAAGTATTGGATGTATGTAAAAATATTCAACCCAACATTTCTAATAGTAATAACAATAGTAATAACAAAACATTTAATTTACAATTTTTCTTGAATGAACAATGTAAAGATGCTATGAACATCACTGATTTTATAAATTCTGTAACACTTAGTCTTAGCGACTTGGAAAACATGGGTTCATTGGGTTATGTTAATGGTATATCCTCTATTATTATAAAGGAGTTGCGCGGTTTGGATATCACAAAACGCCCGGTCCATTGCAGTGACGCCAAGAGAGAAACCCTGTATATAAAAGACGAAGACAAGTGGGAAAAAGAATGCCCAGAAAACACCAAAATGAAAACCGCCATAAGAACCGTGGAAAAGAAAAATATTAAATTGATAAGTGAATGGACGGATAAACACCCCAAGTTTACCAATTCAACTACAAAAGAAAATGATGAATATCTACAAATTTTGATAGAAACCATGGGTGGAAAAGGTGATTACGAGAAAAACAAAAATAAAGTAATTAAGAATATTGCCAAGGAAGTTATTATAGAAAAGTAAATTAAATATTATAATAATTATAATATTAAATGGCAACAAAAGAAGATTTAGTTAATAACATTAAAGAGTGGATGCAAAATGATAAAGAAATTAAGATATTACAAAAAGAAATCAAAGACAGGAGAGAAAAGAAAAAAAAATTAACCAACTCTTTAGTGGATGTTATGAAGGGCAACGACATAGATTGCTTTGATTTATCAGAAGGGAAAATTATTTATACAAAAAATAAAGTAAAAACACCACTCAATAAAAAGTGTTTGATGTCTAGTTTAAATAAATATTTTGAAAATAATCCAAATATTAAGGCGGAAGACGTCAGTAATTTTATTATGGAGAACAGAGAGACCCAAGTTAAAGAGGGCATTCGCCATAAAGAACTGAAATAATATATAATTAAAATGTATATGTTAAGCAATAAAACAAGAGACCTTATAAAAGAAAAATTTAATTTTAAAAATAACATCAAAAAACCTTTAGATAATATAAATGTTCATGATCTAACATTATATGATGAAAAAGAGATGAAAGATAGTACCAGTTTGATGAATTATGAAAATACATTTAACCCAAATATGTATCAAGAAATAACAAAAACACACGAATATCACTATTTGGGAGAGTCGTCGCTTAATCCAGGGGAACCTGTTCTTATTAAAAAACAAAATGTAAACGTATGTATTTATTCAATACAGAATGAGCATGTTTTTCCTTATCTAGAATTTTGTCTTGAGAGAGAAAATAATAATTTAAGTTGGTTGAGTCATAAATGTACAGGTGATAATGATTTTAAAACTATACAAGATAATTTAAGTAAAAATTTTGATAATCTCTCTTATAAAGGTTTTTATATTGATGAAAATGAAAATGAAAATACTTCTTTATGGTTTAATATTGATAGAAAGTATAAATTAGAAACCGGCAAGTATAAAGATAAATTATGGTGGTGTTTAGCATGTGAATTGATAAATCAACAATACACACTATCTTTTAATATAAATGAAAATGTTACTAATTTTTGTATAGCAAATCCTGAATTTTTAATGCTAAAAAATGACGATGGTGATATATATGAAACTCCAAGCGTCGGTTATTATGGAAATTATTATAAGCGTATAGCATTTACATCGGTATTCGGTCATATGAAAGAACCGCCCACAGCATCATTGGGACCATATTATTATTTTGGTTCATATAAAAGAGCTATGCGCTATGCTTTTTGGACACCAAGATTGAATCCTATGAAAATAGACGACAAGTTAATAACTATTGATGATAAAGGACTTTATGATCGCGGTGGACTTGTTAAATTTGCTTTATTTTTGGGAAAAACAAATATGTTATTAAATAGAGAGACTGATCCAGAAGATGATTCAGAAATTAGCTTACAACAAGCCGAAAATAGTGATTTTATAAAACGAACTTTAAAAATTAGAGATAGTGATGGTAAATGGGTATACAAATATAATTCAATGCTTCAAGGTAGAGTATATATTGAAACAAAATCAGGATTACGACTGCTTGAACCACAAATTATTGTTAAAGATTATAATCAGCAAGTTCCTTTAGCTTATTACTATATTGATACAACACAGGATGTAACTTTAGATACAACGGATAATGCGGTAATTGAATAGGCGCAGTAATACATAGGCACAGTAATACATAGGCGCAGTAATACATAGGCGCAGTAATACATAGGCGCAGTAGATAAAATAATATATAAATACTTTATATATTATAAGAATGCTTAAAAAATTAGCATACACCCTTATTTTAACTTTATTATTTACTTTTATTATTACGACCGCCTTTACATTCTTTGGTATCGGTGTAGAAGCGTATGGTAATTATCTTTTATGGTTTATAGCATTAGCCTTATTTTTCTCTATTTTACCTGGAAAAGTAGAATCCGTTTTTAACTAAGTTAACTTTATTAATTATAAAATTGAAATAAAGTTAATACTATAAATAATATTAAAGACATAATCCTAATATGGAGCGACGTATTACAAAAAAAATTGAGAATTACCAGGTTAATTTTAAAGATGCGATTAAGGAATGGATAGAGAAGGAAGGGGTCAGTATTAATGACTGCGAACATAACAACAAAACAAGTGAGTTCTTACAATTCATTTATGATTTTCAAGGAATCGGTATTTCAAAAGAAGATTTTCAAAAGCGGAAAAGAATTAAAAATACTGTTCCACATTTTCAACGTTGTATAGCTAAAAAAGCAGAAGGACATCAGTGCACTCGGCGCAAGAAGGATGGTGATAATTTTTGCGGAACACACATTAAAGGAACACCTCATGGTATTTTGGTTCAAGATGGTGAAGAATCTTTGGTTAAAACTAAAATAGAAGTATGGGTTCAAGAAATTAAAGGAATTCATTATTATATCGATCAAAACAATAACGTTTACCAAACAGAAGATATTATATCAAATAAAAGTAATCCCGACATAATAGCAAAATGGGTATTAAATGATAATGGTGATTATTCTATAGAAGAATTTTATATTTAAACATAAAAAATCAACATTAATTATTATAATTTATATCAATGGACTCAAAAAAAGACAAAATATTAATAGATTTTTTTAATAAGATTGGAATCGTGTGCGAAAAAATAGAAGAACTGGAAGGGACACAAATTGAACGAAATATATTATTAAATGAGGAAAGATATAAAAAGGCTAAAGAACACATACCTGAATTGCGAACAATTTTTTCTACTACAACGCTGACATCATTACAAAATCCTGCTGAACAAAACCAAAAGTGGCCTTTGATAAATTTGACGCGGCAGATTTTGAAATCATGCAATTATAACTTGTATCCTAAACGTATTTGTGATGGTTATTCTAAAGATGGAAAAAAATTATATAAACGACTATACATCATTGAAAAGTTTATTACATTGAAAAATATTACACAATAAGCAGTGGAATTTAATATATTTATAAAATTATAAGTATGTTAAATATATTTATTTAGCGGCTCTGGCAGCAGCGGCGGCTTTGGAAGCAGCGGCGGCTTTGGCAGCAGCGGCGGCTTTGGCAGCAGCAGCGGCTTTGGCAGCAGCTTTGGCGCGGGCGGCGGCGGCAGCTTTGTGGGCAGCGGCGGCTTTGCTGGCGGATCTGGCGGCGGCGGCGGCTTTGTGGGCGGCGGCGGCTTTGTGTGCGGCAGCGGAACGGCGGGCAGAACGGCTGGCAGCAGCAGAACGGCGAGCAGAACGGGTTTTGCGGGCAGCGCGGGAAGCAGAACGACGGACACTTCTAGTAACGGACATTATATATAGTATAACTATAAAATAATTTTAGTTAATATATAAGTAATTTTACCAAATAGTATCGGTATTATGCCACCACATATTATCGTCTTTTTTAACATCGTAAATATGTCTAAATAATACTAAACGCGACAATGGACAGTTGCATCTATATTTTTCTAAAGGATGTGGATTCATTTTTAATTGTGCTGGAAGAGCATTATCTAAAATTTTTTGTCTAGATTGAATTGCTGTATAAATATAGAATAATTCTAAAGATAGCTTCTTAACAATTGAAATATCCTCAATAATCATTTGATAAAAGTATAGGTATTCTTCTGCTAAAGATAATCCGGATATATCTGCTAAATCTTCCCCAACTCCTATTTCTGCGTCAAATTTAATTCCATCTCTCGCCGCGAATTCTTCGTATTGCTTAACCACATCTTTTATTTTAGCATTAAAAATTTTTCTGTCGTGTGGTGTCCACCAGTTATTGAGATTACCATTCGCATCAAATTTGCTTCCCATATCGTCAAGAGAATGACTGAGCTCATGTCCTAAAGTATATCCCATATATGCTAAATTATATTCAATACCGCGTTCATCAAGGTCAATAAATGGTTTTTGAATATAGGCTTGTGGCACGTAAATAGAGTTGCTGGTTGGTCTATAATAAGCATTTACCATATATGCTTGTGTTCCCACTAATTTAAAATTATTCCAATCTACCACAGGAATATCAATAACAGGTTTTCCTTCTAATTCAATAAATTTTTTAAGTTTCCAGTCATTGATTTTCATAATATTATCCAATATGTTATCTGTGCCATATTTTATAATAGGATCGTCTCGCATATTCCTGGGTTTTCCTATAATAAATTCCAATTTTTCTAATTTATGAAGAGCTGATTTTTTGGTAGACGGAGATAACCATTTGTTTTGTGTTATTTTTTTTATAAAAATATATTTTAAATCATCACCAAGATTTCGTACATAATTTTCATATAGTGGATTTTTATGCTTTTCTACATATAAATCAGTCAATAATGTATTAAAACAAAACGATAATCCAAATATAGAATATATTTCATTTGGAAATGGTTTTAATGCGCCTTTCAAAAACTTATTATAGAAATTAAAATAAATATTTCTTGTTTCATCAATAAAACGAACCGCTTGCTTGTAGTACATAAAAAGCCAGTATGTTTTCCATTTATCAGTGTGCCAATTCTTTTTAACTAAATCAATTATGCATTTAAACGAATTTGTTCCGGAGAGAATTACTTTATTTGGAATATTTTTTGATTTATAACCAAGTTTCTCCGAAAATAAACTCCAATTAAACTTGTAATCTTCTTCTAACTCTTTGCGTGTTACTACATTATAATAATTAGGATCTTCTTTTTTTTTACCAGTACATCCCATTGCTTCCAATAGTTCTTGTTCAACCTCCCAAATATCATTTGGATTCACATGTTTATTATTAACTTTTATGTCACACGCATTAAATACCTCTCTGATAAATTTAAAATATTTATCTTTTACCTCTTTTTTAAAGGCTTTTTGTTTTTTTGAGTCGCTTGGATCATCAATATACAACATATAATCATACAACCCTAATTGTGGCCCCGCTAAATGGCTGATATAAATTTTAACATTTTTTTCATCTGGAGCAACAGACCATTGTATAGGACATTGCCAAGACACAATACCATTTTTATTGATATATGCTAACAAATCATATAATGATTCATTCTCAATATATTGACTAATAATGTTTTCAATATTTTTTGCGCTGTATCTTAGATGTTTTATATCAGTAGTTTCTAATGATTTAAGTAAATTACCAACTGATTTACCCTTTTCAGTGTGTTTATTTTTAACAGTATATTTTCTCACATCAATCATTAGTTCATGATATACTTTGTCCTGGACAATTCTAAAATCATCTACTTCTACAAAATATTTTGGGTCTTTCAATAGTTTTTTTGTTTCAACAGATAACCATTTATGATTAATATATGTATAAAAATCTTCATTTGGTAAATATTTTTTAGGTATATTGTCTAGATTATTTTTGATAAGTTCATTTTTTAGATTGTTATTATATCCTTTTTTATCAAAAAAGAAGTTCTTTTCTATTGATTTGATTTTTTCTAAATTATGTTTTGATGTTAGTTTTTCATGTTGTAATATATATTTGTTTTTTAAACAAGTATTATATATATTTTCCTGTTTTGTTTTGTTTTTTCTTGTTTTGTTTTTCTTTGTTTTGTAAGTAATCCGTTTTTTGGTCATAATAATATATTATAACAATATATTATAATGGTATCAATTCCAAAACACTATATTCCTGAACAATTAAATAAAAAAGATAAAAAACACCAAAAACAAGAACTAAAAAAATCACGCAAATTATATAAACAAGGAAAATATTATACGCGTAAACAATTTAAGAGTTTTAAATCAAAACCAACCGGTCATGCTGCGAACGTACGGAGAATTTATAAATTAAATGATAATAAACCTATTAAACTAAACGAACTAATCAAGAAAACACGTTGTTCAAAAAAAGGATTAAATAAAATAATTAAGAAAGGTATGGGTGCATATTATTCGTCAGGTTCTAGACCTAACCAAACCGCGCATTCATGGGGAAAAGCGAGATTATATAGTGCTATTACAGGCGGACCAGCTTCTAAGATAGACAAAACCATTTTAGAAAATAATTGTAAAAAAACAAGTAAGGCTTTACGTTTAGCTAAGAACCCAAAAGCACCAACCACCCGAAAAAAAGTTCAGTTGGGTGGATATCGTATGAAAGAACGCATTTTAAAATTTGAAAAAAGTAGCCGAAATGGTAAAAAATACCAAGTGATAGTTGAAGATTTGAAAACTAAAAAAAGGCGAATAATACATTTTGGTGCGTCTGATTATCAGCAATATAAAGATAGAACACCTTTAAAATTATATGCTCATAAAAATCATTATACGCGCCGCCGAATGAGAAACTATTTTAATCGTCATAGTGGAACTCCATTACGAGAAAATGCGATTGAATTAGAAAAACGCAAATCAAAAGGATACTATAATCCGAAAATATTGAGTCACAAATATTTGTGGTAGAATAAGCAATTACCCAGTTATATAAATAATAATATATAGATAAAAACAAAATTACAACAATAATATTAAGAATGAATCCATTTGAAAAAGAAGATTGTGCTATTATTGAGGAAATAGATGGAGAGATTATAAAAAGAACAAGTAAATCATTCAACGAACGTTCTTTTTGGAAATATATTCCTATTTATATTAAATACAAAAATCAAGTAAGTAATCCATACTTTTTTTTTAGGGTATTTGATATTCTTTACGAAGAAGAAACTAAAATATTTACAGAAACATTATTTGAAATTTGCTCGTATACTGGTTTTAAAAATATATTGGATTTTGGTTGTGGAACGTGTAAAATTTGGAGAGATAATAAAGATTTAATTAAAGATAAAAGTATTACTTGTATTGACCTAGATAAAGATATTCTACAATATCCCGCATATTTATTAAATGACTGCGAAAACATAAATATTAAAAATATCTCTTTGTTTGATTTGAAATTAGAAGAGAAATTAGACGTTGCTTTATTTATTGAAGTTATAATGCAACTTCCAGAGCCTCATAAGTTTTTAGAATATATATGGAAACATAATCCTGAATGTAAAATAGTAATGGCTCATACTGTTTTCTTTTCATTTGTTAATATTATTAACTTTTTTAAGACCAAAATTGTTAAATATATTCCTATGTTATCCTTGACTCAGGGCGAGGCAATGACCATTTCAAAAACAAAAGATATTGTTCATATGGCAGGTGGAACAATAACCAGTATGGAATACATCTATAATAATAAAGTTGTATTTGTTGCCGAAAAAAATTGAATCATTATTATTATTATTACAATACAAGTTAACCAATTATATTGTAATATAAGCAAACCGTCATTATGGCAAAGCAACTATTTTCATTTAACAATTTTCCAGATGAACTCAAAGAAATGATATTATGTAGTGCTGGTCCTGATTTCCATCACGTATTTATGAGTGTTTCACGCGATTGGCATAATATTATAAGTGGTTATAGAAGAAGGCATAAAATGTCTCATGTGCGTAAATTAAATATTAATACGTTTTATCCATATTCTATTAATTATATAGGTTGGTCTATTGAATACAATGATCTATCACCTGCTATGATGTACAAACAAATCATTAAAAAGGGGTCTACTGATATTATCAAATGGTTTACAAAGAAATATGATAACATAATAGAAAACGAAATTCATGTATTCTTGGTCCACCACGAAATGGAATGGAATAAAGAAAATATTATAACAATAATAACCCAAAGAAATAATCTCGACATTTTTAAGTGGATTTATGAAAACTTTGTTTGGGGAAAAAGGGAAACCGTTTGCGGTGAGGTAATGAGATACATTAAAAATTGTTGTATTGGACAACATAAAACAATTTTGTTGAAATATTTATTATCAGACCGTCGTATATCTTTCAATAAATGTCATTTTATGTCAGCGATACAAGAAAAATTTACAGAAGGCGTGAAACTACTCCATAAAGAACATTATTGTAATGATGTTTATATGATGAGTATTGCTTTTGCATATAATACAAATATAGAGACCGTTCAATGGTTGATAAGTAAGAATTACATATATAATGATGCATATTATAGCGAATATCTCTCACGACAATTATAATTATAATTATTATATTACACACAAAAAATTGAAATGCTTTTTATATATTTTGTAGAAGATATTTCCAACCTTTATCAAATCAACTTCAATTTCGCGTTGAAACTGTTTTAAACACAAAAACACAAAAATACAAAACACAAAAAACATGGCTTATTTCGTCCCCGATGTAAAAAATATAAACAAAAAATTGTCACTTTATATCCCTGTAATATATCATCGTGATGCTAACATAACGTATATTCGCAATATATTTCACAAAAAAAACTTTGGACACGTATATCGTGTTGATTTTGTTCCACACAAGGGTAATCCCTCGTTGTTTTCTGCGTATATTTATTTGAAGTGGTATAAAACAAATGTTACGTGCTATCTACAGGAACTTATAATAGAGCCAGACGAACGCATATCTGCGAAAATATTTCATTCCAATAATAATGAAAAATATTTCTGGATTATTCATAAGAATACATCCATTCCAAAAAAAAAAAATAAGTCAACAAGTCGTTCAAAACATACAAACAAAGAGGTCCAACACATCGAGAAAATGACTGAGCAAGAAAGAGTAAATAAGAGATTACAAGAAGATTTGTTGAAATATATGCTAGACCCTGGACATGATGACTATGATGAGTATGATAAGTATGATGACGATGCTGATGGTTGTTGCGCGAGGCCTAATAATAGTTATGGTGAAAATGAATTTGAAAATTATCTTGTCTAACTTAGTGTTAGTTGAAAAATAATTATTGTTTATGTATAAAATTGAAATACTTTTTTATACATGATTAATGTTACAAGCAACAAAAGCAATAAAAGCAACTTATATAAACATATCGGCGCAATGGCATCCTCCGCAGTAATGCCACCACATACAACAAAAACAGCAAAAACAGCAAAAACAGCAAAAACAGCAAAAATAGAAAAAACAACAAAAATAGAAAAAAAAGAAACACCGTTCCCATTTCATTTATTACCGATTGAAATGTTGGAGCAAATTTTAATCGCGGCAGGAACTACACATCATCACGCATTTATGAGTGTTTGTCGTTTATGGTATTCTATTCTGCTTGAATGGCGACGCAGACATAAACTACCAACTACGAGAAGAATGTCTTATGTTAAAGATTCTATATGTTCTATTCCATACTTGTCCTGGTCACTCATAAATGGGTTGAGTCGATTTATAAGTAACCAGGTCAAGTATACCGGGAATTGGAATGTTATACCTTCAAACTATAATTTAATTACAAAAATAATAAAAAAGGGTGATTTAGAAATGTTAAAATGGATAAATGATAGTCAATATAAACCTTATTATTTGTTTCGTCTTACGGATGATTCAGTGGAATCGCTTCAAGGTTGTTTTGAAACATCGGCAAAATATGGAAGAGTGGATATTCTTGAGTGGTTTATAAATATTAGCTTATTGAAAACACATCATATAAACTTCGATATTATTGTAAGCATTGCCATAGAAAATTCGCAGGTAGAAATAATTAAACTCTTACATAATAAAAAATATCTTGAATATGTTCGTGACGAACAATTTATTAAAGCGATTTCGTGCGGTTTTTGTGAAGCGTTGCCTTATCTTCACAAAGAATATTATATAACACAAGAATTACCTTTTATTACATCATTGATGCACAAGCAGGAGCACTGCGCACAATGGTTAATCGATAATAATTACAAGCGTAATCTCTTTGGTGATGTTCCAATCAATGATTTATCCGAGGTAAGTAATTGGTTTGAATAAAAAAGTTTACGCTTTAACAAATCGCATTGGAGTTCCATCGTCATAAATATATAAATCCGCGAGTTTTAATTTTCCATCATATGCAAGTTCATTTTTTTGCATTTCTTCAGGTGTATTTATATAAAACATTAGCCATTTCAAAGCATCAGAAACAGTATTTATTTGAGGATATCCATCACCTAGTTCAGGTGTTCCATATCGGTGATTGTAACGCAAATAGTCTAACAAAGTAATTATTCCTATAGGTGCAAATGCGCGTGTATTATTTACTTTAATGTTTTGTTTAACTTCATTTAATAAACGCAAATCGTGACTTTCGTTTCGTTTTTGGGAACTAATCCAGTAAGTAGTGCTTGGATTTCTTCCAAGATCTTTCATCCACTGAAATCCTTTACTATAACCACAGTGAGGACTACATTCAGGTTGTTCACACAACGCTTTATAGATTTTTTTACTGTTTATGCGATCTGCTACATTAACAAAATAACAACGTCCATAGTCGATAATTTTTGCTATGTATTTTGATTTAAATGAATATATATGACCTTTTACCGTATAATGAAAATGAACATAACTATCTTTTTTCGGTTCATATAAATTAACATTTTCGTGATGTAGATCATAATGAGTAAATCCGAATCTTTTAACATATAGTGGCATATAAACTTGAAAAAGAACATTCAATAATTCATCACTTATGAACGTAGGACTATTTAATTTGTTTTTAATTGGAATAATACCCTTTAAGTGTTGTATAAGTATAGCTAGATGTTTTGATTCTTTACATGCTACCGCATAATCCGTTGTTTTTCGTAATGTTATATCTTTTTTTATAGCATCCATATTATTAGTTATTTTAGTGTTTTTTAAAAACTTCCATGCTTTATTACTATTGTATGTATAATATCCATATGTTTCTAAAAAGCAGGGAAACAGTTTATTTAATTTATTAACATATTGTCCAACCATATATTCATACATTAAATTATCCGAATTTTCTTTCATCGCTGATTTTAATACGGCATATGCTATATATTCTTTATGTTGGTATTTAATTTCATCTATAAATCCGTTTGAGGACGGCTCGCCTATGCGCTTAATTGGTGCTACGGCATATTCGAAATTTATAAATCCGCCAAAGTGTTTTTTTATTTCGTCTGAACGTGTTCCAAACGCAAGACATAATCCAGAATCACTGCATATCGATCTTAAAAAAGTGGATTTGCGCGTATGTTTAGTTTTTTTCATAAATCGTCCGATTATTTCACGTGCGTTTGCTTCTTTTTCCATATTTTCCCGTTCTAACATTTCTTTGCTTTTTTGTGTTTGTTTTATTATTAATTTATATTTTTTGGGAGGAATGACCTTTTTCGTTAAATTTTTATTAGTTTTTTTTAGATTATTCTTTACTCTACAGAATTTGCGCTTGGTTCCGCGTGTGTATATACATTGTTCTTTTTTTTCACAATCTTCTTTTGACAATTTTTGACACACTTTATGTGCGTTTGTTGCCATTATCGTTATATATATATTAAATATATTATATGTTATTCCACGCTAAAATATCTATCTAGTCTAAAGCACCTATATAAACTTACTAGAATAACGAATAAATAAAATTGAAATACTTTTTCTTATTTTGTAGAAGATATTTCCAACCTTTATCAAATCAACTTCAATATCGCACTGAAACTGTTTTAAACACAAAAAAACACAAAAACATGGCTCCTCCCGGTCATCTTGCTCTATGCTGTGGTTCTGTTGATAAACCAGCACACTACATTAATATTATGAGGGTTTCACACTACGATGTGAAATATGAAGATGTGACAAAAAAATGTTGTTGTGATTGCATTATTTCTCTTCTTGAAAGATTAACTATTATGGATTTGCCCTATGAGCCTGTTCCAATCATTACCCATATTGATCCACACAAAAATGATACGACTGTTGCCTTGGAGACTGGCCTCGTTGTCAAGGTGAATGACCATACTACTTATGCAAAAGAGCATAAGCAAGTAATCTTGCAAATGGCCTATCCCAACAATGAGGAATGCTCTATTTGTTTGGACAAAATGAAGAATCAAGTCGTTGCTCATACACCCTGTGGTCATCGGTTTCACTCTATGTGTTTGCGCATGTGCCGCGAGCACAAAAAAAATGCTCCTTGCCCTTTATGTCGGAGCCCATTAATGGAGACTCAGATCATTGATAATAATGACATTTCATATGATGACATGCCACCCCTGATTGATGAAGCGTATTATATTGAGATAGGGGCGCAATACCTCAATATGATTCAACGTGGTGAAGTGGCTCTTGATGAACCGTCTGCGAATATTTCCATTCAATCTTCTTCTATGTTATTGGGTTTGGGTCGACTACTACTTGCGCACGGATTACTACATTGATGTTGGAGAGCTTGGTGAATCGTTCAAGGTAAGCATAAGCGTGGATAAATACTTGGGTGTGGATGTGTGATGCCAATGACAAATGACCCCTACGAAGACTAACGAAAACTTATAAAAAATAACCAAAAACTCGCCAAATGATTAGGTAGATTTTAGTTAATTTAGTTAATTTAATAGTTGTAGATTAAGTAGTTTTTGTTTTTTCTCTCTATAATCTAAAATGAAATTGACTAAAATTATTTTAGTTTTAATATTAGTAATTGTTTTATCTTGTATTTTCCTTTCCGTTGAAGGATTTAGAGGAGGACGCAGAGGATGGAGACGTGGTGGTCGTGGTGGTTGGCGCCGGGGGGGTAGATTTCACCGACGTGGTAGATTTTATGGACCAGGAGTTAGATATGGGCGCGGTATTTATAATTACCGATTTGATTACCCTTGGTATTATCCTTGGTTTATGTTTAATGGATTATGTAAAAAAGGTTGTAGTGATTTAGGTAATGGAGCGGTTGGATGTGTGAATCCCGGCTCCTCATACAATCAATGTTTATTTGCGTCTGATTGTTACGGATGCTGAATATTTCATAAAATTGATTTATTATATGATTATTAATATAAGTATTATTAATCATAATTTAGTTCCAACTATGAATCAAACTAAACGAATTTCAAATGTGAATAAAAAGAAAAAAATGTATGATTTACCAAATGAATTGATACAAAAAATTATTGATGTTGCTGGGGAGGAATTATTTGGAATTATTAGTTTTATTTCACGCCTATTTTATCATAATTTAGTATCATTTAAAAACGCAAAGAAAATAAAGGGTAAAAATAAACTATATATTTGTGACGTAACAAGCACAATTACTTTATTGAAGTGGGCTAGAGAATATGGATGTCCATGGAATGAAAAAGTGTGCGCTTATGCCGCGAAAAATGAAGACTACGCCGTTTTAAAATATGCTCGTTCATTTAATTGTCCATGGGATGAAGATACGTGCGCATATGCTGCTGAGGCAAACCGTTTAGAAACGATAAAGTGGGCTAGAAAACAAGCATGTTATTGGAGTTCAAAAACCACTTTGTATGCGGCAAAAGGAGAAAATCTAGAATTATTGCAATGGTTGTATCAAATGGAATGTTTTCCTAATGATCTTACTTATAATATGGCTGTTCGTCAAGGGAATATTCCTATTTTAAAATGGTTAAAAACAATAAAAAGAAATGGACCGAACGTTGATGATGAGTCTTGCAGTCTGGCTATTAAATATGGTCATTTTTATACATTTAAGTGGTTATGGTTAAACGGAAATGGGTTAAATAGTTGGTGTTGTGCTTGGGCGGCGTATCATAAAAATGGACTAGAAATGTTACAATGGTTAAAAGAACAGGATTGTCCATGGGATGAATGGACAACAGCTTATGCTGCCAATAGCGGTAATTTCGAAATATTAGAATGGGCATATAATAATGATTGTCCACTTGGAATTGCAGCGCCAGCATACGCAGCAAAAAATGGCCATTATGATATTCTATTATGGTTAATTGACATGGGATGTTCTATCTCAGGTTTAACAGCATCATACGTAGCAAGAAATGGTGAACTACAAATTCTTAAGTATATTTACTCCAAATTTCCAAATATATTGAATGATAAATTTATATTTGAGTATACCACACAAGATGGGCAACTTGAAGTATTGAAATGGTTGCATGAAAATGGTTGTAGGGGTGATTCTAATTCTATAAATATTGCTATAGATAATAACTATATTGATGTGGCAAAATGGCTTATTGAAGAAGGATATGATGTTGAACCTATGGCGATTGTAAATGCTATTAGTATTAATAACCTTGATTTTGCAAAATGGTTGTATGATATAGTAGATAAATTTGATATAACTACAATGGAAACGGCGGTTGTTAATGCCGTTGAAACAGGCAACATGGAAATTATGGACTGGGTATACGATGATTGTATATTAACATCCACATCTTACATCGAAGCTTGTCGGGGTAATAATATTCAAATAATGGATTGGTTATATAAGAGAAATTGCCCATTTGACGTAGAAATATGTAATTTCGCTGCCGAAATTGGGAATTTGAAAATGTTAAAATGGTTGTGTGAAAAGGGATGTTCGTGGAACAAAAATGTGTGTATATTAGCCGCTAAATATGGGCATTTTGATTTACTTCGATGGGCTAGGCAAAATGGTTGTGAATGGGATTCAAAAGTATGCACTTATGCAGCATGTGGAGGCTATTTTCAAATTTTAAAATGGGCTAGATTTTATGGATGTCCCTGGGATGTTTATACGTGTGCAAATGCGGCTCAAAGTGGTCATTTAGATATTTTAAAATGGTTGAGAGAAAGAAATGTTCCTTGTCCGTGGAACGATTTAACTACATTATATTCTTATATTGGTGGATATCATGAAATTGTTGAATGGGCGAGAATTAATGGTTGTCCATTACATATTATGTGCGGTGATGACTACGCACCCCTCCCCTTCTCGTTTATGTAGTCATTACACCACACCTAGATAAACAAAACACAATAATGTAAAAATAAAGAAATAAAGAAATAAAAATAAAGAAAATTACTCACATGAAGTCTCTATAAAAAGTTATTTATATTATTAATATTCTAAAAATACCTTTTCCAATCTTTTTTTACAAAATAGATATCTTGGATTGTCATACATACGATTAAAGTATTGTTGTAATCTAAAAGTGGCCAAATAAATACGATAATATTTTTGGTAGAATAATTCTTTTTCTTTGGTGAGTTTATTTTCAGATAATCCGTCCCAGTTAAAATCATGTTTATTTTGATTTTGTTCAATCATTTCTATAGTTAAATTTTGATTATGTGATATTTCATCCCAGTTCCATGGATAATTAGAATTATTTTCAATCTCTTCTATTGTTATATTTGAATTTTGTGATATACAGCCCCAAATCCATTTTATGTGTGGATTATCATTAATATATTCAATAGTTAGATTAGGATTTAGTGACATCCAATCCCATTTCCAAGATTCACCAGGATTGTTTTTAATAATTTCCATTGTCATATTTGGATTATGTGATACATAATTCCATTCCCAAGGCGCCCAAGGATTATCTTTAATAATTTTAAAAGTCATATTTTTATTACATGATATATGTCCCCAAACCCAAGGTTTATTAGGATAGTCTTTAATAAAGTCTATAGTTAAATTTGGATTTAATGATATCCATTCCCATTTCCAAGGTTCACCAGGATTGCTTTTAATAATTTTCATTGTCATATTTTTATTAGATGATATATGTCCCCAATCCCATTTTTGATGTGAATTAAGTTTAATGAATTCCAAAGTTAAATTAGGATTTTGTGATACTCCATCCCAATCCCATGGATAATTAGGATTGTTTTTAATAATTTCCAGAGAAATATTTTGATTTTGTGATATTTTATACCAATTCCAAGGTTTATTTGGATTATTTTTAACTATTTTAAATGTGAGATTTGGATTTTGTGAGAGACTCCACCAATTTATTTTATCACTGTATTTCATTATAAAATTAGCGAAATATATATCCCATTTTTTTGCAATGTATTTATTTAATGCGTCTCGACGTCCTCCAGTTGTTTTAGACATTTTATATGATTTAAAGTTAAATCATTAAATCATTAGTAATTATTAAATATATACAATCATAAATAATATATTAATTACTTCAATTACTTCAATTTTGTTACAAAACAAAATAAAATTGAAATACTTTTTTGTGAAAGATGTAAAAATACAAATGAAAATGAATAAGATAAGCAAGATGAGTATTCCAATGCCGTTTATGGGAGAGTGTGATGAAAGCAAGTGTCATGGTTTGTCGC